GACCCCTCCCTTATGTATATTTTTCACAGCATATTCATATTGATCCCTTCATTATGTATATTTTTCACAGCATATTCATATTGATCCCTCCAGTATAATTTTCATATAGTGAACCGTAGGTTCATCTCAAGGGAGGGGTTAAAGGGGAACCGTAGGTTCCCCTTACCAGATGCATGCCTTTGCTATTTCATTATATAAATCTTGCTTCTTATACTTTTTATCTTCTTTATAAATTCCTAATTTCTTTGCCAAAAATTCCAAATCTTCAACCTTATAATTCGACGCTGCCTTTATTGGTTTAAAATAATTCTCTAAACATATCATCTTCTCTTTCATATCTTTTATTTCTTCTTTTGTTAATTCTGTAATATTTACAGAGTATTTGCTATATTCATCTTTATAAACTGCAAATGTTGGTGTATCATCAGAATCTTTATCAGAAATAAATTCTAACATTAATAACTTTGATGAATTTACTATTATTAAATTAATATTGTAATATACCAATAACGCGAATAAGCAATTCATGCTAGTATCCTTTTGACTAGTAAGAAGTTCCGATAATATTTCTTGTACACCTGCTTTTGTAATTTTCACATTTGTGTTTTTCATTTTATGTGGATTGGATGTTATAAACTCTCCTATTTTCTTTTTAATTTCTAGTTCTTTTATACCATAATTTCGATCAATTTCTAGATATTCACCATATCCAAAATGAATTATATAAAGGCACCAGAAAAGGGTATCGTGTTGTTTAGGTGATATTAATTCATTGGTAACCAGTGATTGATTAACAATAGCAGTCTCTACAAAGGTATTTTGCATTAAAGGTTGCGATTGTTGTTCGTTACATAATACTTCGTCATCAGAATCACTTTCTTCTGAAAGTAATAACTTACCTCCCTTAAATGCAACTTTAGATCTTAATAGAATTGCTGCTCGATTTGCATTTGTTAACATATAATTTTGTAAAACATTTAAAACATTATTGATATTTAAATGTTCTTTTTTAATAAAAAATATAGGATTTAATAAAGCTGACATTATTTATTCAATGAACTATATAATATTGTTGGATTGTCTTTATTTTCTTTTTCTATAAAGAATGCGTTTTTGAATTCTTCCTTTTGATATTCAATTGTTTCTAATGATTCCTCCTGATCTTTAATATAAGAAACATATTCTTTTAATTCTGATAATGTTTCTTCCGGTAAATAAGTCATATTAACATAACATCCACTCTTGTTCTCATTTATTTTTGTTAATTTTTTAGATAATATTTTCAATATTTCAATTTGATGATATTTACTCATAGATTCTATTGTTTTTTTTAATTTTTCTAGGTTCTCACTATTCTCCATATTTTATTAATTTAATTAATAAAAAAATTTTATATTGTTTTATCATTTGATATGTTTTATAATATATTATTTTTTTTATCCAAAACTACTTCTTTGAGAACATTTCGAATAATTTTTTCTTCCATCTTATCTTGTTCATCCTTGTATTCAGATCCTAGAGAACTTAATGATATTTTTATGAATTTCTCATTTTCAGGTGTATCTAAATGACGAAAATCAGGATTTTGTTCTTGCCATTCTGGTAACATTTTAAGATTCTTTCTTGCTATTACTTTGAGAACATTTCTTAATTTTGTTTTTTCAGCATTCTCCTTTTCCCAGGTATCCTGATCTTTTATATAAACAGTCTCTCGTTTTATGTCTGTACAGTGAAATGGCCGTTTCGTAATATCTAAATCTTTTAATGCATTCACAAATATTCTGGTAATTCCTTGAGTATATCCTAATTTCCCTGTTTCTTCAATATCATTGACAGTAAGCTTTAATGAATTTATAAAATCATCAATATTTAATGCATTCTTACACTCCTCATTTAAAAACATGTTCAAATTAAATTGATTGTTTGTAATATTATTTGTTGTATTAATAACCTTGTTTTGTTTTGATAACTCCATAATTGTGTTTTGTAATTCTTTATTTTGTTCTACTAATGAATTTTGAATTTCCTTGTTTTGCTTTAATAACTCCATAACTATATCTGATGTAAAACTATTAGACGGAGATTGCTCTGGATTTTTAGCACTAGTACTTTTTTCAATAGGGGTAATTTCATTGCAGTCATTATTTTTTGAAATCATTGAACATAGCTTATGCTTTTTGGTCTGGATATGCCTTTTGAAATCATACTTGTTTTTTGTATTTAAATCACAGCATTCACAGTAATAAGTCACACTAGTACTTTTTTCGTAATCCTTACCATTCTCTAAATTTTTAGATATTCTTTTATGTTTTGCAGTCAATAAATGTTTCTTATAGTTTGCAAGATCACTCGTAATATAGTTGCATTTTTCACAATGTTTTTCACTAGTAGAATTCATGCGGTTTTTGCGTTTTTATATACTAGTTCTTGCGATAAAAAATCGCTAAAATATACTAATCCCAAAAATGTCCAAAAAAGTTATGCAGTGCGTTTTTTGGATGATTTTTTTGGTATTTACAGCGTTTCAGTCACAAACGCATTTTTTGGACCCCCTTTTTAGAAACTATTTTCAGAAAAATAAAAATGGACATTTATTTTTGTCCATTTTTGAAAATCGGCCGGACTTTTTTCCGGAGTTTTTTTGGGGGTCTTTACATATTTTTATGTTAAATATGTAAATTATCTTAATATGGAAAATAGAATCATATTTAATATGAAAAATAGGAAAAACTTGATTATTATTATTATTGCTAATAATCTATCGAAATATAATAAAATAATTACAAAATATGCAGTCATTACGAGTTTAATATTGGATTGGCTTCTAATTATGTTATTTATTGTATTAATATTAATAAAAACATCAATATTATTAATATCTATTTGTTGTTCATTGGGTTCTCTGTTTTCATCTAAATATTCGGATTCGTTGTTATTATCATATTGTTTTCTACAAATAATGCAAATTAAATTTTGTGAGAACCACTTAATTAAACATTCTTCATGTACAATACAATTACAATTGCATTTTTTAATAATAAAAGGGTATTTTTTAACAATATTAGTTAATATTTCATTGTACTCATTATTATAAGCAATAGATTCAAGACAAATAATACATTCGGAATTATTTATTTCGCTCGATATATTATTAAATTGTGGTTTATCTAGTTCTATAATTTCATCTAATATGTCATAACTTGAAATTATAGTGAAATGCATTATATATTACTTAATAAATTATTATTTTTAAATACAATTTATATTGTAATAAATCTGGCAGTTGCTTTTATACTATTAAGTGACATTGACCATCCATTCCATGCTGGACAAAAAATCCATAATTTAATAGTGTCATCTATTGCTACGTTTTCTGGAGGAATGGAGAACCTGTAAATATTATCCGGGAAATTATTACGATCAATTTGTAAGCATTTTACTAGTTTTTCATCATTAATTTGATAACGCATATGACATTGATTTGTTCCACCAAAGCCTTGGTCACTAGAGTTACATTCAATATCGATGCCAAATAAATTATAGTATTCAGCTGGACGTAGATCTGATTTTACTTTGAATTCGCATGAAATTAAATTATTAAAATCCGCACCATATCCTACACAAAAAGGCTCTCTAATAATTCTTGTCCCCAAATGATTTATTTTAATAGGACCATTGAAATCAATCGGGATGTTTATATATAAAGGTTCTGATGGAATACTATAATGTTCTATCTTGTCTGATGATGATGTTTCGTGTACATTTTCTTCAGAGAATTTCTTATTAATATTTGTTGTATTCCTATCAGTTAAATTTATCATTAGTTTTACTGATTGGGAGTTCTCTTCTGTAACTGGATATTGATTTATTTCTGTAATACTGATTTTTCCATCAGGTTCTGCACTGGCTATTCCGTCAATTTTATTTATGAATTCAGTGATTTGATTAATTACCCAGTCTTTATCTGGAATATATCCGTTTATTTCTTTTAAATACATTGCATATAAGTTCTCAATAATAATATTAGCAGGTATATCAGTATCATTTAATTGGTTCTCCCCAATCATCATCCATGCCTTCTGTAAAATCGGATGTTTAATACGAATCGCTGTTCCTAAAATTTTATTTTCTAGGAATATTTGGTCTTCAATAAGCGGTTTTATTTCAACAAATGTTTTTTCTAGTTTTGCTAATATTTTTGAGGGAGAAGGATTGGATAAAAAGAAAAAGAATTGTTCGATGCTTAAACATTTGGGTCTGATGATTTTTGTATCCCATTCCGAGAACTTTTTTAAGATGTTTGAGAACTTCTTTAATTTTATGCTGATTGTATGTAATAATTCGAATTTTAGTTCATGTTCTATAGGAATACCGTAGCTATAGATTTTATATAAATTGTTAATGGAGCGTTGCAAAGAATAAATAGCCCCTTCATACATAGGAAATTGTTCATTCGTTATTTCTAAAATGCTTTGAATCGATTGTAATTCGCATAGAATTATTTCAATACAAGCTTTTAATCCTTTAAATACTGAAATTATGTCTATCATTGTATAATTATTCAGGATAAATTATATCAATCTAAAAATGGTATAAAGAATATACATGATATATTGTATCGGGGTTCGCGAGTGACCTCCGATGAAATCTATCCCATGTATTCTTTACAATCAAAGAATACAATAGATAAAAAAGGTAAGTTCTTTTTTGCACCTGTAGCTCAGTGGTTAGAGCACTGGTCTTATGAGCCAGTGGCCGAGAGTTCGATCCTCTCCTCGTGCATTTTCTCATTTTTTGGTGAGTTTTTCGGAGAAGTTAAATGAAAAAATTCACGAATTTGCTTCGTTAGCTCAGTTGGTAGAGCACTGGGTTTAATTACCCGCTCATTCGGCTGTTACTCACTTTATAAGTGGTAAGGCACCGAGAGGCCGTGAGATCAAAACTCACACGAAGCGAAAAAGTTTCATAATGGTTTTGAAACAATTATGAAATATTTTAATTACATTATTCCCAATGATCTATTACCCAATTACGATTAAAGGTTTTTTCATCATATTTATCATTTTTAGACATATTATCAAAAGCCCATAAAGGTTGTAAATTTGTGTAATGGAAACACATGTGTCTTTCATTTTCGTTGTCTAAATTAAAACTAGCACAAGGTCTAATATGGTCAATATGCCAATGACCTTGATTTTCCCAAGTCATACCAATTGTAAATTGTTGTTCTAAATGCTGTCTTAATGTATCTATATTACATCCTACGTATTCCATTGTATGTTTTCTATTATTCTTGGAATAATTTTTTAATCTATCGATTACTCTATGTCTCAAAATATTTGCAAGATAACTTTTTGGATTACAAAATTTACAATTAGATTTTTGTTTTTTATGTTCACATATTGATGTCCCTCCGCAATCTATACACCTACGTTTTAATCTGTTATGTAGGCAAAAACCATTCCCGCCACACAATTTACATTCATAACGAGCTATTTTATGTTCGCATATTTGACTTCCTCCACAAACTCTACATTGTTCTTTTAATTTATCATGTTCACATAAACTACCACCTCCACAATCCTTGCAAACAGTTTTTCTTTTTCCATGTTCACATATTCCACAACCACCACATTCTTTACATAATTGACGCATTTTTTTATGAACACATACCTGGCTACCGCCACATTCTTTACATTCGGCAGGATTTTTCAAATGCGGGCATTTCAGCTTCTTACCGTTCCAGATAACGATTTTTCCGTTGCACATATATTTCGCTTCTAATATGCGACCTTGCTTTTTTCGGGGCAAAATAGGGATATTTTCCATATTTTATGCCATAATACAACGGAAAAGTTATTAAATTCAATTTTTTATAACTTTTTGCTAACAACAATATCACACATTTTTTATCTAAAACGCCAGAAATTTAGATAAAAAAATTGAAAATAACTTTTACAAATTATGTAAATTACCAACTACAACAAGATGAATACTTTCAAAGTGCTACCGTTAGATATAGTCGAAACCGTAATGGGTTTTAGTCAAACCTATTATAAAGAAAATTATAAAAATAGAAAAGGTAAGTTTTACAAGCAAATAGAGGAGGCTAGAAAAGAAGCAATATCAAAAATTTTTGTTCCAATTAAACGTCGTTGTATTAAAGAAAGGTTTACAGAAGATAGAACCTATTTTTATGAAAGATTTCTAGGTGGAAAACACATATTATATGTTCGTTATGAACCTCCCCATGTTAACTCGGATGATGATGAAGATGTGCAGGAAGACATTGAACGCTCCTATTTCACTGGATTTTGTCGTGTATCATATTATCCAAATATAGGTTATGGTATACATAAGATGGATGAACACCGTTTTGATAAATCAAAACTTGTTTATAATTGAATAAAAATTGTCTTAATCTCTATTCGTGCATAAATGTATTTATGCACGAACAGGATATGGGTTATCATGTCTTTTTGTATCCAAATGGATACAAAAACACGAATAGAGATTAAACTATAGGTTTTAACTTTTTATAATCAACATAACCTTGATGCCAATGTTTTAAATATTTAGGATAGCCAGCATAAATCACTAATAAACCAGCATCCCAAGTATATCTTTCAAAAGCCAATGGTATTTCATCAACATCTTTTAATAATTTAGTTGCTTCAATTACAAGCTTTTGCCAGTTGTATGGTGCTTTTTCTATATTTTTATATGTACTAATGGCAACTGGTTTACCCTGACCATTTAATTTTTGGAATTTTTCCCTTAATTTTTTTATATCTTCGTTTTTTATTTCATCTTTGAATTTTTCTTCTTCGTCTTTATCCATTTTTTTAAAGTAATGAGAAAACTGTTTTATAAGACTTTTATTAACGTGTTGTGCATTATACTCTCCAGCTATTTCAATGTGTCCTACTTCTTCTTCAAACTGGGCTGCTGTTAATGGTGCTTTAAGTGGCGATATTCTTTGAATACTACGACTTCTTGACCGGGTTCCTGAACTACTTCGTGACCGACTTCGTGACCGACTTCGTGAAGACATTTTTGTATATATATATATATATATTCCTAAATTATTTCAATTTTTTGAAAATAATAATGAAATAAATATAGAACTACCCCCAGATAATACTAATAAAAACATGCAAGAAGAATTAAATGCGATCGGACAAAAAACCATATCTGATTATGTAAAAATGACATTTTTCTCTAAATTAAAAACCAATAATATAGTCCTGGATATGTTTCTCTCAACATTTCTTGTATCGATCATAACATACAATATACAAAACATTTCCTTTAAAAACATATCAACAATAAATAAACATAGTATCACCGAAAAAATTAAATCAGCCTTTTATAGAAAATATTCAATAACTTTTGAAGGAAGGCAATCTTATGTAGTAAACAAATATACTCAAACGCCAAGAATATCAGCATGTTTCTCAGATAGTTTCAAGGCTATTTACTATGATATTTTAAAAACCATGAGAAACAATAATACAGTTTATGATATACAAGAATACATTACTTATGCTGAAAAAAGGTTCTCTGAAAAAGTAGATTCAGATATGTTTATTATTAAACAAAATTCACCCATTTTATATAATGAACCTCTCCAAATATACGTAATAACCGAAATAAAAAAGGAGGAATCATGCATAGAAAAAGGATCATCAACAAAAATAGATAATATAACAATAACCCTCTATTCATATAAATCTAATATTTCCCAAATCCAAGATTTTGTGAATATTATAAAACAGAATTATTTGGACCAAATCGAGAACAATCGTGTTGGTAAAAAATTCATATATACTTTAAAAAAGATACCAAAGAAAGATGATGATGGAAATCCAGAATTATGGAATGAAACTATTTTTGAGAGTACGAGAACCTTTACGAATATGTTTTTTGAAGGAAAAGAGGTTGTTTTGAATAAAATCCAATTTTTTCTCAATAATAAAGAATGGTATTATGAAAATGGTATACCATATACTCTAGGTATTGGATTGTATGGACCACCAGGTACAGGTAAAACATCATTTTTCAAAAGTTTGGCTAATTTAACAGGAAGACACATAGTTATTCTTTCTTTGAAAACTATTAAAACAAAACAACAGTTAGAAGAAACCTTCTTTGAAACAAGGTATAATAATGAGAATAAAATAAACAGCATCGGATTTGATAAAAAAATCATTATTATTGAAGATATAGATTGTTTGGGAGAACTTGTTTGGAAACGGGAAAAAACAATTAAGAAAAATAATAAAAAACAATCACCAAATCATAACAACAACACCCAAAATGCCGTAAATACCGTTTTAAATCAGATAATAGAGAACAATACCAACAATGAAAAGACAGATTTTATTGATTTATGTAAAAAGAGCGATGACAACATAACATTAGACGATATTTTGAACTTGTGGGATGGTATAAGAGAAACACCAGGTAGAATTTTGGGTATAAGTAGTAATCATTATGATAAATTAGATCCTGCTCTAATTCGACCAGGACGTATAGATATCACTCTTCATTTGAATAATTGTACAAGAAACATGATAAAGCAGATGTATAAACAATATTATAAATCTGATATAGATGAGAATATTTTAAATAGTATAAAAGAAGGTTATTTTTCACCAGCAGAAGTTATTAATTTTTATGTATTGAACAGAGAGAACCCAGAAAAATTCTTGGATTGTTTTATTAAAAATAAAGTGAGAAAATCATAGCACAAATACTATAAACTACCATAAATATTGATGATTGATACAAAAAGTTAATGTGCTCAATATCTTTATCAATATTAACAATAACAATATTATCTGCCTCTTCAGAATCTTTTTCGATAATAATTTTATTATCAATAACTTTTTTAATTTTTTCCAAATATAAAATAGCATCCATATTTTCTTCTTGAGCATGTTGCAACCATTCATTTAATGATAAGTCATCGCGGTCTAAATCAGTGCCGTATTTTTCTTTTCCTAACCTCGCACGTTCTTTGAATTGTTTAACAATTGAAAAAACAATAGAATCTGTGTTTTCTTTTGTAAATAAAATATCGTCCATTATATTTTATTATATTATATCATTTTTATATTATTCATCTTCATATTCTTCTAAAAATTCATCACCACCGATTGTTAATTTAGGTTTTGTATCATCTCCTCCTCTCTTTTTATCAGAACGTTCATGTTCGGGTTTTCTATTAACATATTTTCCAATAACGCAAATATATGGATCATTTAATTCAAATCTAACACCAATAATACTAACTATAATTTTTGTATTTTCCTTAATTTCGGCAAATTTACGATCAGTAAAATGATGATCACGTGCGATGAACACTGTAATTGGAACATTTCCGGTTTCATCAACAACTTCTGCATGAACACCTGCCTTTGTAATTGTTTTAGTTATGCATTCAACTAACATGCCTTCAACAGGATGACATATCATGCATTCAAATACAGTTTGAAATTCTATATTTTCATTATTAATTGTGCCGCTAGAATATCGAATAACCTTTACTGAATTAGGACGAATAAATCCTTCTGCAATACATTTGCCCTCTGTTTTTTTAGATATAATTTTTTCTAAATTTTGTTTCATATTTTTACCAACTTGCGTAATAGGAATCATAACTTTCATTGTTAAAATAGACTGTAGATAAACACCATATATTTTACGTTCTTCATTACTTTGTTTTCTTTCAGCCATTTGATTGATATACTAATAATGATATAAATTTATATTTATATCATTTTATTTCCCAATCAAAAATCAATTTTTTGTTAAGGGAACCGTAGGTTCCCTTAAGGACTATCCGTGTTCTTTATTATTTATCGCAATTAAATACACAGTTTTCAAGGTTCCTTCTGCACAAATACCTGATGATTGTTCAGAAACGTTTTATTTTTAAGGTTTTTTTAAAGTTTTACTGCCCTTGTGTTTTGAACCACCTTCCTTTTTACTTTTAGATGAACCTTTAGATGAACCTTTAGGTGAACTTTTAGGTGTAGTACTTCTAGATGAACTTTTAGGTGAACTTTTAGGTGTAGTACTTCTAGGTGAACTTTTAGGTGTAGTACTTCTAGATGAACTTTTAGGTGAACTTTTAGGTGTAGTACTTTTAATAAACTCATTGAATTGTTGACATTCTTCAATAAATTGATCACAAACTATACGTGGTTTTTTTAGTTCTTGTTTTAATTGTTGTATTATTTTAAAACATTCAATACTTTTATCTTTGTCATAACCGTTCTTTTCATCTACTATAGTTAAAATGTAAGTAGTATTCAAAATATTTCCTGGTAAAATAAGTACTTGATAGACCGAAATTGTCAAATATTTAAGTGGACGAATGCGCCAACCTCCCGTTGTGTCTATACTATCTATTTTGGGAAACTTGGTCAATGGATTATTGGCAAAATTTAATCCCATAAGACTATTCGGTAAATTGGGTAATTCTTTCAACTGATTTTCTTCACACGTTAAAAATAAAAGATAACCATTATACTCACCATCTTTTGCATAAAGTATTTTCGGTATTTTGGGTAAACTGGTCAATTTATTTGCACCACAATATAATGATGTAAGTTCTCTTTTCGGTAGGCTTTCAGGTAAAACGGTCAATTTATTAGCGGAACAATTGAAAATTTTAAGGCTATGTGGTATATATTCGGGTAAAATGGTCAATTCATTACCTTCACAATTAAAGACTATAAGAGACGACGGTAGTCTTTCGGGAAAACTGGTTATTCTATTAAAGCTACAATTTAATTCTCTAAGCGGTGGTAAGTAGCTTAATTTGGGCAAGAGATTAAAGCTACAATTTAATTTTATAATATTTCCTGGTAAATGTCCTAAACTTTCAAAACTTTCTAATCTATTATGGCTACAATTTAATTCTGTAAGATTATACTTTAATCTGGGTAATTTGGTAAGGTCTTGTCCTTCATAGTTTTCAACTACTTCTTCGGGGGGTGAATCGAATGTATTGTATGAGTATGAGCGTTTCATCCTATATTACATACATAGATAATAATTAAGGTCTATCCGTGTTTTTGTAGCCATACATTCTTTGCGGATACAAAAGACTGGATAACCCATATCCTATTCGTAGGGCATTTGTTCAGTATTTAAAAACCACCTTTTATTATCCTTTTTAATCTCATCATAGTATCGTAATAATATTTCTAAAACAACACATAAACCTGGCTTTATAATATCTTTAGAATTTACATTTATTTCACTATCTGGTTCACTATCGCTATATTTAATATTTGAAATAAAATTAATACGTTTAATAACATCCTTTTTAACTTCAACATTACAAACAGAACCAATTTTAATCTTTGAATTTTTATCTAATATTTTAAAAACAATATTTTCTTTTAGTGCCTGCATAAAACCAAAATATCGATTTAAAATAGATAATCGAACATATAAAAAGTTTGCACTCTGTTTTTTCGCAATTAGTTGATCATCTTTATCTGCTTCTAACCATGTCCAACTATTTTCCGAATCATTTTGAATAAAAACCTTGTTTTGAACTTCATCATTATCATTATCAGTTGCCAAAATAATCGCATTCATTCCACGTACCTTTACAATTTTCTCATTAAAATAATTTTGTATATATTTCTCATTTGATAAACTATCTAATACAGATTTTTCACCAGAATAATAATATCGGACAATGAATAGGCGATCATTAAGAGATAGCGAATCTAAATAATGATAAACAATGTATTTGTTCAATAAATCGGATCGTATTTTATGTTTATCCAATAAGAAATCATAAACATAGCCAAAATTAATATACCAATCTGTATTTTTATTAAATTTCTGTTGTATTTTTTCATATTTTGCAGTTTCGATAGAGGAAAACTTATTATTCATATCTATTAATATTTCGTTATATTTTTTACGTATATATTCTTGTTCATTACCAACAAGTTCAACTGTAGCAGGAGCATGATGCGATTTATTTAATTCGATTTCTAATAAATTTCGTTTATAATCTACCGGAATGCTTCTGTCAAAAACACTGGAACTTTCATCTGTTATTTCAATAGGTTGAAAAGCATAATATTGATCACGATTTATTAAATATCCCGGACGTCCATGTTCATCGTATATATATTCGGTTTTATTATTAATAAATCTAGATAATGCAAAATCAATTTGATCTTCGGGATATTCTTTAATAATTTTTATTTCTTGAATTAATTGTTCTCTAGTATAAGCAATCTTTTTCTTGAATAAATCACGAATTCTTTTAACTATGCTTGTATAATTCATTTTTCCATAATCTTCAGAATAAGTATCCTTTATTATCTCTTTTGTTTCCGAATGAGGAGAACATTTGAATTCATCTGGACACTCATCATAATCACATAATTCAGAATAATCTCTATCACCTACTTGATAATCAATTAATTCATCGGCTTTACTAGATAAGCGGATTTTTATTATTTTACTTTCCGAGAGTGTTTGCAGTTGTTTCATTGTAAAGTTATGTTGTCCAATATTTAGTAAACAATCAACAGAAATTTCTTTTAATAAACGGGTTACCTCACCAATTTGTTTTGCTTTTTTCTCCGCGTATCTATAAACATATAGGTCAGCGGTTTCTTCATCATTTCTGGGAAGGGTGCTATGTAAATATATTTCTACATTTCGATCTTTAAAATCTTTCAACATACAGTGACTAAAATTACGAACGCCTCGCCCTATAATTTGTTCTATACGACTCATATTATACCATGGATCCAATATATGAATTTGGCGAATGCATTTAAAATCCAATCCTTCGGATCCGGCTTTTGATATAATAACAACCTTTACCTTTTCACCATTTATATTATTGGTATTCGTAACATATTTAATATCTTCCAAATTATTTGGTGATATTCCTCCATTACCAGTTATCATAACATACCTAGCAGGATTAAATTCACTTGCTTTATTCTCCTGAATAAACTGCGATTTCGGTTTCATCGTAATAGCATCAATAGGTTCCGTAGGTGGTGTTTTAAATAAGGATTTTGCATGAGTTGATTTAGAACAAAACCGATTAATTCCCATTTCTTCTAATGCTAATGCTATTGGAATAATAGATCCTTCTATGTACTGTGAAAAAATAAGGACAATTCCCTTGGATTTTTTAATACATTCACATATTTTAGCTATTTTATTACTGTATTTACCAATTTTATCTGGGTGAAAAAAGCGTCCATGATTCACATTATTTAATATAGTTGGCTTATATTCAAAATTATAAATATTTGGATAGGGTGATTTCTGTATAGTATAATTCATAGTATTAGCTAACCCCTTTTTACCAATATATTGATTTATCAAATCTTCGTTTTGTTTATCTTCGAATTCATTTGGTTCTTCTGATTTAGCAGTTAAATTATCTAGTTGGGCACTAGGGAAAACAATATCTAGTGCCTCTATTGGTTTCATTAAATGTATGTATCCAAAGACATCCATGTTCTCAAATGAGGGCATTTCCCTTTCAACACCAAATTTATTAACTACATTGGTTGATTTATTACGCATATGTTTTATAATAAAATCGTATCCTTTAGCCTGGTATTCTCCTATTTCTGATAAAAATACAGGAATGTTCTCTAATTTACCATCAATTTCTCGCCCATTCATTTGTTTTGTTGGATATTCATTATTTTCATGAACAGTTTGTAATGAATTTTCAGGAGAAAACACATCAGGATAAATACGGTAGGGAAAAGTATATGGATTTTCACCACGAACATAAGAAATGCTACCTATTAATTTTCGGGTCAAAAGTTCTCTGCCATCCTCGATTTTTTTATCTGTTTTATCACTTTTATCTTTGAACTTACCATCCTTATCGAAGATATCACTTTCACGAATAGTACTTTGTTTATTAACCAAGTTTATTAAGTTCGTTAACCAAATGATTTCATTATAGTTATTATACATAGGAGTTGCAGATAATAATAATAGTCGCATGCTAGTAGTATAGCGTGCCACGTCCATTAGTAACATAGCTGTTTTTCCCTCTTGTTTATTTTTATCAGAAATATGAATATTATGAACCTCATCAATAACAATAAGACGATTATCAAAATATTTACGAATACGTTTTAGTTTCAGCTCTTTTAATTCAGCCGCGGAAAATCTAGAACCCTCTGGCATTTTAGTAATGCGTTTTATATAATTTGCTAATTCAATATATCCCATAAATCGATAATATTTATCTATAATACTATTTATTTCACTAGTAATTCTGTCTTTTGGAATACCCAATATATTTGTTGGATTAACTTCGCGTATTAATGATTCACCCACGCATGTATTTAATTTCCATAACCCACCTTCTAATTTTAATTTGCGTTCATCGAATAATTGTAGGCGATAGTTTTGTTGAACATTAGGAGATGCTATGATTAAAATTGGTTGAGTTAATCCAACTTGCATCATATATGCTCTCATATCTTCAGCAATTCCAATAGAGCTGCATGTTTTGCCCGTACCTAAACCATGGTATAATAATAAACAATTATAAGGTGTTTGTATTGATAAAAAGTTTTTAACAAAAAGTTGATGGGGTGATAATTCAAAATCAGTATTACATAATTTTTTAGCATGTTCTTCAAAATCATATGACGTATTTCCATCATATTTAGTGTCATTAAATTCCTTGTGCTTTTCTATTTTTATATTAAAATCTGGATCATTAATTTCAGGATATAAAAATTGAAAACTCTCATTTGTCTTTATGTTTTCATGTTCTTTTATTTCCTTGTTAAATAAATAGGTATTATAATTAGTCGATTCAATATCATTAGGAACAGGTAAATCTTCCTGCTCCTTTTCTAGAATGCTCTTATCAATATTATCAATTTCAGGTAATTCAATATTTACATCAGGTGTAATATTTTGTGTATTGTCTATTTCATCCTCGAAAATTTTTCTTTTCTCTTCGCCATTGTTTTCTTCGATATCTATTTTTTCTTCGATATCCTTTTTCTCTTCAAAATCTAATTTTTCATCGTCCTTTTTACTAGATTTATCAGAAAAAATATTAGTAAAATTTTTGGAAATAGTATCGAAAACTTTTTGCGGATCTTCACTATTTTCTATTTTAGTGTTCTCTGTTACTGCTTCTTCTTTAGGAGGAAGTTGTTCATCACTAGTAGGAAGTGGTACAATTGAAGGTTTAACTTCGTTTTCTTTAAAGTAATTTTCTAAACATAGAATAATTTTAACAAAATCAGCCGTAGTGGGTATACCATATTTTTTAGTATGTTCAAGAGAATCTAATGGCACCTTTAGTAATTTTGCCAACTCTGTCTTTAAAGTCTGTTTATTTGGATTGCTACTATTGGCGGGCATTTTTTTTAATTCATTATATCTCTCAAATTGTTCTGGTTTGTATTGATAGTTCTTATCACAACCAGATTTAGATAATAAGTCTAAAATATATTGTTCAGTATTATCTTTTCTTAATATAATTTTTGTTTTTTTATTAATAATAGGTTCATCAATAGGTTCAGAACTTTCTTTTAATAATGATTTTAATATTTCATTTTCCTTGCTTATACCAGTAACAGGATGAAGTTCGACAGCATTATTTATTATTGAAGATATATTTTCCACAATATTTGGTACTATTGTTTTGGATGGTCTACCTCTACGCTTTTTTGTTACATTCGCAGGGGATGTTTTTTCAATCAAATCTTTTTTTTTATTTTTTGCGTTTGGTGGTCTACCTCTACCTTTTTTTGTAACATTTTTTGGAGAATTATCTTTATCATTCATAGTTATTTCAATATATATATTTCAATATATATATTATATTTACACCTTTTTCATTTTCATTAGTGATAAAACAATCGAAATGATTTTAATGTTTCATTAATATTTATTAATAATCTCTTTTTTTCTAAATTATAATGTCGTATACATTGCATACATTCATCAAAATTCTTCCATTCCATTTTACTAACTTCAGTCGGTTCAAATTTATCGGTGAATAATGTGTTTTTATTTTCCATAAATGTTAAATAATATTTGTGCTTGTATGATTTATAATTAGATCCAGTAAAAACCTCTTCAAATGGTAAAATATTTTTCACATTTTTAATATGTTTTATATTATAACCGGTTTCTTCGGCAAATTCACGTAAAGCACATTCAAAATCCGTTTCTTGATAGTTACGTCTGCCTTTAGGAAATCCCCACTCTGCTTCATTCCATGTATCGTATTTATTACTTTCTTCAACTAAATCTTTTAGATTGTAGAAATCATTTTTAAATAATATTCCATTCATAAGAGAGTTATATTTTTCTCTTGATATATTTTCCTCTGCTTTATATTGATTCGAAATATTAAAATTACCCCATATTCGATTCCATAATATATCAAAATTACTAGTAATAAGCAAATCTTTTTCTTCCATAGTCATTTGTTTTAACATATTAATAATATAATCCTTATTAAAAACAGAATATTTGCCTCTCATAAAATCAATATACCCTAATGTATCTTTTCGTCGAATCATAAGATATTGAATTTGATTATCATTTATACGAAAAGCTATTATGCCTAAACTAGTAATAGGTAACTTACATTGATGATATAAATGCCCATTTTTTCCACAATTATTGCAATAATTATTCATTTTTATACTATTTAAAAATAAGATTAAACTAGATTAATATCTTCCATAATCTTTATATAATTTGAATCAAAATGCAATTTGACGCAAATGTATGGGGTCCGCATTATTGGTTTTTTTTACACACAGTCGCTGAATCTTATCCAATGAATCCAAATGACGTAACAAAACGTAAATATTATGATTTAATAACAAATATGCCATTATTTATTCCTGATTCTGATATTGGAGATAAATTTAGTAGATTATTAGATAAATATCCAGTTTCACCTTATTTAGATAATCGTGATTCTTTTGTGCGATGGGTTCATTTTATTCATAATAAAATAAATATTAAATTAGGAAAAGAGGAATTATCGCTACCTATGTCTTTGGAAAAATATCGTCAGGAGTATAAACCCAAACCAATTTATTTATCCGAACGAATAAACATGCGAAAACATTATATACATGCGGTTTTAATATTAACTCTTTTGTTTTTGATTTATATTTATTATTAAGGGAACCTTATTAAGGGAACCTACGGTTCCCTTAAGATCCCTCCCTTTTACATGTGATATAGGAGGGTGGGTTAGGAGAATGAGATAGGAGGGTGGGTTAGGAGAATGAGATAGGAGGGTGGGTTAGAAGAATGAGATAGGATAGTGAGATAGGAGGATGAGATAGGAGGGTGTGATAGTATAGTGAGATAGTATAGTGACATAGTATAGCGAGATAGGATAGTGGGATAGGAGGGTGAGATAGTATAGTGACATAGTATAGCTAGATAGGATAGTGAGATAGGTAGGTGAGATAGAATGTCCAGATAGAGATAATCGTATATTATTATTAATTTAAAAAATCCATATTTTCTATGTATAATATAGTAAAAATATTTTTATTAGATAAAAAATGAGAATTGAAATACTAATATTTATAATAGCAGGAATAATAATCGCGAACATTTATACCGAAGGTAAAATACTCAAAAAATTATTATCATTTAAGAAATATTATCAAATGATTGGTGTTGCATTTGCAGCATTAATGTTATATATATTATTAAAAAAAAATCCAATGAGAGCACAACAAGTAATACAAACAACAAATGATTATATAAAATATCTACCAATAGATCGAAATACAAGTAATATGATATCACCAATATTAGATTTCACGTCAAGACAAAATTTTAGCGAAGAATCAGAAAGAGGTCAATCTGCATATAATTATCCAATTATACCAATGCCAAACAATAATCAGACAGTATCAGAAAATAGAATATTGCAATCAGGAAAAAAGGCTACTAAACGTTCGGTGAGTGAAACAAAGAAGAAATATGTAGCATCTAGTCAAGATTGGAAATGCGGTGATTGTGGTATTAAATTACCCGCTTGGTTTGAAGTAGATCATAAAATTCGATTAGAATATGGTGGAAGTAATCATGTAGATAATTTAGTAGCTCTTTGTAGAGATTGTCATGGAAAAAAAACAGCGATAGAGAATCTGTAATGAGAATCATCCTTCCGCCTTACATATTTATGTGTAAATACATGTATACATAAATAGAGAATAAATATTGGTGTAATATCTTGTTCAAAGTATTATTTTGTATATATATAGTAATATAATGTCAGAAATAATAAAATTTTATACATATATAATTGGAATAATATTAATATTAGCATTTGTAATTACAATACTGGTTAAAAATGATAAATTTCATGACAGGATGTTTGATGACAAAAAAAAGAATATACGAACAGATACGCAAGAAGGAAATGAAACAATAGTTTTATTAACCTTTATAGGTTACATTTTATTTAACTTTATAGTAATGTCATCGTCATTTGATGAAATAAGAATGATTATACCTAATTATGCAGCAAAATCAGGAATAGAAGCAGATATTATGATTGGTGTTATAGAAATGTTGGTTTTTACAACTATAATACTTGGAATGAATGTTAATTTACATGATAAAATGTTTGAAGATAAACCAAAACCACGTGTTCGAATTGAAACACCAGAGGGCAAAGGAACATTGGCAATGATTTTATTAATAGCATATGTTGTTTTTTACTTTATGTTAAAATATGCTTACCCAAGTGGAGCAGAATTTATGAAACCAATTAATTCTTTGTTGGAAGTAGTTCCTTTAGTTTTATCAATTGTTTTATGGTTATTAAATAAAATATTTAATCCAGGAAAACCTGGCACTACATCATCGTCATTATTTGGTGATCTAGATCAGTCATTAATATCGATTTATGGTATATTTTATACATTATTATTAGTAATTATTTTCATACTATATTCAGCAAGCAAAGATCCAAAAGCATTAACTACAAATACATATGTTTACATATTAATGTTTATGTTACCAACTGTATTTGCCCTGTTGTATTTAGGTCCAATAATGATGGCAAGTAGTAGTGTAATTTTTAAAACCGGTATGATTTCTTTATTAGCACTAATTGTTATTGCTGCTATTTATTTTTACATAAATATGAACTCATCATCGTTTTTAGCAGTTAATTTTATTTGGGGGATAATAATCGGATTAATACTATTAGTAGGATTAGCCTTATTATTTTATATGTTAAGCAATTATTTAAAAACATTCACCGGATGGAGTGGTTTTATAGTTTATTTTATTTTTTACATACCATGTTTATTGATTGATTTCTTCAAATATATACTCAAAGAATTTCAAATGACATCCAGACTAGTATACGTATTGTTTTTTATAGAGATTTTGTTAATATCGTTATATATTTTATTGCCAAAAATAATAAATTGGTTTGATAAAAAAGATGGAGTAGTTATACTAGATAATGGTGTATTTTTAAACAAGTCTACTGATATTGGAACAAGTGAATTATTTGAAATTCCGTATAAAAAACTAGAAAGTAAAGATATTGGTAAAGTTTATAAAACCAATTATTCAATTTCAATGTGGATATATTTAAATATACAACCAACTAATTTTAATGGTTACTTAAAAGAAACAAACATATTCGATTTTGGAAAAGGTAAACCAAAAGTAACATATTATAATGATACAAAAGACAACATTCATAAAAATAAATACTTTATCTATTTTACTAATAATAAAGATACTAATAAATATGAGATTAGTTTACCAATACAAAAATGGAATAATTTTGTTTTTAATTATGAATCAAATAAAGTAGATTTGTTTATAAATGGAGAACTAGTAAAATCCTTTAAATTTAATAAAAGCAATTTACCAACTATTGAACCAGCCGATATAATTACAGTTGGTAGCAAGGATGGATTAGATGGAGCAATATGCAATGTTAGAATTTATCCTGAAAAGTTATCACAACTTCACATAACAAGTGCCTACAATTTATTAATGTTTAAAAATCCACCAACACAAACAAGTAATCCTAATACTTTTAACTAATAATAAAATCATTGAAGCACAAATATTTTGTGAGTATTAAATATATTATAATGAATTCATTAGTTATTGTTTTAGGAATTATTATTATATTTTTTATTTATTTACTATTTAAGTATTTAGCAAACACTTCAAGTATGTTAGTTTCTACTGCTGATTTTAGTAAATCTGTACCAACAATAAATTCAGTTGCTAGTCCAACAAACACTAGTTATGCATATGGGATATGGTTATATGTTCAAAAATGGGATGCAAATACAAAATCTAAAATAATTTTTAATAGAAACGAAAATATAAAACTATATTTAGACAAATCCACACCTACGCTTTTATGTGATGTTACTATGAATGCTGGTGAGCCTAAAAAAATTCAAATTACAAACAATTTTCCATTACAGAAATGGGTTTGTATTATAATAAGTATTGACAATCAAATACTAGATTGTTATTTAGATGGTAAATTAGTATTGTCACAACAAGTTACAACCTTTTCAGATGATAAAAAAAATTACATATTTCCTAAAGTACCATCGGATAAGGTTGTTTTATCTTTAGGTGGTGATTCGACATGGAGTGCCAATGCACTATTATTCACAAGATGGACAACCGCTGTTGATCCACAGACTGCATGGGATTGGTATATGAAAGGTAATGGTAAAAGTAAACTAAAGAGTTTATTTACAGGTTATGGAGTTAATTATAGTATATTGAAGAATGATGTAGCTATTGTTAATAATCAACCATTATTTTAGATATAATTTGTTATAGTCTAACTATAAAATAGATAATCTATTATATATATAAATATATATAATGAATTTTCCACAGATGAATGCACCTGATATTAAATTACCGGAATCATTTCAACAAGCAACCCAAAATATAGGAACCGCAATAACTGATGCAAGAGCAAATGTAACTAATACATTTACAGAATTTTCAGATCAAGCTTCTGCTGGTGCGGGGGCATCAGCACAATATTTACAATCAAACACAATAGTAGCAAAATTTGGATTTCTTGTATTAGTAATTATTGGATTTCTGTTTTTAATGAATTTAGGAGTAATTATTTTAGGATATTTTTTTAATCCATCTGATAATCCATATTTAATAAAAGGTTTAACAACAGGACAAACAGCAAATACTTTTAACCAGGATCCAAATTTAGGAAAAATAAGCAAATTAATAAAATTATCCAACAATGAACAAACAGGTATGGAGTTTACATGGTCAGTATGGATATTTATAAATGAGTTAGGTACTGATCAAAATAAGTACCAATTTATTTTTAATAAAGGTGATTTGAATTTTGGAGCAAATAATATTACAACTATAAATAATGGTCCCGGACTTTATATTTCCCCAAATACAGCTGATAAAACATCGATACGAGTTATAATGGATACTACAAACACAAGTGGTAAAGATTATTTAGATATTAACACTATACCTATTCGTAAATGGGTTAATATAATTATACGATTAGAAAATACGATTTTAGATGTTTATATTAACGGAACTATTTCTGGGCGATTAAATTTACCAGCAGTGCCAAAGCAAAACTATAATGATATTAATGTTTGCCAAGGAGGTGGATTTAATGGAAGTTTATCTGATTTAAGATATTTTGCACACGCATTAAATATTATAGAAATTAATAACATAGTATATTGGGGTCCAAATTTAAACACAAGTGAAGATGGTATTAAATCTGGAAAACAGGGTGGATTTAATTATTTATCTTCTTCATGGTATTCTGAAAAACTTTAACTATAGTTTAACAAATAAAAAAATTATGTTATATAATGTAACTCTACAGTATATAACATGTCAGAAAATTCATTATCAAATACAATAACTAATATATGTGAACAACGTAAAAGACTAATTGAATTTGCTGTCCCGCCCAGTAGATATACACCAGTTTCACCCTATAATGGAACATTCACAAAATTTCAATTAGATATGAGAAGAAAAGCAGAAATATTAAAGTATAGCAATGTAACCAGTAGCACTAAAACTAATAATTTAACACAATCGGAAAAATATAATCAATTAATAAATGGACGATTGCAAACAAAAAGTTATATACCAACGTCAATTGTTACTATAGATGAAAATGGTAATTATAATAAAGTTACTGTAAATTATCCGGATAAATTAATTGTCAGATTAGTAGCAGAAAAAGAAAATGGTTCGGTTAATATAGTTGGTAAGATTGGTTATTTTAAATATGAAATCATACCAAATGGCCAGATCGTTAATTGTGCAGACGATAATTTAATACCAACACCTACATCTTCATGTAATGTTCCTGGTCCTATTATGAATCTAATAGATGATGAAAATATTCCATTATATAATTTTACTAATGCTACAATAAACAATGCAGCATATAGCGAAAACATAACAATAAATGATCTAAATATGTGGAAAATCAATTCATTAAATAATATTGCAATAAACATTAGCACATCTAAAATAGGGTCATTTTTAATTACAAATCTAATAGAAGAATCATCATATTTTTATACATTAAGAGTCCCAATAGGAATTTATATTAATGATCCAACCGGATTAGAAAATTTTTATCTTACTATTAATAATATTTCATTAATTGTTTATTATAATAATAATGTAGTTGTATTAGATTCTGTTCCTCTTGTATCTTTTTCTACATACTCATTTAATTCACCTATAAAAATAAATTATTATAGATTAAATACAAGCATTAATGGTTATAATTATTATGGTTATATTGATACTATAAATATAGCAAATCTATTGCTACAGACAACTCCTTATAATATTTACGATTTTTATATGAATGTAACATTAAGTACAAGTTCTAGTAGTACTTTTAATAATTATGTAGTAGTTGCTAATCCAAAGAATATTAATTTGAATGAGTTATCCATATCAGCATCAAGGTTAGTACCACCTACTAGTTTAGTATTATCTTCTATTACTAACGAAACAGCTGTTATTACTTTTTCTGCTCCTATAACATCAACACCAGTATTAAATTATTCCTATTTTATCTTTCCAACACCCGTAAACTTTTCTAGTGGAATAGCATCTGCTACGTCAAATTCTATTATTGTTACAGGTTTAACTATGGATACTGTTTATAAATTAAATGTCATTGCAAATTATTCTAATGGTTCTTCTGCATCATTGGACGCAATAACTGGTTCAACAATTAACTATAATCCTAGCAATTTTTCTGTTTCATCTTTTTCAGAAACATCAATTACTGTTACATTTACTAAAGGAGGAAATCCAAATATATCAACTTATTATGTTATTGCTAGTTCTGTAAATAATTCATATCATTCTCAATATACAACGGCTCAAAATCCAATTGATGGTCCTATTGATGGTCCAATAACTATAAATAGTTTATATTCTGGGACAAAATATTATTTGCAATTATATCAGTCTTTCAGAGATAATACGATTAGCATAACAACAAATAATCTTTATTGTTCAACACTTTCTCCGTTACCTACAAATTTATCAATATCAGATATAAGTTATACTAATTTAAAATTAAATTATACACAACCTATTGGAACTGGACCAATAGGATATTATATTATATCATCATCTTTAAACTTTCCCGACACAATATTAGATTTATCTAATAATCCAGCTCCAATAAGTCCAATAACAATTCCAAACCTAAATAGCGGTGTTTCTTATAATATTTATATGAAAGCTATATACAATAAAACAATAGATGAATTAAATGTATTAACGCCATCCATTAATGCAATAACATCTTATGATGCTCCAATAAATTTAATACCTATAAATATTACAGAATTATCATTTTATATTGGTTATAAACAGAAAGGAACATCACCAAATCAATATATTATTAATATAACAGATCCAGGTGATAATTCTATTATAAAATATATTAACGACACAACCATAAATCCTATATTAATTACAGATTTATTATCAGGAATGCCATACAATGTAACGATGACAGCAGTGTATCCATTTGCAAATAAAACGTCCATCCCCTTAACTGTATCAACAACAGGGCAATCCACTACTGGATTAATTGTTTTAAATATTACAGTAAACTCTTTTGACATTACATTTAATAGAACAGGAAATCCAGATGGTCATTTTGTTACAGCTATTCCATCAAATAGCTCTAAGCCAACAGTAATTTTTCCACAATCACCGATACTTTCTACTTCAAATTACATAACTGTTAAAGGATTACGTTCAGGAACAATATATACAGTAACAGTAACAACTGTATTTGCATCAGAATATAAAATATCTAATAGTATTCTTGTAAATACATTAGCAAATAGTCCGGTAATAACAAATGTTACAGCAACCGAAAATAGCATTATGATTAGTTATAATGCACCAATAGGTACTCTGCCAAATATCTACAATGCAAGTGCTACATTAAAAAATACAAATATAATATATTCTCTAGTAAATGTATCACAAAATCCGATTATTATATCAAATTTATCCTTAGGAGCTATTTACGATATTAGTTTATCAGCAGTTTATGATACAGGAAGTTATAATTCGGTTTACCCAAATGTACAGACATTAAGCAGTCCAAGTACAATAACTGGAATTAATACTAACTTGATTACTGATCCTAGCACAAATGCAATTACAGTATATATCTCCCCTCCATTATCAAGTACATTACCATTAAGTTATAGCTTAATTGCAAATCCAAGAACAAGAAATAATGGTCAAGATACTATGACAAAATCAAACATAATGCCTAATTCTATGCCTATATCAGTTATAGTTAATAGTTTAATAACTGGTACTATTTATGATATAAGTTTAGTATCTGTTTATGGTGCAGGAACACAAACGTCTACATCTACTATTTCTGGAACTACTATTGCGTATCCACCTAGAATTAATTCCATTACTAATGCAACAATAAATACTTTAACTGTAAATTTTTTACGTCCATTATATGGTGATTTTCCAATTAGTTATTCAGCAATAGCAAATCCAAGATCTTTTTTATTAAATCAACAAACTATCACCATAAATGGAATAGTAAAAACTACAAACACAATTACATTTACAGGATTAACGTCAGCAACAGTATATGATATAAGCTTGGTGGCTGTTTATGACGCCATTAATAGTATAAATACAGATACATGGAGAGGAACAACATTATCAAACCCTCCACAAAATATTAGAATAACAAATATTACTGATTCAACTATTACTGTGTCATATGATGCCCCAATTATTATACCAACTGGATATTACGGTATAGCAGTACCTAAAACAACTTACAGTGGACAGTCTAATATTACTACAGACAACACAACAAATAGAACAATTACTTTTAATAACCTATATGCTGGAACAAGTTATAATATTTTTATAGTTGCGTTATACACCACTGGAAATCAACAATCATCGGTGGATCTATCTGGTTCTACATTATTTAATTCACCAAGCATAACTGCATTAAATAGAAATTTTACAGACGCAAGTACTAATTCAATAACAGTTTATTTCTCACAACCAAGTGGTATTATTCCGTATAATTTACCAAACTATTATAATTTTTCTGCTACACCACAATATACACAAAGCACGTTTAATCAACAGGAAATTAAATATGTTACCGGAATTACTAGATCATCTACTAGTTATATTATTACTAATTTAGTATCGGGTACTAATTATGATATAAGTATGGCTGCTGTTTATTCTATAGGAAATGCGGTCTCAAATACTTTAACGGGAAGCACATTGTTTAATGCACCAGGTATATGAGATGTAAATATGGACTATATTCAATAAATCTAATTTAGAAAAATGAATTATATAATTATATATAATGCCGATAACCGATATTAGTTATAATTATATCACAGTTTCATTTAATGCACCAGTCGGTAGCCCTCCTATAAGATATTATGGCACTGCAATACCGTCAACTAATTATAATAAACAAACAACAATTACTACGCCATCTCAAAATACAAATACTCCTATGGTATTTTCCGGATTAGTTTCAGGGACAACCTATACTATAAATATTACTTCAGTATACTCTATTGGAAATGTTTCTTCCGGTAATATTTTAGCAACTACAACTTATGCGGCTCCAACAAATTTATCGATAATTAATCCAACTATAAATTCATTAACAGTTGGATATACACCACCATTGGGAAGTACACCCATAGGATACTATGCTACAGCCGTACCCAATGTTACTGATAATGGTCAAACTATAGTTAATACTTCCCAAACAACTGCTACATTAATAAATATATCTAATCTTGTATCAGGTACTTTATATAATATATATGTTAATTCAGTATATGATAATGGTTATGCCTCATCAACTGTTTCACAAGGAGCAACATTATCAAATCCTCCAACAAATCTTATTATTAGTGATATAAGTTATTCTTATTTAAAAGTAGGATATACCATATCAAATGGTAGTACTGCATTAGGATATTATGCTACCGCAACAAATATAAATAATGGTTTAACAATATCTAGTAATACGTCTTTTTTAAATCCATTACAAATTACTGGTTTAATATCCGGTACTACATATAATGTTACAATTACTGGAGTTTATAGTTCAACTACTACTACATCAAATTATATAACAGTAAATACACAATCAAAACCACCAGTAATTATAGGTATTAATGATTTTAGTTATAATTTTTTAACTGTTTCCTTTAATGAACCAGTTGGGAATACACCTAATTCATATTACGCTACTGCTACTCCATTAAATACTAATAATTATCAACAAACAAAGGTTAGTGATATAACTTATACAACAGATCCAATAAGAATCAGTGGTTTAATATCCGGTACTATTTATAGCGTTGCGGTTAGTGCAATATTTAATAATGGGACAGTAACATCATCAAGTATTTTAGGTAATACAACAGCAACTTTTCCTACTAGGTTATCTGTTACTAATCCAACACTTTACTCATTAACTGTAGGATATACACCTCCAATCAGTAGTCCACCTATTGGATATTATTCTACAGCTACACCGCTTACTACGGATAATGGGCAAACTATAGTTAATACAAGTATTACAACATCTACATTGATCGTAATAAGTGGATTAATTTCAGGAACTATCTATAATATTTCTGTTTCAGCAGTATATAATACGGGTAATTTAATATCTACTACAACAGCAGAGGGTATTACACTATCTTATCCGCCATCAGGTTTGATAAGTACAGGTTCTACACTTACAACTGTTTCTATTCAATTTAATGCTCCTTCAGGAAATACCCCTATTGGTTATTATGCAACTGCTTATCCAAATCAAACCAATAATGGTCAAGTTATAAAAACCACAAGAAGCTCTTTAACAAATAATTTGTATCTTACCATACCTGGTTTAATTTCAGGCACAAATTATACAGTTTATAGTTATTCTGTTTATAGTAATGGTGATTTATCCTCTAATAGCGTTGTAATCGGGACATTATCTTACCCACCAACTAACCTACAGTTTGTTATAGCAACAACTTTTTCAATTACAATAAGTTTCACACCACCATTGGGTACTCTTCCTGAAAGTTATACTATCACTACTGCACAAGGAGGATCCGGTACTGCTTTAAGTTCTGCTACGTCTATTACTATAAATGGATTAACACCAAGTACTACCTACTCTGGAATAATTCTTACTGCTATTTTTAGTAGTGGTAACAGTTCAACTACTATGTCTTCTTCACAATCTACTATTGGATTACCTGTTACTAACTTAAGAGTTACAGATGTTAGTATAAATTATATAACATTATCTTTTACACCAGATAACATTTTATTACCAGATAATTATACTATTGCATCTGATCAAGGCGGAACTGGATTTGCATCAAAAACATCCGCGTCAATTACTATGAATGGATTAATTCCAAATACGCAATATACAAATATTGCAATAACTTCTGTTTACATAAATAGAGGCACAAGTGTTTCTAATAGTATAAATTATTATACATTAGGTTATAATACTACTGGGTTAATAACTACACCGAATCTAAATTCAATAGATGTAAGTTTTAATTCACCAATTCAATTAAATCCACCCATTGGATATTTTTTAACTGCTAATCCACTAACAAATAATAATGAGCAAAGATTAATTACACATCCAGTAAACGTTTCTACTACAAATATACCAACATCTATAAATACAATACCAATTACTATTCCAGGATTAATATCAGGAACAACCTATGTAATTAATGTGAATACGGTTTACCAATCCGGTAATGTTATATCCTATCCAATAACATCTTATACTTTATCAAATTCTCCTACTATTAGTAGATTAAATTCAACTGTAGGTGATGCAAGTACGAATGCAATTAAAATATATTTTAATGCACCATCAGGAAGTTTACCATTAAGTTATTCAATAACAGCTAGACCACAACAAATAGATAATGGGCAAGATCCTATTCCTATTACTATATCTGGAATAAGTAGGAACGATACGTCATATAATTTTAAAAATCTTATTTCTGGTTCAACGTATGATATCAGTATGTCTGCTATTTATAATATAGTTATAAATTCAACTGGTTATGTTATAAGTGGTAATACTTTATCGACACCTCCAACGTTATTGTCATTAAATAGTAATTTAAATGATGCAAGCACCAATGCGATTACTGTTTATTTTAATCCACCCATTGGAAGTTTACCAATAAGTTATTCTGCTACTGCTAATCCAAAACAATTAGATAATAGGCAGAGTCAAATACCTATAACTGGAATATCTCGAGGTGTTACGTCATATACTTTTAAAAATCTTATACCTGGAACAACATATGATATTAGTATGGCGGCAATCTATGACATAAGTGTAAATTCAACAACTAATTTTCTAACAGGAAACACATTAATTGCTGCACCAACATTAACCGCAATAAATAGTAATCAAAACGATGCAAGCACAAATTCAATTACTGTATATTTTAATTCGCCCGTAGGTGGTTTACCACTTAATTATTCTGCGAGTGCTAGACCAAGACAAAATACTATTGGACAGCTGCCAATTCCTATAACAGGAATTACTCGAGGAGCTACATCTTATAAATTTGAAAATCTTATTTCTGGAACAACATATGATATAAGTTTATCTGCAATTTATAATACAGATACAATATCTACTAGTAATTTTTTAACAGGCAATACATTATCAAGGGCACCTACTTTAGTATCTTTAGATATTGGTACAATTAGTACAGATCCTAGAACAATAACTGTTAATTTTACTCCACCTGTTGGTAGTTTACCAATAAGTTATTCAGCAACTGCTACTCCTGAGCAAAATGATAATGGTCAACAGATAATACCTATAACAGGAATATCTCGAGGAAATACATCGTACATATTTACTAATTTAATATCAGGTACAACTTATGATATAAGTATGGCAGCTGTTTATGATATAAGTATAAACTCAACAACTAATTTTTTAATAGGAAGTACTATAGCATCTGTACCATTACTTGGTACATTAACAACAGTTAATGAAACTGCATTAAATTTAACATGGAGTTTACCTTTTGGAACATTACCTAGAAGTTATTCTTTAACGGCTAATCCAAAAACAAGAAATAACAGTCAAGAACTTGTTCCTATTACTGGTATCAGTAGGGAGTCAACCACATATGTAATTAATAATCTTATTTCTGGGACAACATATGATGTTAGTTTATCAGCTATTTACAGTAACATAACAACTACTTCTACTAGTTTTTTAACTTTGAATACATTATCAAGTTATCCTACTATAAATAATATATCAAATCAAACAGTAACTACATTAACTGTTAATTTTACTAAACCAACTGGTAGTTTACCAATAAGTTATTCTTTAACAGCTAACCCACAACAAAAGGATAATAATCAAACTCTTATTTCAATTACTGGTATTAGTAGAGGTTCAACTACATATGTAATTAATGGGCTTAAATCTGGAACAACTTATGATATAAGTATGGCAGCGGTTTACGATGTAAGTATTAATTCAACACCTACTATTACAACTAGTAGCACAACATCAAATCCTCCGACACTTAGTGGAATAAATTTAGCAACAATAACAGATCCAAGCACAAATGCAATAATTGTTTATTTTAAAAATCCTATAGGTAGTTTACCAAAGAGTTATTTAGCAACTATAACGCCACAAACATCTTATAATAACCAGACAAAGGTTACAACAACAACTATACCTATTAATGATACATTAAATGACGTAAGTTTCTCTGTAACTGGATTAGTTTCTGGAACAAGATATGATGTTAGTATGGCGGCGGTGTACAGTATTGTAACTAATAGAACAACTGGTATAGTATCAGGTAATACTTTAGCAAATCCACCAACGAATGTATCAGTATCAAATAATAATACAGACAATAGATTATCAATATCATATTTAGCACCCTCCGTTGGATCAGCACCAATAGGATATTATACAATAGCTACGCCTCTCGAGAGTTTTAATAATCAACAAACAATAACTTTTCCATCAAATCCATCAGTAACATCTTTTACCAAAGATAATCCTATTGTTATAACAACGAATGTAATATCAGGAACAACATATAGAGTAGTTGTAGGTGCTATTTATGATAACGGAAATCAAATATCAAGCGAAACGCAGGGAAATAGTTTATCAAGTTCACCGACTAATTTAACTATTCAAACTACGACATCTACAACTTTTTCAATTACGTTTAATCCTCCATCAGGAAGTGCCCCCAAATATTATTACGCAAAAGCAGTACCAGGAAGTGGAACTACTATAACAACTCTAACAGGTGCATCTACTTCAATAAACATATCTGGATTATCCCCAGCAACATTTTATAATATAACCGCATATGCTGGTTATAATTCAAATACTACTTCTGTATTAAATTCATTTGCTACTACGAGTGGAACTACATATGGACTTCCGCCTACTGCATTATCAACAACCTCTGCAACTGCTACATCAGTAACTATTAGCTATACCTCTCCATCAACTATACCATTGTATTATAGTATTACAGCAGCAACTACAGGTAGTAATACCTATGGTCAAGGTAATTTAACTATTACTTCAGCATCGCCTACCTATACTATAAGTAATTTATTTCCAGGAACAGCTTATATTATTAGTGTATCAGCTGTATATAGTACAAATATTGCCTCTACTGGAACGGTAAATGGTAATACTCTCTCTAATGCAGCAACTTCTCTTTTAATAAATAATATTAGTTATACAAGTTTTGATGTAAGCTTCTCTGCACCAACAAACAGTTTAACAAATCCGAATCAAAAATTTTATGTATTTGTTAGTCCATCCACATCAGCAAGAGGGCAACTATCTAAAGCTACTGGTAATTATGCTATAAATACAATTTCGAGTTCAGGAATAAAAGTAGAAGACTTAACTAGTGGTACTCAATATACTGTTTATGTTTATTCTATTTATGATACGGGAAATATTATATCAACAGGTATAACAGCAAACATGCTTATTGTACAACCTAGTATTACAATAACGAGTGATGTTTCTTATAATTTTATAACAGCAAATATAACTTCTGGATACACACCAATAAATTATTATGTTAGTTATAATAATAGCACAAATAGTACTTATATTAATACTAATACACAAGGCACAACTACTTTTAAAATTACCGGATTAAATGCAGGGACATCATATAATATTAAGGCAAATGCTACTTATGATACTGGAATTGTATCATCTAATGATATTTCAGGAAATACAACCGCATTGCCTGTCAATATAACAAATATTAATAAAAATTTCACTGCCCTAACTGTATCGTTTTCTGTGCCAATAGCTACTCCTATTCAAAGTATTCCAACGGGTTATTATGCTGTTGCAACTCCAGATGGGGCAACATCAGTATTAGGACAGCAACAAATTACAACAAACGTAGTTTTATCATCTAATACCTCGTTAAGTATTAATGGATTAACATCCGGTACAATATATAATTGTGTAGTATATTCTGTTTTTCCTAATACTTCAGTAGTATCAACTAGTTCTTCTGCTTCTACAATAGCTTCACCTCCAGTTATTACATCAATATCTGTAACTGCTACATCAATTACTGTTAATTTTAATTCTCCCACATCTACTGGACCTATTTCTGGTATTGGTATACAATATTATGCTCAATTAGTTAGAAAAAGTGACAGTGTATCTACTGATACTAGTATATCGCCTACTACAAATAACAGTATAACTATTTCATCATTATTTTCAGGAAGAAGTTATGATGTTTTTGTTTATGCTGTGTATGGATCAACAAATGCTAGAGCATCTTTTGCATCAAATCCAGTAACAACCACAGTTAATCCACCTACAAATATTTATAATGCTGATAATACTTTACAAACTAGTTTAAAGGTAGGATTTACACCACCTAATGGAACTTCACCTAATAGCTATTATGTATATGCATATGCTGCTTCTGATTCAATATATACAACTCCAATAACTAGCACGTCAGGATCAGTAAATCCTCCTGTAATTTTAACTGGCTTAACAAATGGAACAACATATCAAATTCGTGTTGATGCTATTTATGATAACACAAAAGCATCTTCATCGTATGTTAATTTAGTTACACATTTATAAACATATTAAGGTCTATCCGTGTTTTTGTATCCATTTGGATACAAAAGAGAGGATAACCCATATCCTCTCATAAATTTGTTTTCATATAAATAATGTTATAAAATTTCTTACCGTTCATAGAATAAGAAGTTTTATTCATAATAAATATCATGACAATCAGGAGATTTTCTATTATTAAAATCAAATATCATGCAATCTAATATATTGATCAAAGTATATCCCATTAATTCATATTTTTTTAAAATATCCATAGCTATTTCTTTATCTTTTTCCCAATCTCTTTTAATATTTTGATGATACATAAAAAAATCAAATGTAAAACTTGGAAAATTTAATAGGGCAGTTGATTCTAATTTTATTTGGTAATCGGCAAGATTAAAATATTTTTCTTTAATAATATTCATTTTTTCTAAAATTTTTTTATATTTTTTATCATCTTCTCTATTTATTTTATGTATTCGACATGCTGTGGGTTCAAAAGATAAAATTTTATCTTCTAACCAAATTAAATCATGAATAAAAGATCTATCTAATTTTTTATATCCAACGTTAACTAATTTATTATACGCGGATATTTCATCATCAAAGTCTTTTAATGTTAAATTAGGTTTATTACGTATAATACAAAATATGTCTGTTTTGTCGGTATAATTATCAAAAGTTGTAGATAATTCCAATTCAAGACTTTTTTTAAGATAATCGGGTAAAATTTCATCAGAATAAATACCACCGCGAACATTATCTATTCCGTAGTATTCCATATATCTTTTAGTTAAAGTATTAATCTCGAATTTGTTAAAAATTTTTATTACTTCTACCTTTTTTAATGGTGGATTCTTTCTGACAAAACTATACAATGCTTGACATTCTAACTCGACTTGTTTATAATTTTCTTCATATGATAAATGTAAAAACCATTTATCGTTTTCTAGTTCAAGAACAAAAATATAAAGCATAATAAAATATATAAAAATATTGTTTTATATAATTTGTTGATTATTAAATATTTACTTTTTATCCATATTGTTTGTATAAGTAGGATTTAAACATGCTTTTTGATTGGGAAATACTTGTCCAGATAAGCACTTATCATGATCGCTTATTTCAATACATCCCCTACGTTCTTGATATTCACCAACTAAACACCAATTTGTTTTTGCAGAAGTAATAGGATTTTGAATTGGATTTGCCGCACTATCATTAGCAGGTTCATTCTTTTTTATGCTTGACGTGTTTACTGAATTATCTAATTTCAAAGCTCCAAATTCAACTTTTTCACTAGAGTTTTGCAATAAATTTCCAACATTATGAAGAGTTCCACCTGCAATATCTACTCCAACCTTTGCTGTATCAGTAAGAACATCTGTTGTTTTATTAATAACCATTCCAGTAGTGTTTCCAAATACATAGAATATTTGGTTTACTAGTGGAGTTAATAATGCAACAATATTTTCTAGAAGATTTCCGGTTATACTGATTAAATTTATTCCTAAAAATGATAAAAGCAACAGAATAATTAATACAATAATTAAGGTGTTTTTATTACTAAATATATTTGTGTTAGAAGGAGAAGATGAATAAGTATTATCCATTTATTTCAAGTATATAATATAATATATTATAATTATTATAATGTCTAATGAAAAAGATTGTATATATGTATCTAGTAGAGGTATTTTAAAATCATATGATGTTTTTAGCAATACTCCTATTTCAAGTATTAATAATATGATAAATTACAATAAAGAATTAAATAATAATATTGACGGGACCGTTATATATTTATGCAATTCAGCTTTAAGAGAATTTATTAAATTTTTGTCAATTATTAACTATAAATTTATTATTGTTTCAGGTGACTCTGACACAACAGTTCCTGATGATATTTTTCTTAATCTCCAAGAATTTAACAGTTTTATGGATAATTCTAATTTATTACATTGGTACAGCCAGAATTGTGTTATAGAACATCCGAAATTAACCCAAATACCTATTGGAATGGACTATCATACACTTTCAGAAAGAAATTATATATGGGGACAACAAAAATCACCAGTAGATCAAGAAAAGGAATTTACGAATTTAAAAATTACTAGCAGACCATTTTGGGAAAGAAAAATAAAATGTTACAGTAATTTTCATTTTCATTTTTATAAGTTTGGACAAGATAGAAAGGATGCTATTGATAAAATACCATCAGATCTAATGTTTTATGAAGAAAGGGAAATATTACGAATAGATACATGGAGACATCAATCAGAATATGCTTTTGTTATTTCGCCTCATGGTAATGGTTTAGACTGTCATAGAACATGGGAAGCTTTAATGTTAGGATGTATAGTTATAGTTAAAACATCAGGAATAGATCCTTTATATAGTGGGTTACCAGTATTAATTGTAAATGATTGGTCGGATATTAATAAAAAATTATTAGAGGATACTATTATGAAATATACAACAACTTGTTTTAATTATAATAAATTAACATTGAAATATTGGATTACAAAAATATTCAAGGGTGTAAAATGATTTAGAAGGTTCGTTTGATTAATAGTTATATTTTATAGGATAATAATAAATGGGATTTTTCAATTTGATAGAGACATTCTTCTTCTTAAGTTTAGGAATTACGTTTGTGCTAATATTGCTATTAGTATATCATTTTAAGCAACGATTATCATCTCTTGAAAATAGATGTGATACTGTTTTCGAAATAATGAGCAATGTTGTCCAAGAATTAAATAATATTAAAAAAATGCAACAGTATAATTATGCTCCTAATGGACCAACGAACATGATTGATTTGAATACTATTATTCCTCTTCAATCAGATGTTGTTACTAATAAGATTAAGGTATCCGATGAAGATTTTGATGAAGATGATGATTCTGATCATAGCGAAACAAGTTCTGATTGTGATACGCAGTCTGAAAGCGATGATGACAGTGTCCCATCTTTAATAGATGATGATAATAATGTTATAGATCAAGAGCGAGAGAGCGATATTCCATCTACTATTAAAATTATAAACATAGACATAGGCGAATCTATTGAAACAGATATTATTGAACAAGATTTAGAACAAGAACCTGAAAATGATATTGATGAAAATGATAACCTAGAGGCAGTTGAATTGAATGAAGAAGAAAAATTACATGTAGAGAAATTAGATGAAATCTCTGTTTTAGAGAAAAATGATCTCACTGTTTCGACTGATGAAATTAAAGAAACATCTAAAGATGTTTATAGCAAAATGAGTGTTTCTGAATTGAAAGCATTAGTTATTACAAAGGGATTATCAAGTGATCCTAGTAAAAAGAAGAAACATGAATTATTAAAAATGTTAGAAGCATCTGATAATTAGGGTCCTAATTTAAATGTTTGTCGGTATAAAAATAATATATGAACTCTATTATATATTATTCATGTTTTCTGATATTCAACCTCAACCAATAGATTGTGCTTATCCTGTTATTAAAGAAACAATTCCTAGATCTTCTTTAGGATATGCTACTAATAATAAGTATCCTGAATTTCCACCATTAATGAGTGATGGTAGATCTGTTACTGCAACATGGCAACCAGAATCGACTATTAATGATGATCTTATTCAAAGCAATAATATTCGTTCTAATTGGCAATACCGCAAATATTTAACCCAAAATGCAAAGGATATAATGTCTTATAACTTTCGAGAATCATCAAATGATGTAGGTTATTACAAACGTCCAATTGATCTTCCAAATATGCAAAGTAACAATGTATCTAATATGAACGGTACTCCTTATTTATTTAAATCAGTTTTGGATAATTCAAAACCTTTTGGATATCAATCAACTAATTTAAAAGAACTTTATTTATCAAGAGAGCAATTAGATTCTCGCAAGATTTCGCCAGTTATTACCCAAGATGATTTAGTGAGAAATATTTATAATAAATAATCTGCCAATGTGCCAACGTATGATAAAAAATTGAATAAAAAGTTTTTAAATTGATAATTGTAATCACAATAACCAATAACTATTAATAATGTTGTCTCGTGAATCCTTTATTGCTGCCTTTAATGCTCTTGCCTCTGACCCGAAACTCCTAAAAGAAACATCATTGAACTTTAATGATGATAGGAAGATTCAAATTATATCAGAATTGATATCAAAAGACCCTAGTTTCATTGATAGACTTTCTATCAATGAACCGGAAATTGACACTAATCAAATGCAAGTAGAAACCTTTGATGATGAGGAAGATGAGGATTACTACGACCAGGAGAGTACAGGTGAACAAGGCCTGGATGAAGAGGGTCCGTGGTCATGGGAGGATAATGAAATGGAAGAGAATATTCAATTAAATAGGGTAATGACAGACTTTACTCTCGCCCAAATTGAATATATTAATAATATGGATAAAAAGGAAAGAATTCTCTTTGTCAAAAGTCTTGATATTTCAGACAGGGTTCGCAATAATCTCAAGCAACGCTTGAACTATCGACGTAATCCTGAGAAATACAGGGGATATGTAAAGAAGTGTCTTGAGAAAAAGAAGGCAAGGAAGGAAAATGCTATTGCTACTATTCAGCAACAACTTACTAATCTATAAATACTATCCGGCGAAAGATACGTTTGAAAATAACTATAAAAATTCTATTTGATTTATATCTTGCTTAAATTAATAAAGGTTCCTTTTTTAATGAAGCTTATTAGTTTTGATATTGGAATTAAAAATATGGCTTATTGTATTTTTGATGTTTCTGGAGAACATTTATCAATAATTGGATGGAATGTTCTCAATTTATTGGAGGAAGAACCCATATCCGATATATGTTCCCAAATAATACCGGGAAAAACAAAGAAAATACAACCTAAACAATGTGATAAAACAGCAAAATATCGTAAAAATGGCCAATGTTATTGTGATAAACATGCAAAAAAAGGTTCTCCATTTATTATTCCAAATAAGAAAAATTCTATACAATATTTAAAAAAATTAAAAGTAGATGAATTAATAAAATTAGGGCAATCCCATTTTCTTTTTCTTGATTTGGAGAACCTACCAAAATTGAAAAAAGATTTTTTAAATAAAATAGTCGAATTTTATGAGAAAAATTGTTTTGAACCAATTATAAAAAAAAAGACGAAAAATTCTACTGAAATTGATTTGATTACAATTGGAAAAAATATGAAAGAATTAATGAATAATGTGGAGAACATAAATGAAATAACTCACGTATTAATTGAGAACCAAATATCACCTATAGCAAATCGAATGAAAACAATACAAGGCATGTTAGCACAGTATTTCATAATGAAGAATTCAGATATTCATATTGAATTTGTATCATCAGCACATAAACTATCACAGTTTAAGGGGGGAACTAATAGTTCTCCTCAAACCCCTCCTTTAAAATTAGGAAATACTTTTAATAATAGTAGTAATATTGGGAAAGGTTCTCCACAAAATAATTCTTCAACTTTAGAGAACACAATCACTCTTAATACAAACATGATTAATCCGGATTATAAACAACATAAAAAAGATGGACTTTATTATTGTTCTCAATTATTAGAAAATAATCCCCGTTTTTCTATTTGGACTGACTCATTAAAAAGAAAAAAGGCAGATGATTTAGCGGATTCTTTTTTGCAAGGGATGTGGTATTTGAAAAATAAAAATATAATATCTTATGCGGATGATTTAAAAATAAATATTGTATAATTATCATAATACAATGGAAGTTATTGATTTAGGATTAAGTGATTTAGAACCGGTTTCATTGAATTTTAATGATTCTAAACCTAGTGTTAATTTTGGTTCGGGAATAGAGTTATTAATGAATGATAAAAAACGATCATCTAATAGTTTAAATATTGATTTAGGAGAATTGGATACTTTAGAAAATGAATTAAATGAATTATCTGGTAACAGTTCATCAAGTAGTGGAGGAGGTGGCAGCAGTGGTGGTGATACAAAAACTTTAAGCGGGTTCGCATCTAATTTTTTTGGTTTCGGAAATACACCCGAACCAGCAAAAAAAGTTTCTATAAATCCAGAACCTGAACCAATATCCGATTCAAATTTAGGAAATGCTACACGTGAAAGCATTGGTAATACAAAAACATGGGATGGATTTAGCAAGCTAAATGAAATCCCTGTTTCAACTAGCACATCTAATATTAAAATGACTGATCGTGAACGCCGTCGTAAGATGCGTATGATGATTAAAAAATTAGAGGAATGGTATGCGAAGGGATTGATTAAGCATAAATCACATTTTGATATGGATTCATCTTACGAAGAAGTAGAAGATGAATATGAGGGAGCTTTAGAAGATAAACGTAAAAAGGATAGTATTAAATTGCAAGGATGGTGGTTTATGACATTTATTAATTCAATGGAATATGCTAATGCAGCATTTAATCCATTTGACCTAAATTTAGATGGCTGGGGAGAACAGGTTAGTGAAGATATTGATAGTTATGAGGAGATCTTTGGTGAATTACATGATAAATACAAGGGTGGTAAATTAGCTCCAGAGATTTCTCTTTTATTACGTGTGGGTTTTAGTGCAGCTGTCTTGAATTTTTCGAATAAGGCATTATCAAGTGCTACTCCTGCATTCAATGATGTTATTAAGCAGAGTCCTGAGTTGATGAAAATGTTTACTAATGCAACTGTTAGTAGTATGAGTCAGTCATCTCCTGGATTTGCTATGGCAAATAATTTAATGCAAGAACAAATGAATCGTCCACGTGGACCTCCACCACCAGCTCCAGTAGAGACAAAGAATCAACCTCCACCACAGCGTCCTGGAATGGTATTTACTGAAACAATGAGTAATCGTCCTGATATTGCAGCTGGCCGCGGTGCTATGTTTCGTGAACAAGGAATGGATATGAATAATGGGTTCAATAGGTTAGATGAACAACAAAATGTTCGTCCTATGCAAATGCCACCTCAACCTCAACCAAGACCAGAGATGAGAGGACCACAATCAACCGATATTGATAATATTTTATCTGGTTTAAAAACACGTACAGTTAATATTCATGATCAACCAATGGTTGAAACTGTAAATGATGATGATTCTATGATATCCATAAGTTCTCTAAAGGATGTAAATGGATCTATGCCAAAAAGATCAAATCGTAGAAGAAATGGATCTGCCAAAAATACTATATCATTAGATATTTAGAGTATTTTTTTAACTAATATTATTATAACAAATGCAGAAACAATTAAAAATATTTTGGAAAAATATACCAATAGAAATTATTCAAAAAATTGTCGAATATTCAGGAAAAATAAAAATGCGAAATAAGAAATTTATGAATCAGATTGAGAACATTGAAGATAGATATCATTTGTTACGTTTGCGTTTATGTTTTGATAAAGATCGTGAATATAATAATGTAGTTCGTTTATCACATGTAAATATACCTATTCCATTTACTGATAAATCTCTTTATTATTTTGCGTTTCATCGAGGAATGCGTATTACGTTACATACAGATGAATCAGTAACTGGACCGAATATTAATAAATGTTCAAATGCTGAAATTTTATATTCAAATATAGGTGAATAAATATTTTTACTAAAATATGTATTAGTAAAAATAACAGAATAATAATAACAGTTATATTTAAGTATAATGTGTGGAATCGTAGGATATCTTGGAAATGATGATTATAAGGAATATATTTTATCGGGATTAAAACTTTTACAAAATCGTGGTTATGATTCTGTAGGTATTTCAATAATAGATAATAATGATTTAGAGACAACCAAGTTTGCATCGAGTAATACAAATGATGCATTGTATTTATTAGAAAATGAAGTAAACACGAAATTGAAAATAGGTTCTAGTACTAATAAAAATATGATGGCTATAGGACATACTCGATGGGCAACACATGGTGGTAAAACTGATATTAATGCCCACCCTCATCATGATAACCATAATAGGATTGCCTTGGTTCATAATGGTATTATTGAAAACTATAATGATATAAAACTAAATTTAATAAAGCAGGGATATTTTTTTCGTTCTCAAACAGATACCGAAGTTATTGCAGTATTAATTGGAAAATATTTGGATTATGGTGAAACAATGGAAAATGCTATTCAAAAAACAGTAGCTGAATTGTCTGGTACATGGGCATTGGTTATTATTCACCGAGATTATCCAAATAAAATATGGATGATACGTAATGGTTCGCCTCTTTTACTAGGACTAGATTATGATTTTATTATAATAGCATCCGAACCGATTGCATTTGGTAATTTTTGCAAAACATATATTGATCTTGATAATCATGATTTGATTGAGATAACAATGACAGATAATGTAATTTCCTATAATAAAAATATACAACGTTATCAACTTAAAGAAAAACCATTAGGTGTTATTGAGATGGCTCCTACTAATTATGATCATTGGTTGATTAAAGAAATATTGGAACAACCCGATGCAATAACCCGTGCATTGAATAATGGAGGTAGAATAGAATCGAATGTAACTGTAAAATTAGGAGGATTAGATAATTGTAAACAACGACTTATGGATATAAATCATTTATTATTATTAGGGTGTGGAACATCTTACCATGCTGGTTTATGGGCGATGGATATTTTCAAACAATTGGATATTTTCGATACAGTCTCTATTTATGATGGGGCGGAATTTCAGGTTCGTGATATTCCGAAAAAGGGAAAAACCGCTGTTATTTTGCTTTCACAGTCTGGGGAGACAAAGGATTTGCATCAGTGTATTCAAATCGCAAGAGACTATGATATGATAACTATTGGAGTAGTAAATGTTATTGATTCATTGATAGCAAGAGAAACAGATTGTGGTGTCTATCTCAATGCAGGAAGAGAAGTTTCAGTTGCATCAACGAAATCGTTTACAAATCAATGTATAGTTTTAACAATGATAGCAGTATGGTTCTCACAAAATAAGGGTACTCATATTGAATATCGAAAAAAAATAATATCGGATTTAAGAAATGTTTCTTATCAATTAACATCAATGTTAAATGAAAATAATATTATAAAAATAAGGGAGTTGGCTTCTGAATTAAAGGGATCGTCAAGTATATTTTTATTAGGAAAAGGGCGGTCTCAAGCAATAGCAATGGAATGTGCATTGAAGTTAAAAGAGGTTGCCTATATTCATTCGGAAGGATATAGTTCTTCCGCATTGAAACACGGGACTTTTGCACTTATTGTACCTAATTTACCTATTATTATTTTTGATATTGATGAAGAATATCATTCCAAAAATCAGAATGCTGTTCAGGAAGTTCTTGCTAGAGAAGCAAAAGTTATTTTGATAAGTGATAACGATAATTCTCATTTAAAAATAGAAAAAAACCAGACTTTTGGGGGGCTTATTGCAAATGTTTATCTGCAGTTATTGAGTTATTATATTGCAATGGAATTAGGACATAATCCAGATTATCCGAAAAATTTAGCAAAGGTTGTAACAGTTTTATAAATTACAATATATCAAAATTTTTACTACTAAAATGCTGACAATTATTTTTATATAAATTCATTTTCGACCCCCAATTTTGCAATTTTTTAATTTTTATTTTAATATCATCATCCGTTATTTTATGAATAACATGTTTTGTTAGTTCAACTGACTGGGTATGTGTTAAATCTTTATTTATTTTATAAAATAAATCAAGAACTGTAACATCACTAGTGTTAAAGTATACATCTATGTTACGTACTCGAACTTCTGCTTGAACAGTTTTTCCTAATAACAATTTAATAAATGATTGATGAACAGGTGTAAAATCTATAGTGTATATATTTCTTGTATTGGGTTTAGATAAAACAATAACATGATGAACCTTTAGGTAAGGAAATAAGTTTGTAATAGGACTATTTATTATACGTTTTTGAAATTCTATTGATTGAAATGTAACTATTGATAATAAAAACAAAATATAAATAATTGAAAGGGCCATTTTTTTATAAAGATATATAAATGAGTATAAAATTTCCAATTAGATATTTACCTAAAAACTTAACAGAAAATGATAAAATAAAACAATATAAAATGCTACTAAAATCGAAAAAAATGTATAAAAAACACATGTTTTATACACGAAAAAAGGTAATGTCTTATAAAAATAAAAAGTCGGACCATATATCAAATGCTCGTAAAATATATAATATAAAAAACATTGCACCTACTAAAGAATTAGCAGATAAAACAGGTTGTAAAATAGAAGCATTAAAACAAATAGTTAAAAAGGGAGAGGGAGCATATTTTTCATCTGGTTCGAGGCCTAACCAAACGTCACAATCATGGGGATTAGCCCGATTAGCTAGTGCATTAACAGGAGGAAAATCAGCAGCAGTTGATTACAATATAATAGAAAAGGGATGTAATCATAAAAAAAGGGCGTTTATTTTAGCAAACAAATCCAGAAAAAAATATAATTATGGTCACTCAAAAACAAAAAAAACAACTGTAGAGCTGTAAAAATATCTACTTTTATTGTATGTCAACAATTAGAAAAAGAGTAAAAAATAAATCTATAAAAAAAATGAAAGGAGGTAAATTTCCTACTGATGAAGAATTAGGAAATGACAATTCAGAATCTAAGGATGTTTTAATTTATTATAGTTTAGGGCTAGGTTGCAATGGCATTAATCTACAAAGAGTGAAAGAAGACGTAGCGGAAATAACAGGTATTCTTTTAGAAAATGTATTAATAATATGTCATAAAAATAGTTCGGCTATAAAATCAATTATACAAACCTATTCTGGTAATTGTCCTCTTATTAATAGTAATTTTATTAGAGGGTTTACTAATTCTGTTAAAAAAAATGTAAAAATATATAATAAAATATATTTGTTTGGACATTCATTTGGTGGAGCAATAATAAACCGTGTTGCTGAAGAATTAAATAAATCATTAGATGATTCATATTTAGAAAAAATACAGTTTGCAACATTTGGTAGTATTTATATTTCAAAAGCTATTCCTCGAATTAATATATTTAATTACATGGCAATAGGGGATGTTGCAAGCAAATGTAATGGAATTATTATTGATCCAAAGGATATTGAATTAGAAAAAGCACAAAAGTTAATAGATTCAAATACAATGGATATTGATTTAAAATATAAAAAACATAGTGATTACAATATTATTACTTGTTGTTTTTACAATAATAATGAACCAGCTTGTTTAAATATGAAAAAAAGTGTTTTTGGTAACAATGCCGAATGGATTGTGCATAATAAATACAACATACTAATTTATTATTTATTTAGAAATCTAACTAATGATATTGATAAAGTTTTAAAAAATGATGTAGATAGAGTACAAAAATATGATTATTCACTTGATAGCAATAGTATTATTAGCACTAGTATCAAAAGAAAAAGAAGTTTAATTTCAGAAACGGCTAGAAAATTGATACCTACTAATAGTATTGATATTTGAAATACTATCATTCAAATATTATGTACAAATATATACAATTTTATATTTGTAAATACATTTGTGCTTCTAAAATTTTTTGGCAGCATATTTAGTAATATAATTACTATATATAATGTCGACGACTCAACCTGTTTTATCAAATACTCAAATAGCAGAAATAACATCTTATGTAAACAGTTACAGAGCTTTAAATCGAGCCCCTCCATTGCTATGGGATAATAGCATTTTAAATTTTTCAAATCATTGGTCTTATTATTTATTAGCAAATGACTTATTTCAACATAGTGGAACACAACTTTATGGTGAAAATTTGGCATATTTTGAAGGATATGGATTAGATCCAATGAATCTTATGAAAAAAGCAATAGATTCCTGGTATAATGAAATAAATTCATATAATTTTAACAGCCCGGGGTTTTATGATAAAACCGGACATTTTACATGTTTGGTTTGGGTTTCTAGTACTCATTTTGCAATGGGTATTTCATTTGATGAAAAAACATCAAAGGCTTATATAGTTTTTAATACCAGTCCACCTGGTAATGTCGTTGGTGAATTCCAACAAAATGTATTATCTGGTTCTTCTCTGCCTTCTCCACCTCCACCTCCAAGTCCAAGTCCAAGTCCAAGTCCATCACCATTGCCATATCCATCTCAACAATTAACTATACAAAAAATAGAAAGCATTAATAATGTAATTAATGAATTACATAATATAATTTATTCTATCAATTCAAATCAACCCAAATATTTTATAATTGTATCTATAAATAAAGTTATTTCGGATGTAAAAATGTTAAATATTGCGACATCTATTTCAATAATAAATTCTTTGTATGGTATTTTAAATTTAATAAAAAAAAAAAATTATTATTCTTTTGTTATTACTACAATAAATAATATTATAAATAATTTACTCTCTATTCTGGGGTAGATTATACTCAATCATAATTTGTAGAACATTTTTTACACCTTTATTATTATTAATCACAAATAGTAATTAATAATAATTTATGGTCGACTGCATATTTAGCAAACAATCATTATTATATATATGAAACACAAAATAATTATATTAGTATTAATAGTATTATTAATAATATTATTATGGTTTTTATACACCACACTTTATTCTATAGATAAAATTTATTTATCTAGTGATTATAATCTAGTTCGAGATGGTTTTTATATTTATAAAAACATAATAAACAAAAGCGAAATAGATATAATAAAATCGCATATTGAAAGACGTGATTATAAAAAAACAAAATCAGATTTATTAAATAATCCTAGGTTGCTCGAAATAATTAAAAATATATCTCCAGAATATGTTTTTCAAGACTATATATGGATTATTGAAAAATCATCGGTACATACGTGTCATAGAGATAATAATGGGGATTTTTTTAATAAAGGACAAAAACATCCTTCTTATACTATGATAGTTTATCTAGAAGATATGGATAAATGTTTGGCAGTTATACCAAGTAGTCATAAAGAAAAAAATTCATATTTTACTGATTTTGCCGGCAATTTAGTTAATTTATTATGTAATAAAGGCGATGTAATTTTATTCAATGCTAATTTAATTCATGTTGGAACTCTTAACGCACGTGATGATAATTTAAGAATACAATTAAAAGTTACACATAAAGATGATCTAAAAAAAATATCTTATTATGAAAATTTTAATAAAATATTAAATAAAGATAATAATTTACCAATTAGTTTACGCAAGGCTCAACGAAATATATCATGCATGTTTCCTGGTATTTCTAATTTAACACAGAGTGAAAATATAATGTCATCTAGAGGTAGTGATAATGGTGCAAAAATAGGAATAGGACAAAAAATATTTTCCTATTTGTTTTACGGAGATGTTAAATTTTATGATTTACCTAACATAGATTCGCTATAGATTTATTCTTTCATTAAATAATGGATAAAGATCTCTATCATGGCTAATAATAATTATACAATCCTTGTATTTTTTAAACTCCTTTATTATTTTTATTAATTCATTTTTTAATTCAATATCGAGAGCATTTGTAGGTTCATCTAAAATTAATATTTTTGATGGATTAATTAAACCACTAATAATATTTACTATTTGTCGCTGCCCACCAGAAATTTTTTCACCTAATGATCCAGTTTTATTTTTATATATATCAATATCTCTGTACAAATTTGCTATTCTGGGATATTTCATTATTTCATTTAAGTGATTTTGACAAGTTTTCAAATTACTACAACCATAAAGCATATTATCAACTACTATTTTATCAAATAATTTCGAATTTTGATTGACATATGTGATATTTTCTCGAATATATAATGGATCTAACTCTGTAATATTAACGCCATCTATGTATATATCCCCTGACGTTGGGTTATACATTTTTATTAATAATTTTGCCAAAGTAGATTTTCCATTTCCAGATAACCCGGTTATTCCTATAATTTTATTGTTAGTATTGAGTGTTATGTTGAATTTTTCAAAAATATACTTATTTGTTTTTGGATATAAATAAGAAACATTTTCAAATCGAATTTCATTAAAAGTTACTAATCTAGTTTCATATACTTTTAATTCTGTTTCAATAAATTTATCTTTCTTTCCTAACATGTTTTTAAATTCATTTATAATATATACTAGTCTTCCTATAAATTCCAATATACTAGGTATTTCATAAAATACACTATTCATTTTATCTCTGAAAAATAATAATATAGTTAAAAAGGTTACGATTGTTGTTGCATCTAATTTATTTTTAGTTAATAAAAATATCATGTATCCAATTATAACAAAAATTATAATATGAATAACTACATTTAAGATAATAGAATGCATATTTAAATTTTTATAAAAATCCACATTCATGTTTACATTTTTATCAGTTTTGCTTTTGTAGTTATTAATTTCATTTATTGTTTCACCTCTGTAAATAACTTTATCCATGTTATTTAATAAATTTATTATGTATTTTTCGTTTTCATTTGTGTTTGTTTCTATATTCACCTTTTCTTTTAACCAAGAATTCCAAAAAAAGTAAATGTATATTAATAATAACACATTGGAAATAATAAAAAACAATCCAATAATCGAATTTTTATAGAAGAAATAACCGGCTATTATAATTAAGAATGACAAATGTGGTATAATTTTTAAAAATATTGTTGTAAATAATACATAACTAGATACAGAAATTCTTGTAATTGGTGTTATATATTCAATAAAGTTTGCATCACTAAAATCTTCATTGTTTGTTATTATAATAATTCGTAAAATTTCGTTTTTAACCCATTGTGTTAATTTAGTTAACATTTTATTTTCTAAATAATGGGTCGTTCCATAAATACTAATGAATGCTATTGAAATTGCTATCAAATAATGGAAATATTCATATATAATTTTATAGTTTTTTGTTTCGATTCCTTTGATAATATTTGCTGTAATATACGAAACACCATTAATTTTTAATATGATATTTATGAAATTAAAAAATACTAATATGAAGGTATTTAAATATTCTTCTTCAAAAAATTTTTCTATTAAATATAATATTATATTCATTATAATACTGTTACATAATAATTTTTATTATTATAACTTTAGCCATAGTTCTCCAAATTATACTTATAGGTTGTTGTGTTTTTGTGTTTTTGTAGTCAACTGTGTAAATCTTTATAAATCCTTATAAATTCTTATAAGTCCCTTGAAAATTAGTAAGAATTTTTATTATATAAGATATTGTATATACATATATATATTACATTTTTAATGGAAAAAATAGAAATTCCTTCTTTAGTAACACTTGAAAATAAACCAGAAATATCAGAGAGACCTATAGTTAAAATCCATTTTAAAGGATTCAAAAAAGAGGCAGAAAATCAAATAGAAAATAATGATTTGCTAGAACCTGTAAAATCACTAGTAAAAATAGTAAATAAAAGAAAAGGACCGCAATATAGGGAGGATGTATTTAAAAGACTTGCATTACAAAATATTAAAACAGGATATGTTGATATTGCTTCTGAACTAAAAGAACAAAAGAGAATAGTTATTGAAGAAGAAAATGAAACGAAAAAACAAAAAACCGATCAAGAAGAGCTTAAAAAAATAGGAAAAAAATTAATTATTCGAAATGTAGAATTTAAAATTCCTGAAAAAGAAAAGAAGGAAGTTGAAGAAAGGTTTGTTGAAAAAGAAATAAGAGAAAAAGAAGAAACAAAAGAAGTTGAAGCTGATAAAATTATTTCTGAAGAGGATTCTGAATTAGAAGAGGAAGGTTTAAGACGATTAATAGAAGCAACTGAAAGAACAACAGAAGTTGTTGAAGAAAAAACAGAAAAACCTAAACGTGGCAGAAAACCCAAAAAGAAGGATGATTTCGAACCTGAAATTGTAGTTGATTTAACAACCGCTGTTATCGATAAAATGAAGGTTACTGATCGTTTACCAAAAGAACGTGAAAAACGTATCCTTGCAACCTCTAGCTTTTATATGAACAATCGTAAAATTTTTATTCAAAAGCTTTCTGAATTATTTAAACATTATAGAGAGGATTTACTTAAAAACGACGATGATGTTTCCTGCGAAAGCCTTTATAAAAGTAATCAAACAGATTTATTGAATCACCAAAAAGTTGTACGTGATTATTTAAATTTATACACACCTTATAGAGGGTTGCTTATCTACCATTCTTTAGGATCGGGTAAAACTTGCTCTAGTATTGCAGTGGCAGAGGGAATGAAGAGTAACAAACGAGTTTTTATTTTAACGCCTGCATCTTTAAAAATGAATTTCTTCAGCGAAATGAAAAAATGCGGTGATGATCTCTATAAGAAAAACCAATTCTGGGAATTTGTATCCATTGAAGGAAAACCTAATTATGTAGCTATTCTATCCAAAGCACTATCACTATCCACTGATTATATTAAAAAGCATCAGGGTGCATGGATGGTAAATGTTACAAAAGAACCTAATTTTGGAGAACTTTCATCTGAAGAACAGAAAAGGTTGGATGAACAATTAAATGAAATGATACGTACAAAATACACTGATATTAATTATAATGGTCTGAATATGAATAAATTGAATTTATTAACAGGTGACCAAACTAGAAATCCCTTTGATAATTCAGTCGTGATAATAGATGAGGCACATAACTTTGTCAGTCGAATAGTAAATAAGGTAAAACAGAACAAAACGAAAACGATAGCATATATTTTGTATGATTATTTAATGTCTGCCAAAAATGCTCGTATTGTTCTTCTTTCCGGAACTCCTATTATAAATTATCCTAATGAAATTGGTATTTTATTTAATATCTTACGTGGATATATTAAATCATGGGCTTTCACTATTAATGTAAAAACAACAGATAAAATTACAACGGATACTATTTTGGAAATGTTTGATAAGGAGAACTTTAAAACATATGATTTTGTTGAATACAATGGTAATGTATTAACAGTTACACGAAACCCTTTTGGATTTATCAATACAAAGAAACGAGGTGCTACCAAGGGAGTTGCACGTGGTAAAAAGGGAGGAAGTAGAAAAATAAAATCTAATAAACAAAATGAAACAAAAAAAGCTTCAAAGAAAACTGTTAAATTGGAGAACCTGGAAGAATATGATGAAGAAGGAAATCCTATAAATTATGCTGAACAAAATTATCGGATTCCACAGGATCCATATGAAGGCGGGGGTCCTACTTTTGATAAGTATGATGGTGTAAAATTAGATGAAACTGGTAATATTAGTGATTTTGATTTCCAAGAAAAAATTCTTTCCATATTAAAAAAGAATAATTTGGAAGTACAAAAGGGGGCTATAAAAGTTACTAATTATAAAGCCTTACCAGATACACCAGATTCTTTTTTTGATTCATTTGTTAATTCAGAAACAGGTGAGGTTAAAAATATAAATCTTTTCCAGCGACGTATATTAGGTTTAACTTCTTACTTTAAAAGTGCACAGGAAAAATTATTACCAAGTTTTGTAAAAACGGATAAAGGAGAACCTTATCATATTGTAAAAACAGAAATGAGCCCTCATCAATTTGGTATTTATGAAAAAATTCGTAATGACGAAGCTGATCGTGAATCTAAAAACAAAAAGAGGCGTTTGGCAGTTAAAAATCCAGAAGAATTGTATCAGATTTCTTCTACATATCGGATATTTTCAAGGGCTGCTTGTAATTTTGTATTTCCAACAAGTATTGAACGTCCTGTTCCAAACGTGAAGAGTGACAAGGAATTATCTGAAAATGTTTTTGATGCTATTTCTATTAGCGAACGTAAAAACACAGATATTTACGCTAGTGTGGATGATGAAGAAAATAAAGAAGACGATGAAGCAGAAATAACACAAGCAGATGAGACAAAATATGAAGAAAGAATTAAGAAGGCAATGGATGATGTTAATATTGTTGATGATGAAACAAAAAAAAGCAAATATTTATCTAAAGATGTTTTGAAAACATATAGTCCCAAATTTGTAAAGGTTTTGGAGAACCTTTCAGATGAAAATAATAAGGGATTACATTTGTTGTATAGTCACTTTAGAACTATAGAAGGCATAGGAATTTTAAAATTAATCTTGGAAGCAAATGGATTCGCTGAATTTAAAATTAAAAAAACAGGTAATAATTGGGAATTATTAGAGTTAGAAGAAGATAAAGGAAAACCCAAATTTGTATTATATACAGGTACAGAAACACCAGAAGAAAAAGAAATTATTCGAAACGTTTATAATAGTGCTTGGGAGTTTGTTCCTGTTGAAATAGTTAATAAGATAAGAGAACTTTCTGAAAATAACTATCTTGGAGAAATTATTAAAATATTTATGATTACTTCATCAGGTGCAGAGGGTATTAATTTGAAAAATACCCGGTTTGTTCATATTATAGAACCATATTGGCATATGGTTAGAATTGATCAAGTTGTAGGTAGAGCAAGACGTATTTGCAGTCATCAAGATCTACCAGAAGAAATGCGAACAGTAAAGGTATTTTTATATATTACTGCTTTGAGTGAACAACAGAAAACAGATGATAAAAATATAGAATTACGTATTCGTGATTTGAGCAGAATAGATAATAAAACCCCAGTTACTACTGATGAAACACTTTTTGAAATTTCCAGTATTAAACAAAAAACAAATAATCAAATATTGAAAGCTGTGAAAGAAACATCGATTGATTGTCAATTATATTCTAATATTTCGAAAAAATCAAAGGATGATGAGAACCTTGTATGTTTTGGTTTTGGCAAAATCGAATCAAATCAATTCTCTTCTTATCCTTCTTTTGAAAATGATAGATCTACAAAAGAAGGATTGGATGTAGAAATTATTAAGTGGGAAGCTATAGAAATTAAAGAAGATGGTATTAAATATGCATTAAATGAAGATACCATGGATGTTTATGATTTTGAAAGTTATCAACGAGCAAAGAAATTTCGTACAGAATTGATTTTCGTAGGTAAATTAGTAAGAGAAAATGGCGAGTATGTTATACGCCGCTAAACTTCATTCATGTACAAATATATTTATATATGAACAATAAGTGGTTTTGTAATTATTTTGCTAAATCTTCGTTAGACCCATATCTTTTTCGTGCATAAATATATTTATGCACTAATAGAGATTAAAATCTTCGGGGTTGAAAGGGAACAGCTACTATGTTATAATATACAGTATTAACATTATCGGTAATTTCAATCGATGATCCATCTGTAAAATGCAATGTTAAATAGCCATTTACAACTTGAGTACTATCTGCATTATTGTGAGGCTCAGTATAATTAATCGAGGTAATAGTCTTGTCAGAACAAGTATTTCCATTAGCGTCTGTAAAAGCAGTAACGCCATCTGAATCCGAAAATAATGAAACACTAGGTGTAGCACCCTTGGATAATACTTCACCCATATCGCTTGTTATGGAAGCATATGTAATTTGTTTTAAAGACATATATAATAAATAAGAGAAATTATTTCTAAATTAATTTAGAATAAATTTCTCTTATTTATTATATATATGTCTTCACTCTCAAATATTTTTAATAATAAAAATGTTAAGTTTAGTGATATTCAAGAAAAAGCTATTACTAATTTTTATAATAGTGATCTTATTGAAGAAAATCTAAAAAAAAATTTTATAGATGATTTAAAAAAGGTTAGTCACGGAGAAGAGAGTGATTTTGTAAATACAATGAAAAGTAAATATACTGCTCGTACTGGCGGAAAACGTAAACGAACAAAAATAAATAAATCAAGAAAAAATCGTACTAAATCAAAAAGGAAAAGATTCGTTTAATTTAGAAAATATCTATTTTTATAAATAAAATATAAAAACAAACGCGTACTTATTTTTATATTTCTATTGCAATGAACGAATTAAATAATGTTCTTACAATTAAAACTGTTCAAATTCAACCTATTCGAAATATGATAACTGCTATAAAGGACATATTAACAGATGCAACAATAACTTTTACAAAAGATGGTATGAAGATTATAAATTTTGATAAAACCCACACAATTTTAGTAAATGTTATTTTAAAATCACATAAATTTGAACAATATACATGCGATCCAGATAAAATTATTGTTTGTGCAAATACTCTACATTTATTTAAGGTTATTTCAACAATGTCTAATGATGATACTCTATCTATGTATATAGAAAAATCGGATTATCACGAAGGAATAGTATCTCATTTAGGTCTACAATACGATAATGGTGATATTAAACAATGTTATACTCAAAAGCTTAGATTAATTGAACCAGATATGGAAGAATTAATTGTGCCAGATGTTGAATATTCAACAGTTATTAATCTACCGACTGGTGATTTTCAAAAGATAATTCGTGATTTAAATGGGGTTTCTGATCGTGTTGAAATTAAATCAGTGGGAAATGATCTAATTTTTTCATGTGACGGTAATTTTGCAAGTTCTCGAATATTTAGATCAGAATCGGATGGAAATATGGAATTTATTCAAAAATCGGATGCATCTGTTATTATTCAAGGTGAATTTTCCCTAAAGTCTCTGTCTCATTTTATTAAATGTACACCGCTATGTAGTCATCTAGAAATGTATTTAGGAAATGATTTACCACTGATTGTGAAGTATGATGTAGCATCGTTGGGTGAAATAAAATTATGTTTAGCGCCATTGCCACCTGCTTAAGTGAACCGTAGGTTCCCTTTAAAACCCTCCCTTGAGGGGAACCAAGGTTCCCCTCTAACCCCTCCTATTTAGTGAACTACTGGTAGGTTGAATTTACCAAACCATAGTTCTCCAAATTATCCTTAATCTCTATCAGCTGATAAATATATTTATCCACTGATAGAGATTAAGAGCAATCTTTGGTTCCCTTTTAAACCCTCCCTTATTTATAAATATAAAGATATTTATAAATATAATTTTTTATTAGTAAAAATCTTAAGGTCTAACCTCCGAACCCCCTTCCAATAAAGGGAGGGATTAAAAGGGAACCGTAGGTTCCCTTTAGAATTCAGGTTCATGTTTCTTGAATAAACATCCCTGCTTCAACAAATTAGGAATTTGTATAATCGCATTAGGATCCTGCAAACTAGACGTATCTAACCAAATTTTTATAATACAGAAATTTTTTTTAGGTGAAATAGTAATTCCATTTATATGTTTATTATATTTATTTTCTACACACAATGATTCTCCGCATAGTCCATAAAAAAGATTCTTCCACACTTCAGCTACAGATTTATTAATTACTTTATAAGAAAAACATCCTCCATTACGATTACGAGGATCCTCCCACATGGGCGTAATACCATCCCGCATAACAAACAGCATACAATTTTTGACAACATTTTCATGTATAGTTTCATTTAGACATATAACTTTTTCGACGGTATCAATCGAATTCATAATAATTGTATAACTGGCTAAATCCCAGTTTTTATTGTGTGGTAAATGGTAATATAAATTCCATTTATCATGCAAAGAATGTTGTGGGGTAGGAGTACTCACCGTATCCATAGTGATTACGCCCGTATATTATATACATATTTGTTTCTAAATGGTTTTTAGTTTATTTATGTTTACGTGTTTTTGAATTATTAGATTTTTTATATTTTTTTGTATTTATTTTTTTTTCTTTCTTTTCGTCCACAAAAATGTTTTCTTAAATTATCACTGCGTTGATGAAATAAATCATTCTTAATAGTTTTTATAGTTTTTTTATCAGTAATATCAAAATTACATGCCTTGTTTAACCTAAGTTTATTTTTCACTGTATTTATTACGTTTTGACATTGTTCGTCACTAACATTTATACCTGTAGGCATACATTTTGCATCTAATTCATCAATTAATTCTTGATAAGGATGAACAGCTGGAGTTTCTAGTTCACCCTTTATTTGATCTTCAATTGATTTATCGACAGCAGAAATGTTTCTTTTTGGTCCACAATTTAAAGCTAAAACAATTTCATAAGTTCTAATTTTTATTAAAGATTTTTCTAATTCGTTATTTAAAGTTACAATATTGTTATATAAATTTTCTAATATTTCCATATTATTTTGTTCTTCAACTAACAATTTACTACTACATGCAAATCCCTTAATTGTTTCAAAATAACTTTCTTTATTTTCTTTTAAGTTATTATTTATTGTTGTTTTATTAATACCATGTCTACTAAGAATTTCTTGTCTTTCTTCATTTAAACGGGCGTTTTCATCTGTAACATTTTGTTTTGAAATTCTTGTTGCCCCAACTAACATAGTTGCTGCAGTTCCAATAATTGCATTAGCAGCTGACGTTCCTGCTGCTGTAACAGATACAATTAATGCAGGTGGAAATATACTTCCTACAGCAGCCGATGCTGATGCTGCTTGCATTGCAGCTATAGCAGTAGATGCTGTTGTAAGTGATATTGCAACAAATAACTTGTCAGCATAAACCCTATGTTTTATTTTTTTTTCATTTTTTTTTATTTTAGAATCAATTACTGATGTTTTTTTACTTAATACCTCCTCAAAATACTTATCTTCATTTATCTCTGATCTTGATAAAATAATGTATGGATTTATTTCTTCTAAAAACATAGAATATTCTTTTAATTTTTTATAATTTGTAATATAATTTTTACAATATGATTTATTCTCAAATTTTTTAAATTTATTTAAGAAATCTTCAAATGCTTTTATTAATTTGCATTTTTTATCATAGTACAAAATATGATGATAAACTATTAAAATTACAAATTTTTCAAAATAATTATAATTATTACAGGCAAAACGTTGGTTGTTTCCAAATTGAAATTCAGTACGACCTGTTCTTATAATATCACTTCCCTCTCTAGTATTTAATATATTGTTAGCATTAGTTTCTGCGGAATTTTTGTTTAATTCAATAGTACCACGTTCAATTAAATCTTCAATATAATCATTTATTATCTTTATATAATCACGAAAACCACCATTAAAAATTTGACGATTTTTTTTTATAAATTTAAAAATATTTATTATTTCTCCTATAGTTATTATACCATTTTTAATATTGGCATTATTTACTAAAGAATATAATTGCCTTGTCATTAATTTTGGATAAATAATTGATAATAATAATTTTTCGAAAACAAGACAATTTCTTTTATCTAATATATTTTTTTTTTCATTTATAGTAAATGTCATAATTATATAATATTAGTTAGAAAAAAACAAATATAAATATTATTTGGAGAATTATGGTTAATTACATTTTTGGAAAACTGGCTAAACAATATTATATCCATCCTCTGTTAAAACAATATACTTATCAAATCCCAATTCAAAATTATTCAAATTATTATCCATTATCTTCAAAACATAATCTTTATCAAAATGATACAATTCACATTGAAATTCCAAATATAACTTAACAAATGATATCGATAAAATTTCATTTCCCTTAAAATAAATATTTTTATCTAAATTTATTACAATTTCCTTTTTCATAATTGGATGTGTATATTCAATACTCAAAAATCTAGCTTTGCTAGGAATAATTGGAAGTTTAAACTCAGTAAATTCTTTTTTATTTTTTAAAACTCTAAACACATAATCATCATCCAATTTCATTTTAACTAAACCTTCGCAATATATTTTTCGAATATTTACAAAATGTTGCACTGCATAACATATTTCACTATAATTTGTTTCGCATATTAATTTATCATTTTGTTCCCTGTAAGGATTTTCAAAAAATTCATACGATTCTAATAGGGAATATTCATTATCAAAATGTTTATTGTTATCAAAGTAATTAGTATTTTCCGCATTTTTTGATAAAATACAACTTTCTAAACTTTTTGATAAAACATAACTAGCAATCCAGTTTGTAGATAGTGGCTCGATTTTTTTATTAATTATACTAGAATAAATATATTTAAAAAAATACGACGTATGATCAATCGTTTTTTTCCCATATTTGGTTTTATAAATTATATTATACCAATTATTAAAAGTTACTATGACTATAGTACTATAATTTAAAAAATTTAACTCTATGTTTTCTTTTGTATTTATGTAAAATTCCTTTACATTATTGTAATTATTTAAAAATGAATGTTGGACTCCATCTAATAATTCCTGTAATCCTGCCATTTTAAATAAATATAAAATTATATTTATATTTATTTTTTGTTTTATTTGTTTTTATTTTTTCTAGTTTTTTTCCCACCTTTGCTTTTGCCTTTGCTTTTGCCTTTGCTTTTACGATCTGGTTCACGTTTCCTTCCTTTCGAATCTGATGAACTGGTTGATTCTGATCTTTTTAGATGGGTAACCCGTTTTGAATGTTCAATTGCAACATGTCGTTCTTCCCTGGCGGATATTCCATATTGCCCTCTTCTTATTACATTGCATGATAAATCAATAATAATTATTTTTTTTATACCATTAGATATTAAATATTCTATAATATTTCTTAATCTAGTGGTAGTAAGTTCTGTTCTTGTTGGTGCACTTCTTAACGCGGATACATTGCTATTTAAAGTTTCCATTAAATCCACAGGTTTACCCTTATCATCTGTAGTATGTAATAAATTTATTTTCCAATTAAAACTTCTATGTTTTAATTTTCCTTCTTTCGTTCGAATATCATGTTCTTCTCTTAAAAATTCTTTATTATAAATACGATTATCAGGATGTGTGTCGATCTGATACAATAAATCAGGATGATGATAATATGACATTGTTTCTGGGTCATCAGTATAATTTTCATTTCTTAATTCCACTTGATATTTTATTGCTATAACTTGATCATCTATAGGTATTATTTGTTCTCTAATTCGATCAACTATTTTAACCATATCTTTTTTACTCGTAGCTTCATTAAATTTATCTGGTGAAGTATTTTCGTTAATTATACGAACAATATCTCCCACGTTTTTTCCAGGAAGCATATTTGGTACATTAGCAGGGACTGCATATAATGAAACTATATCTATGTTTTCAGGAATATCATAAAATGATGCTTCGGCAACACCTGTTAACGCTGAATTACATACTTGAATATCACCATGTGTTGTTACAACGACAACCTTTGCCATTAATAATTATATATAATTATAAGATATTATCCATACTAAACATAATAAAATCGTATAACATTATAATATAATGTCATCCAAAAAAATAGAAAATGGATTGTTTATATTTCATCGTGATTTTCGTATAATAGATAATCAAGGATTAATAGAAGCAGGTAAGATATGTAAAAATCTTTATACGTGTTTTATTTTTACTCCTGAACAAATTGGAAACGCAAATGATTTTCGTTCTCAAAATTCCATACAATTTATGATAGAGAGTTTAGAAGAATTAGAATCAGATATTAACAAAAATGGTGGCAAATTAATTATTTTGTATCAAAATCAAAATACAGCAATACGAGAACTTATTTCTGAATTAAAAATCAATGGAATTTATTTCAATAAAGATTATACTCCTTATGCTGTAGGTCGAGATGAAAAAACCAAGGAAATATGTAAAGAATATGATATTGATTGTCAAATGTTCTCGGATTATTACTTATACGAACCAGGATCAGTAGTAACTGGAAATAAAGCTTACAAAAAATATACACCATTTTATTTAAAGGTTATTCATAGTAAACCAGACGAACCCAATTCTAAAAAGCCTAATAATTTAACTAGAACTACCAAAACAATAAGAAGCCAAATCAGTTTATCAACTGCTATGCAAAAATTTACTAAAATTAATAATGAAATATTAGTTAGAGGTGGGAGAACCGAAGCATTAAAACGATTAAAAACAGCAATAACAACACAAAAAAAATATGATGAAAAGCGTGATTTTTTTATTGAAAATACTACCTTTTTATCTGCTTATATTAAATTTGGATGTGTTTCTATTCGTGAGGTATATAGTGCATTTAAAAATTCATTTGGACTAAACCATGGTTTAATTCGAGAACTTATATGGCGAGAATTTTTTGCTCATGTTCTATATGCTTATCCTGAAGTAGTAGGAAAGTCTTATCAGCCTCGCTATCAAAAACTAAAATGGCAAAATTCAATGTCACAATTAGAAAAATGGAAAAGGGGACAAACTGGCTTTCCAATAGTTGATGCATGTATGAGACAACTCAATACAACTGGATATATGCACAATAGGGGTAGAATGACTGTCGCGAGTTTTTTAGTGAAAACTTTGCTGATTGATTGGCGTTATGGAGAGAAATATTTTGCCCAAAAATTAACAGACTATGATATTGCATCTAATAATGGAAATTGGCAAGGAATTAGTGGAACTGGTGTTGATATGAAACCATATTATAGGGATATGAACCCCTGGATTCAAGGTGCAAAATTCGATAAAGATGCCGAATTTATTAAAAAATGGATTCCTGAACTATCTTCCGTAGAATCAAAAGATATTCATAATTGGGAATTTGTTCATAATGATGCAAAATATAAAAACGTAAAATATCCGGGACCAATAGTTGATTATGTTGAACAAAAAAAGAAAATGTTAGAAATGTACAAAGATGCATAATTTTGTAAAAAATTGAAAAAACAAAATAATATTGTTATCATGATTATAGTAATTTACGATATTTTTATAATTAATAATGGCTAGAAAAGCAGGATGGTTATATATTTTAGGAAACGAATATATGCCATCTATTTATAAGATTGGACTTACTGGCAATCTTAAAAAACGAAAGGATGGTCTTTATTGTGGTGATTCCGGAGTACCTTATCCATTTCACATAGTAGATAAGGTATATGTGCAAGATACTAGAAAACATGAGAAATTAATTCATAAAAAGCTTGCAAAAGAGAGGATTAATCCGCGACGTGAGTTTTTTGGAATTCGGGTATACGAAAAAGGTGATTCTCCAGAAGATGTTATTAATAAAAAAAGGGTTGTCGATGAAAATGTATTAAAACCAGTAATGAAAATATTTAATGATTTGAGGTTTAATGGAGGATGGTAGACACAAACGAAAGACTAAATTCCTAAAAACCATTTAGGTTTTGTATCGCCTCGTCACATGCAATTTGTTCTGCCTTCTTTTTTATTTTATGTTTCCCTTCTCCTAAGAATACAAATATTTTACCATTTTCTGACATATATTGGTGTATTTCACTATAAGATGAGAAATGACTAATAGGAATTGATTTTGAATGATTTACATTATGCGTTGGTTGACCCAAACACAAATAAACACCCATATAATAACCTATTTCCGCATTATGTTCTTCAACTTCCATATAATGAGGTGTTATCTTAAATTCCTTCTGTATTTTTACTTGTAAAATATTTTTAAAATTATCATCATTTTTTATTAAATTAATCCAATCTACGTGCTTTTCAAAAACATTTTCAACAAATATTTGCACCATCTGAAACCCGGGTCCAGTTAAAAACACATCATTAAACCATCCATCCTCATCATTTACTTTAATTTTATTACAATCCAAGAATATTGATCCAATAAAGGACTCGAAAAGACACCCTAATTTTTTTAAGTTAGTACGGGTTTGTTTTAATTCAGCATGTTTAGATAATATAAACCATTTATGCAGTCCCATTTCATAAGCAATCCTACCGATTGCCTCATTCTTTACTAATGCGATTTTTTTTTCCGTCATGAACCCCTCATTTTCTTTAGGAAATCTGCGATATAAATAATATTTAGTAATACATTCTAGAACTCCATCACCCACAAATTCAAGACGTTCATTTGATTTAGTAAAAAGGGATAAACACCCATCTGGTTTAGGTGCAATAATAATATTATTTTGCTCATTTTCTAAATTTGGGCGTTTAATATAAGATCTATGAATAAACGCACGCTTGTATAATTCAAAATTATTAATTTCTATATCTAATCCGTAAGTTTGTAATATTTGCTTAACTTGATATTCATCAATAGGTTTATTTAGGGAATTATACGGATCAAAAATATATATTTCTGTGCCATTTTTATTTTCAATACGAATATCGTCGTCTATATTCATGTTATTTTTAAAATAATATGAATATCGAACTATATTATTACATAATCAATTTTCTATATTAGTTTTTTATTATTATTGCATTTTATAAAAAAAATATTTAGTAAATATATAACTAGAATAATGCCAGTATCAAGAGGACGTAATGCGTTTTTATCATCAAGCCGAACACGTATGGGTAGCAATGCTATAACTACACAAAATCAAGGAGGAGGAAATACAAAGGCTGGGTTTCCTTATCAAATAGGACGCAGCTCATGGTCATCTATTAGACTTGGATTTGATCCTACATCTAAATCTGGATGTGCCACATTGAGATGCATGCAATTTACTGTTAATCCTAGAGTATCTGAATCTCGCTCTATAGGATCAACCGCTGCAACAAATAGATACTTCCATATTCCATGAGCAGGTCAACCATAATCTTCTTTTGTGAATAAACAATATTTTGAAACAATATAATGTTATCGTTTACATTATATTATTAATGCAAATTATAATAGATAAGCGAGAATATTCTCTTTATGAAAAATGCCAGGAATTATTATCAAAAAACATTACACAATCGAATATAACAATTACGCAAAGAGAACTAGCTATTGGTGATATTTTGATACAAACAAATGATTGTAAAGATGTTTTATTAATTGAACGTAAAACATTTAGTGATTTGTTAGCATCTATTAAGGATGGTCGATATAGTGAACAATCGCACCGGATTTTAAATACGAGTGAATTGCCGCCACATTCTGTTATATATTTAATTGAAGGAATGTTCTCTCAATTATCTAATCCAAAGGATAAAAAAATTATTTATTCCACAATGACAACGCTTCATTATTTTAAAGGATTTAGTGTTTATCGGGTTTCAGGAACATTAGAAGCTGCTGAATGGCTAATAAATATGTCAGATAAACTACAACGTGGTTTTGAACGTGGAAGCATTCCCTATTATAAAACAGAACCCTTCTTGAATACTTTTAATGGAGGATATTCTCAAGGATCCGAAAATAATGATCTTTCAGGATGTTTAGAAGAAAACACAGAAAAAACATCGAAAAATTATTGCAATTTCGTTAAAAAGGTTAAGAAAGATAATATAACTCCACAGAACATTGGTGAAATTATATTATGTCAAATACCTGGAATTAGTTCAATTACTGCAATAACAATTATGAAAAAATTCGGCACTTTTCCGAATTTAATTCAAGAATTACAAAACAATTCTAAATGTTTAGATGGAATATCGTGTGAAACTAATGGAAAAACACGTAAAATAAGTAAAACATGTATTGAAAACATTCATAAATTTCTTATTCAGTAATAATAGTAGGCATACTCCTCATCATCTTCTTCTTCGTCATTTTTATCATAAATATCTAAACGATATCTCCAATTTCTATAATAATCTTTTCTATCGTAGTTAATACAATTATACCTTTTTGTTCTCATTCCGTTACAATCAGAATCTCCACATTCAATTCCATAATGATTATAACGATATGGTTCTCTTTTTGTTATAAGATAAAAATAATATTCCGCTGAAAAGGAATATCCTCGTGAAAATCCACAAAAACAATCCTTTATATGTACCTTTTTTAAACAACCTGCACATGAAAGTGTACAATCAGAGTTGAATTCTTCTAGTAATATTTTTGTTTTTTCGATATGTCCTTCTACGTTGAAACTCCATATAGTATCTTGTACGCATTGTGGCAAAAGCCTAATCTTAGTATAAAGTATTGTTGTCATGTTTGTGCCATATAATATTAATACATGATTGTTTTCAATTTTTTATGTGAATTCTACTACTAATATTTACAAACATTAAGGTCTATCCGTGTTTTTTGTATCCATTTGGATACAAAAGACAGGATAACCCATATCCTATTCGTGCATAAATACATTTATGCACGAATAGAGATTAAATAGTATAAATTGAAGAAAATAGCATAAAAATAATATAAAAATTTTTATATTATTTTATAAAGATGATAATATCTCGACAGGATTTAAAAAATATGTATTTAGAGCACATAGAACAGGAGAAAGCTCGTATATTACGATTGGTTACCAACGAATTAAAAATAATAGTAAATGAAATAATAGAAACAAATAAAACAGGAAAACAAATTTATAAAAGAAAATGTTATGAATTACGCGAAGATTATTTAACATTATTATTTACTAATCTACAGGAAGTATTTGTAGATAGTAAAATAACAACAGAAGTAGTAAATGATCCCGAAGAATCACAAAAATATGTAATTATTACTTTTGATTGGTCGTAATTATATGAAAAATTACGGGGTATAATTGCAAACATTTCTGTTTTTCCTGCGTGATTTACAAACATTTGAAATTTGGATACAAAAGAGAGGATAGACCTTAATTTCTGTCAGGTGATTACAATATGTATTTCCTCATAGAGATAAGGGAAGGGTTAAAGGGGAACCTACGGTTCCCCTTATATAATATCTTTTGGTTGAGGTCGGGATGGATCTATTGGAAAAAATGCCATTTTTGGTTGGAATAACATTGGTTTGGTTATGTTATTATCCTCATATTTTCCGGTATCTATCATTTTTTGAGTATATTCAACACCACCCCAATTAGGATCCATTGGATTATCACTCAATTGGGATTTTTGCGTAGATTTATGAACTTCATCTAAATTAGTAAAAACTCCAACATGTTGTCCGTATGGATCAAAACTAGCATATGCGTTTTTATTATATGGTGGATTATCACGACCAGCGTCAGTTACAATTATAGAATGTTCATTTAGAGGTGTTTGTGTCGATAATGTAGATTTATTTATATCAGTTATTTGTGCAGGCGGTGGAGAATATGATTTGCTGGTATTACTAATAGATAATGGGGGAAATGGATTTTGTCTATTAATATCAGTAATAGATGGCAAACCTCCCTGTAAATCAAATGGACTAGGGCGTATTCTATATACATCTTCACCTTGTGCGTTTGTTTCCTCTTGTAAATAAAGTACAGGACAATTATTTCCTAATTTTCTCTGTGCTTCTAAATAATAAATATATTCATCTAAATTAGCAAATGGTATTGGATTTGTTTCATCAATTGGTTTATTAGTATTATGTAACATTAATACATTGCCTTTTTTTATTAATAAATTAGGACAATTCTTATTAGTGTCATCAGAAATCATTTGTTCAATAGTTAATTTGTTATGGTTAGGTTTGATGTTAGAATTAAATATCCAATATAATCCTGCTAAAAAGACTATGATTAAAAATAACAAAAATAACAATCTTATTTTTTTCATATGTATTGATATATATAATAACTAGGAGAAATTATATATCACATCTATTTAGTGAAAAATATCTATTAGTTATATATATGAATCGTAATACACGAAAAATTACTACTAATAAAACAGAAAAGAAAAAACCACAAATTGTTACTATTGGATTAATATATGCAAATTGGTGCGGACATTGTCAATCCTTAAAACCTGAATGGAAAAAAATGAAATATAATTTAATGAAGACACCGACATTTAAAAGAGGCTATTATAAATTCATCGAGATAGAAGATTCAGATAAGTCAAAAGATTTAAAAATCAATTCCATTAATACGCGTTTAACTGGTGAGAAATTATCAGCAAATGGTTATCCTACAATATTTAAAATTCATGGTGGTAAATTGCATTATTATAATGGAAATCGCACTGCTATAGAATTGCAAAACTGGTTTTTAAATAAAAATATTCAAGACATTGAGGCACCCCCAAGAGGCGTATATTCATTATTCAATCGTATGTTTGGTGGAAAAACAAAGAAGAATAAATCGATGAAACAATGGAAAAAATAGGTATCCGAAATATTTACACAAGTGGTGTTAGTTGTGGTTTCGTTCAAAAAATTGAATTAAGTAATATGACAATTATTTAATTCAAACCAAATAAAACCAACACATAATAATTTTAAAATGGGTGAACTTTCAACAACTAAAAAAGTTATCAGAAAACCAAATGTTAAGAAATTTTTCCGACTTTTTGATTTCAATACTTACGATGAAGTAACTGTTTCTGATGATGCAAGTTCAGGTTCAGATAATGAATCTCATAAATTTAAAAGAAAAGTAGATGATAAAATTTTCGTTATTCAGATGTTTGGTGTAAACGAATCAGGTGAAACATGTTGTATCTATATAAAGGATTTTCAACCATTCTTCTTTATTAAGGTTGGTAATAATTGGCAAACATATGATGCTGTTAAATTAGTTCGTGATATACAATCTAAAATTGATAAAAAATATCAGGATTCCATAGTTTCATACGAATTGGTAGAATATAATAAATTATATGGTTTTACAGCTGGAAAGAAAGATAAATTTGTTCAACTAACTTTTAAAAATACAGAGGTTATGAATAAGGTAAAAAATCTTTGGTATACGTATGTGCAAAATAAGATTGATCCTACTATTAGAGACCGTAAGCGTACAAAATATTTCTTTCAGGGAATTTCATTGGACCTTTACGAGAGTGGAACAATACCGCCTCTGCTTCGATATTTTCATATTCATAATATAAGTCCAAGCGGATGGGTCTCATTTTATTTGAATAAAATTATCAGACCCCCTGTCAATACAACTACATGTACTTTCGAATATATATGTCCACTTTCATCATTGATGCCTGAACCAAGTAAAATGGATCGTGTTCCATTTAAGATATGTAGTTTTGATATTGAAGCTAGTAGTAGTCATGGTGATTTTCCTGTTCCAGTAAAAACATATAAACGGTTAGCAGCAAATGTTGTTGATGCTTTTTCAAAACAATCGCAATTCTTGGACGAAGCCAAGGGAAAAATGCTATTGCAGAAGATTATACTAACAGCTTTTGGTTATGATCATTTTCAAGATATCGATATTGTATATCCAAAATCGAAACCATCAAAAGAACGCGTAAAACATCTTATTAATATATTAATGGACGAAACAATTGAAAATGCTAAACGTGCAAACACGGAAGAGGATAATTCAGTATTATTACGAATTGACGATATGTTTGAATCTATGAATGAAACCCAAAATCAAGGATCTAGTGAAAATGCTTCCGATGAAATACTTGTGGTTGATTCAGGAAATTCTATTGATGATTCAGATGATGAAGAAACAAACACAATACAAAACAAATCGTTCAAATCACAAAAGAAAACATCAAAAGATAATACGAAAATCGTAGATATTTTAATGAACGCATCTACGAATAAGGATGATCCGAAACGAATAGCTAGAGATGAAAAAATTCAAATTACAAATGATGTTTTAACGCGACTGTTTCCAAGATTAGAAGGCGATAAGGTTACTTTTATAGGATCAACGTTTTTGAAATACGGTGAAATGGAACCCTACTTAAATCATTGCATTGTTCTTGGATCATGCGATCCAGTTGAAGGTGCAGTTATTGATCCTGTAGAAAATGAAAAAACCCTGCTTTTAAATTGGGCTGAATTAATACAAAAAGAAAACCCCGATATTATTATTGGTTATAATATTTTTGGTTTTGATTACGAATTCCTTTTTAGACGTGCGGAAGAAAATGAATGCGTACATGATTTTATGATGCTTTCTCGACAAATTGGTGAAGTCGCTGCAAAACCCAATAGAGATATGCCTGGAAAATATGACATCGAAACAACAAAAATGGCGATTGCTAGTGGAGAATACGAACTACGTTATTTTAAGATGATTGGTCGATTACAGATTGATATGTATGCTAGTTTCCGAAGAGATTTTATTCTATCATCTTATAAATTAGATGATGTAGCAGGATTATTTATTAGTGATGATATTAAACGTGTTGAACATGTCGTTCATCCACAATATGGTAATGTTACTGAATTATATAGTCAAAATCTAATGGGCATTAATGTAAATGATTTCATACATATTGAATTATCAGGATATACATCAGAATATCATAAGAAAGGACAAAAATTCCGTATTCTAGATATTCAACGTGGAAAAGAGGTTACTGAAATAGTAAAGGGTCAAGAAAAAACAAATAAATACAATGTATTAATGATAGGTGGTCATGAACATTTTGAAAAAGGTAAATCTATAAAATGGGGTATGGCAAAAGATGATGTATCTCCAAAAGATATTTTCCGATTAGCAAATGGCTCTTCTTCGGATCGATCCATAGTTGCTAAATATTGTATTCAGGATTGTAACCTTGTTCATCATTTGATGAATAAAATAGACTCTATTACTGGTTATTCAGAAATGGCGAATATATGTTGTGTTCCTATAAGTTTCCTGATTTTTCGAGGACAAGGAATTAAGCTGACTAGTTTCGTAGCAAAAAAATGCCTTGAAAACAACATGCTTATGCCTGATTTGGAAAAATCAAATGATTTTGACCGATATGAAGGTGCAATAGTCCTTCCTCCAAAATGTGCAATGTATATTGATAATCCGGTTGCATGCGTTGATTATTCATCCCTTTATCCTTCATCAATGATTAGTCAAAATTACTCACATGATAGTTTGGTATGGTCAAAAGAATATGATTTAGATGGGAAACTAATTAAGGAAAAGGGTGAACGTGATTCATCTGGTAAGTATATTTATGATAATTTGTCCGAATATCAGTATATTGATATAGAATTCGATAATTTTAAATATATTAAAATAGGCAGCGCACAAGCCAAAAAAACCAAGGTTGGAAAAATAGTATGTCGCTGGGCACAATTACCTAATAATAAAAAATCTATTTTACCATCTATATTGGAAGAACTATTAAAAGCTCGTTCAGATACTCGTAAACTCATTAAATCAGAAAAAGATCCATTCATGCAAAATATTCTAGATAAACGTCAATTGGCTTATAAAGTAACAGCGAATTCTCTTTATGGACAATGTGGTTCTAGAACTTCAACCTTTTATGAGAAAAATGTAGCTGCTTCCACGACAGCTACGGGTCGTATGATGATTACATATGCAAAACGTATAATTGAAGAAGTATATGGTGACAGAATATTTACTATGCAGTCAGGAGAAACTGTAAAAACAAAGGCCGAGTACATATATGGTGACACTGACTCTGTATTCTTTACATTTAATTTGGAAAATCCAAATACTGGAGAAAAAATAGTAGGTAAGCCTGCTTTAGAAATGACAATCGAATTAGCTCAAGACGCAGCAAAATTATGTACACAATGGTTAAAACCACCAATGGAACTTTCTTATGAAAAAACACTTATGCCATTTATCCTATTGTCTAAAAAAAGATACGTTGGTATGCTATATGAAGAGGATCCAAATAAAGGGAAATTAAAATATATGGGGCTTCCTTTAAAACGCAGGGATTCATGTGATTACATGAAGGATGTTTATGGTGGTATTTTAGATATCTTAATGAAAAGCACTGATATGAGTTCTGCTATAAAACATTTAGATGATTGTTTAAATAATTTAATTGCAGGAAAAGTAAGTATGGATAAATTAGCCATAACAAAAGCACTTCGGAGTGATTATAAAAATCCTGAACAAATAGGTCATAATGTATTAGCACAACGTATTGGTAAGCGAGATCCTGGTAATAAACCAAAATCTGGCGATCGCATTAAATTCGTATTTATTGTAAATGATGATAAGAAAGCACTCCAAGGGGAAAAAATGGAAACCCCGGAATTTATCATTGAAAATAAACTTCCGATTGATTATAATCATTATATAACAAATCAAATAATGAAACCTCTTTTACAGTTATTTGGTTTAGAACTGGAAAAAATTATGAGAGCTCAAAATAAAGGAAAAGTAATAAATGCTATTAAAGATTATCAGAAGCAAATTAAAAAACTCGAAGAAGAATATCCTGATTTAGAAATCTTTATGAAGAAAAAGGAGAAGTATTGTGCATCAAAAGTAAAAGCATTATTATTCGATAAGGTTTTAGAAAAAATACATAATGAGAAAAACGGAATTCAAACAATCACGTCGTTTTTCAGTAGAGGGATATAGAAACCATTGAAATCTTATTGTTGCCTATTTCCTTTTCAAGTATAAATATATTTATAACTAAATAAAACAAGATCGATATATGAATAATAAACAACTATTAAATAAATATTCATAACTCCGTGTATTTATTTCGTATTTGTACGGTGTTTCCCGAAACCAAATATTGCATACATATTTAACACCTGATTTTATAGGCATTCCTGCATGTAATGCTTTTGGATGACACCTCTTATTTGTTTTTTCTAATGGATGAAAAATGATTGCACTATTTCTAATTGGTTTTATATTTTTATCTAGTGTTACAAACCTTGTTTCTCCTCCTTGAAAATCATCATTTAAATAAATAAGTGTGGTTAATATTCGATGACCTCCTTGTGATAAAAAATCGGGTTCATAAAAAGGAAAACTATCATGATGTTCTCGATAGAAGTTATCCTTTTCATATTTTACTACCTGCATATCTTCCGCGTTCTCAATATTCAAATTATATTTGTTACATATTTTTTCATATATCTCCTTTACAATTGGATTATCTTTGGTTATCCATGCAGTTTGACTTTTTCTGATATTACTATCTACCACGTTTTTTATTCCTCCTCCTACTACACTTGGAGTAAATAGATTGCTTGCGTATTCCAATATCTCACGATTTTGTTTTTCTGATATAAAATAATGAATTACTTCTGGATATATGTAATCCGAGTTTTCATCTGCTAAACCTTGTCGTTCTATAACATGTTTAATATGCTGATAATTTAACAAAATAAATAAAATAATTACTAATATGATTGATAAAAATATATAGTAAAAATTCATTATTATATATTTTGATAAAAAATTATGTTTCGAAGAACTATGAAGAATCAATTCGAGATTTTTCATAAATATTAATCGCATCTTCTTTATTTTTAAAACCATAAACTTCAGTCCATTTGTTAGGTGTTTTTGTTTTATAATTTGAAAAAAACCAAAAAATATTTTCTTTTATTTCACTATTCAAATCATTTATATTATTTATTGTATCATAATCATCTTCCAATACACAGAGAACTTTTTCATCCATACCTTTTTCATCACGCATTATTAAAACGCCAATAATGTAAACATAATAAATTCTATCCTTTTCTAAATTTTTTTCTGTAATTATCAATGCGTCTAATTCATCATCATCCATAGCTTTTGTCTTTAATATAAACCCATAATAATAAGGATAATAATAAGGATATGGTAAAACTCGATCCACTTCCAATTTATTTAAATCTTTATTTAATTCATATTTTATATTGCTATCTTTCTCTATTTCTATATAAACAGGAACTTGCTTATGCATATTATATACATAATATAAATAAACTATCTTTGTAAATTATACGAAAGATCACTAAAAATAGGAAATTCAAATGTATAAATGAGATTTCCTGATAAATCTGTATTAATAGAATTACTATTTAAATATTCCGAAACTATATTTGTTAAATTATCTCGTAGCGTATTATATAGTAAATTGGGTGATTCTCTTGGTATTTGTGTGTTGGATTGTTCTCGTTCTTGTTCTCCTTGAGAATTCATTAAATAATCTCGAATATCATATCTACAAACAGGGCAATGAGTATTACGCTGAAACCAATTTTGTATTGCACTATTTCTAAATGTATGACCACAATGTCTTATTCTACATACTTGTTCGCCTTCCTGAAATTCATCTAGAGTGATTGGACAATTAGTATGAACATTATCATCTGCTAGTGAAAAATCAAATATTATAGTAGCATTATCTATTTGTTGAGAAGATGGACGTTGCAATTCATTTCCTTGAAATATATTATTTAATCTTATAGGATTAGTTGGATATATTGCGTAATTTATAAGGTTCTCCAAATCATATGAATTTAATGTATTACTTCTAGATGATCTGAATGTGTATAATCTAGATGATTCTCTATTACTCGTTGAATTGTTTTGAATTAATGAATATAAAATTCGTAAAATAAGACGTGTATTGTTTTGATAATCGCGAATATTATCATTATATGAATGAATAATATTTGTTAGTAATAATAAAACTTCTGCTGTATCACTATTACCTCTTCCTGTTGAATGTAAATTATTTATATTATTACGTGATCCATTTAAATTTTGAAACAATCTCTGCAACTCATCAAGTAAACGGTTGGTGCCATTATCCATCTATTTGAATAATATAAAGATAATTATCTATATATATTTATTCAGAATATAAAATATAAAATATGGATTTATCAAAATATAAAGATAAGGGAAAAACTGGGTTGGAAAATTTGGGTAATACGTGTTTTTTAAATGCATGTATGCAAGTATTAAATCATACATATGAATTAAATAAGTTTTTAGATTCAGAAAAACACAAACGCTATTTAAAAGCAAGCATTATTGATTCAGAAATACTAACTGAATGGGATGATCTTCGAAAGGTTATGTGGACAGGTAATGGCATTGTTTCTCCAAATAGATTTGTACATAATGTTCATAAAATAGCAAGCATTAAAGGTAGGGATATTTTCACTGGTTGGGCACAAAATGACATGCCAGAATTTTTACTGTTTTTTATGGATTGCCTTCATAATAGCATTTCAAGAAGCGTAAATATGAAAATTTCAGGAAATACTGAAAATAAAGTAGATGAATTAGCTATAAAATGTTACGACATGTTAAAATCTAGTTATGCAAAAGAATATTCAGAAATTATGGATATGTTTTATGGTATATATGTTTCTGAAATAATTTCATTAAATGATAATGCGAGTCTTACATTAAAACCTGAAAATTTCTTTATTTTAGATCTTCCAATATTAGAGGACAATAGAATAGCTACTAATATTTATGAATGTATTGATATTTACACAAAACCAGAAATACTAGAAGGTGACAATGCATGGCATAATGATAAAACCGGAAAAAAAGAAAATGTGAAGAAACAGATTTCTTTTTGGAATTTTCCAAAGATTTTAGTAGTTACGTTTAAACGATTTAGTCCAGATGGTCAATCAAAATTAAATTCTTTAATATCATTTCCTTTAGAAAATTTAAATTTATCAAAATATGTTTGTGGTTATAATAAAGATTCATATAAATATGACTTATATGGGATATGTAATCATATGGGTGGTGTAATGGGTGGACACTATACAGCATTTGTGCGTAATTCGGAAAATCAATGGATTCATTGCAATGATAGAAATATAAATATAGTTGAAAATCCAGAGTCAATTATTACGCCAATGTCATACTGTTTATTTTATCGTAAAAAAAATAACTTATTATAATATACTATATATTTGAATGATAGAAAATTATAAAGATAAAGTTACAGAATATGCAGAATCACAAAAAAACCTTGCCAATAATGAAACACACAAATATATTCCACCAAATTATAATGTTAACGGGAATATAAATACTGTACCTTCAACCCAAACTTCTTCAGGAAATACTTCATATAGTGTATCTAATGACCCAAACACATACGAAGGATTATTTTTTTATATATTTAATAAAACTACTATTATATACTTCTTATGGTTTTTAGCAATATATATTATTGCCTATTATGTATTAGGATTTTTTAGAACAGATGGTTATGTTGTTAGTAATGAATTAAAAATAAGTAGAATAATTGATATTATAGCCCTGATACTTTTATTGTTAGCTTTACTTGGATATTCAACTTTATCACCTGATGAACAAATTAAATCAGCCGAAGAATCTCTTAATTATTTCAAAAAAGACATGACATCACCTGGTGCAATTATCATACAAATATTAGGAATTGCTATTTTTTATTTGGTAATATATTTATTTAAAATACCTATGGGTAGTGGTGTTAAATCTATTACAGTATCTATAATTGAAACAACTATGTGGTTATATTTAATTGTTCAAATATTTTCCGTATTTTTTAAATATGTAATAGGTGTATCATTGTATGACGTTTTATCGAAGTATTTTAATTGGTCTGAATTACCCGATTATGCACCTGTTCCGAAACCCTCTGGAAATGTAAATATTAAAGGGAATATAAATCTGGGTTCTCCTATTCAAAAGGATGAAGTATTTAATATTTCTAATAATTTATATACATACGATGATGCACAAGCAATATGTTCTTCGTATGGTGCAAAAACAGCAACATATGATCAGATAGAAGAAGCATATAAAAATGGTGCGGAATGGTGTAATTATGGTTGGTCTGATGGTCAAATGGCGTTTTTTCCTACACAAAAATCTACCTGGGAAAAATTACAAAAAACAGATAAACATAAAAATGATTGTGGACGTCCGGGCATAAATGGTGGATATTTTGCAAATCCCTATATTAGATTTGGCGTTAATTGTTATGGTAAAAAACCCAAACCAAAAAATTCAGATTTAGAAAGAATGAAAGCACAAAACAATATATCCTATCCTAAAACTGAAAAGGATAATTTGCTTGATAGAAAGGCACAATTTTGGAAGGATAATGCTGATAAAATGTTAGTTTTAAATTCATTTAATAAGAATGTATGGTCTGAATATTAGAGATTCTAGGTTCTCCATAATATGTAAATAGATTGTAGTTTATAGTATTCTACAATCTATTTAGTTATCTATTTATTAGAAATGCACTTTCTCCGCTACCTCTAATTTTAATTTTTCTAATAATTCTGTAGTATCACTATTGCTTTTATTTTCTTTTATTTCTTTTACAATATCTTCGATTTTTCTATCAAAATGTTCGCCTATTACACGTTCAATATTACTAACAACTAAATTTTCTGCCTTATCCTGTTGAAATTTTCTACCTATTTCTCCTGTTGCTATATCCGCTAATTGTTTATCTGTCAATTTTCGACGTTCAGAATCAAATGATGCTGAAACTATTGATCTACCAGGTTTTTTTGGCGGAGGTGGTACACCAGAAGCTGTTTTCAATACTGAACTAGAAAAACGAGGTTTAATACGAATAGACTCACCCTCTTTTGCTGTAGATAATAAAACTAATAAACCAATTAATGTCTTATAAAGATTTACACCACCTTTTATATTTTTCCTGGTTTTACGACATAATGATCTTTTAGTTTTTCTTTTAGTTATATGTTTCTTAAATTTTTTCATTATATAATAAGATTATATAAAAAATGAATACGGAAATTAATATCAATTCAAAAGCTCAATTTATCGAAGATATTAAAAGATGGGCTCTATTAGATAATCAACTAAAAATAGTCAATGAAAAAACCAAAAAAATGCGTGATCTTAAATCTGAATTGTCTGAAAAAATACGCAAATACATGATAGATAATAATATATCTAATAACAAAATTAAATTAAGTGATGGAGAACTTTGGATGTATGAAAAAAAAAGTCAAACTCCACTTACATTTAGTTATATAGAAGAAACATTAAGCAATATAATTAATGATGAAGAACAATTAGAATATGTTATAGAATATTTAAAAACAAATAGAGAAATTACTACTTCTCAAGATATAAAAAGATCGTATAACAAATAAATAATTAGTATTTATATAGAATGCAAAATATTGTAGAATCAATAGAATTTATGAAAGATGCTAATAACACAATAATTGCAGCTAATTTTCCTATGCGAGAATATTTTAAAAGGGAAAACAATAATAGTATGCTTTTAGGAGGATCTATTCAAAACGATTCAAATAGATTTGCTGAATTGGGAATACCTATTGGATTATATTTAGAACCAAATAGGGTTATCAATCAAATAAAATCAAAGCAAAATAGCAATTCAATTATGGATGATGATATGTTTGAAAAGTTATTAAATATGGTATCTACTACTAAATCATGTTCAGGAACAAAAAAGTGTTCTATTAAAAAAACCGAAAAAACAAAAAAAAACCGAAAATAATTTTTTACATATATAATAAAAAATTATTACACAGAAATATATAGTTTAGCGTCTTCCCTTGCGTTTGCTATGACGACGAGATTTTCTTGATGAAGATCCAGGAAATCTGCGATTTTTAATTACGTTTCTTGTATATATGATAGTAGCAGGCACAGCAATATCAGCAATAATGCCTCCACCATTATATTGGCCAGGTGATAATGGTTGACCACCAACTTGAGAAGGAGCTAAAGCCGGTAATCCACCACCGCTGTGTTTCATTGCAATGGTATGATTATTAGCACTAACTGCATGCTGTTGTCCAATACCGCCATATGTATCAATTGCGTGTTGTGTTGCACCGGAGTCCCCTCCTAATAATTTAGAACGCCTGTGTCTTCGAGTTCTTCTTGAATGTCTGGTTTTTGCCATTTATATATTTTAATTATATTTTATTTTGTACTTAATCTCTATTTGTGCATAAATATATTTATCCACGAATAGGATATGGGACTAACGTTGATTTGTATCCATACATTCTTTGCGGATACAATTCCACGGATAGACTTTAATTATCCATTAATTATGCAATAATTATTTAACCGTTTTGATAATCTCATCAATAATACTAAAATTGCTAAAACAATAAAAAATAGAAATAAATTAAAAAAACATAAGAGCCATAGATATAAATAAATTTCGTTATAAACAACGTTTACTAATGGTTTCATTATGTCTTTAATAACTTTACGTATATCCTCGTTTTGAAAAAAATCCGCACAAGAATCACGTATGTTTTTCATTCATATTACAATATTAGTAAATAATAATGCAATTATTCAAACGTAATATACACCATTTGGACACAAAAGAGAGGAGATTAAATATTAATCTCTATTCGTGCATAAATACATTTATGCACGAAAAGGATATGGGTCTAACGAAGATTTGTATCCAATTGGATACAAATCCTCGGATAGAGCTTAAAGGGTATATATGTTTATCTGTGTATATGCGTATGAAATGATTTAAAATTTTATTAACAAATTATAAGTAATTTACTAATGGAAATCCATGACACAAACGATTCATTTGACTTTAATAAACTTATTCTTACTAAACCTAGTTTAATATCCGGGGGAAACTATTTTATACGTTGTTTAGTAAATAATAATCCTGTTTATATACAACCTCCTAAATGCAAAACCAAACAGGGATTTAACAAAGCAGGAAAAAAATTTTATTGTGATTTAATGTTTACTAATGAAAATGAAAATTTTATACGATGGATGGAAAATTTAGAGAATCATTGCCAACAATATATTTATAAAAATCGAGAAAAATGGTTTGATGGAAATATGGAATTGCATGATATTGAAAACTACTTTACATCGCCCTTGAAATTATACAAATCCGGAAAATATTACATTGCCCGTATTGGTGTTAATACTGTATTAAATAAACCCGCATTAAAAATTTATGATGAAAATGAGAACGAAGTTGATATGGAATCTATCAATGATAATACTAATGTAGTAACAATTATTGAAATACAGGGAATAAAATGTTCCTCACGTAGTTTTCAAATAGAATTGGATTTAAAACAAATGATGGTTCTCCAACCCACTAATCTATTTGAAAAATGCATTATAAAATCATCAGTACCATCCATAAAAAAAGATTTTGAAGATAATTCGAATGATGAACAAATAATCGAATGTAGTAACGAAGAAAAATCTTTAGAAATTAAGGATGATAATATTGAAGATGATGTTTTAACAAAAGAGGTTGCCATAACCGAGTCTTTAGATAATATTGATGATAAAATACCAGAAGATAATGTTTTAGAAACTAATAACACGCCTATCTCTAATAATGAAGATGTTATTCCAGATATTATTGATACAAATATTATTTCCACAAAAGATGGAATGGAAGAAATAGATTTTAATTTAGAAGAATTGAAAGAAGCAGAACCATTTCAGATAAAGGCTAGAAACGAAGTTTATTACGAAATGTATAGAGAAGCCAGAAAAAAGGCTAAGATAGCTAGAGATTTAGCACTTTCATCTTATTTAGAAGCAAAACGTATAAAAAATACATATATGTTAAACGATATTGATGATAGTGATGAGAGTGATTTAGAAATGAATGATTATGATGAAGAAAATTCTGTGGATGAAAATGAATAAAACTATTTAGTAAATTTAAATTAATTATACAAATATTTTTATCATCCGTTTATATATAAATGTTGAAAGAGATCATTAGCGGATTTTCCAAATTTTTCACAAAAGAAAGAACAATAGTTCTAATTATATTTTTAGTTCTTGCATGGGCATTATTTGTCTATTCTGGATCTAAATTAAACTTTTATGATAGCATGGCTGACGGATCTAAAGTTGCATCTGGTGCATCAACTGTAGCAACTGCCCCTGCAACTGCCACACAACCTCCTATTGTATCTGCCGGAGCAGCTGCAGCCAGTGCACCTGCTGGCTATTCTCAACAAAATGTAGCAAATCCATCTGATTTGCTACCAAAAGATGCAAATAGTCAATGGTCCGCATTAAATCCTAATGCTATGAATGGTGGTGATATTTTAATGCCTGACTTATTGCAAGCCGGATATCATATTGGACTTGATACTATTGGACAAACTCTTCGCAATCCTAATTTGCAATTAAGATCAGATCCTATAATTACAAAGGCTGATATTGGACCCTGGAACCAAAGCACCATTGAACCCGATTATGGTCGCGTTCCATTAGAACTTGGTGCTTCTCCTGTAAAATAGATAATTACATATAACATATTCATGGATAAATATAATTATCCATGAATTTTATTCAATTGTTTTCAACTTATAGAGATTAAATTTAGAAAAACTTAAAAGGGAATGTGAAAAAATATTTTAATCTATTTAGAATAATTTATATTTGTTATATATAAAATGAATCTAGCCGTTGCTATTTATTCCGCCATTTTGTTCTTTCTCCTATCTCCTGGAGTTCTTCTCCGCTTACCTTCTAATGGTAGCAAATTACAGTTGCTGGTGTTCATGCAGTTGTCTTTGCTGGTGTTCTCTACTTTACCGCTGGATTTGTCTGGCGTTTGTCTCATTCCTTACCCTTTTTACGAGAGGGAAATACAATGATGAAAAAGAAAGAACACGAGACAGAATAATTTATATTTGTTATATAAAATGAATTTAGCCGTTGCTATTTATTCTGCTATTTTGTTCTTTCTCCTATCTCCCGGAGTTCTACTTCGTTTGCCTCCTAATGGTAGCAAATTAACTGTTGCCGGTGTTCATGCAGTTGTCTTTGCTGGAGTTCTCTACTTTACTGTTGGATTTATATGGCGTTGGTCCCTTTCCATACCTGTTTTACGATAGGGAATTGGTGGTGTTCCTCGTGTTAGAAGAAGGTAACTCAATAAAAATATTGCACCATAATAAAATACACCGTATTTATATAGTAATGGATAAATACGATGCTTTAGGTTATTTCATTATAGGGTTTGTTTTAGTTAGTTGTGCCTATATGTATTATAATAATTCCGATGACTTTCAATTAAAATGTATTGTATCAAATATTGATGGTAACAAATATTGCGTTAGAGAACGTGAAAAATTACAAGCAGCAGCTGACCTTTTAGCTAGTATCACTGAAAAATGTAAAAAATTAGTAAAATATATGGATGATCATCACCACGAAGAAGAGCGTGTAAAACGTTTAGTAGCGGGATATAATCCTCAAAAAGTAGTAGAGACTCTTCCTACCAGCGAGTATACTGCCTATAGTGAAAACAAAGGTGAAAAATTGGCTTTCTGTTTAAATAGATCTAAAAAAGACAATGATAATTTAATCGATGAAAGTACTCTTATGTTTGTTGCTATTCATGAACTTTCACATGTTATGACAAAATCAATTGGGCATAAAAGTGAATTTTGGGAGAACTTTAAATATTTACTGGAAAATGCAAAGGCAGCAGGTATTCATAATCCGGTTGATTATAAAAAAAATAAAAAGGAATATTGCGGGATGAGTATTCATGATAATCCGTATTATGATGTCTAATATTATTTACTTTTATCGAGATTTCTACCTTTGCTCGGATTATCTTTCAGAAAAATTACATCTTTCTGAAGTAATCTTAATTGATAATCTAAATTATTTAATTCATTTACTATATAACCCTTATCATCTTTCTTTTTATTATAAATTTCACCAAGTTCTTTATTTAATTCATTAAGATTCGTATCTATTTTATTCAAATCGTTTATAATAATATCTTTTTTCGATAAAACTTCATTCGAAGCACGTTTCTTTCTTAATCGTGAAAATTTATGTCCCATAGTATAATTATTATAATAAATTTTTATATTATTAAATTTTTAGAATATTAGTCAAAATAAAATTGGGTTTCTTTATGATAAATGTCGGGTTTTCATTACTTGATGATAAAATTGGCGTTTGGGAATATCCGTTTTTTAATAAATACAAACAAATATTTTTAAATAAATCCATTATTTTTATATTATGATGGCTTGCCCGTAAACATTCAACAAAAGCATTCGTAAATGCACCAGCTGATTGATCCAATATATTTATTGAATCCGCACTAGTTTGATCATCTCTGCATCCACTTAATACATAAATATTAGGATTCTCGATTTTTACTGTATTTATTCGAGTTTTCAAATAAGTATTTGAAATAACAATGTTATATTCAAAAGACCATGGCATATCACAGACACTACCACTATGGCAACAATCAAACAACATAATAGCTTTACATCTAATTTTCTGAATTATATGTAATATTTCACTGTCCATAATAACACCATCTATGTCATAATTTGAAGGAATAATAATATTTTTCATTTCACTATTCTGACCCTGTAATTGAGAACCATGACCGCTATACTGAAACCAAAACTCTTCTAAATTCCCACTATTTGTAACTATTTTAGTTAATTGGTCGACAATATTTTTTTTCGTTGGATTAATAAAATCCGCTGTATCATCTCGTAACATAATAATATCATCAGCATCATAGTCATAAGCATCAATCAGCATATTACGAACTGTTATTATGTCATTAATACAACCATTTAATGATAGTTTTGGAGAACCAATATAATCAATACCTATTAATAATGCCTTTTTCATTTTATTATATAAACGATAAAAGAATAAAAAACTTACATAATTTATAAGTTTATTATATAATATGGATTCTGAATTAGTAGAACCGGTTTCTGAATTTATTGAGATTCCTGATAATCAAAAATATATATTATGTTTATTAAATTCACAAGGTATTCCAACTAAATATATTGTATTTAATGGTAATTCCTCACCATTGGATGATGAACAGATTAAACAAAAATTATTTAGCAAAGATATTGAAAGATCAACTGTCGATTCTATAAATCCACAACCAGAATTCCTAATAAGTTCTCAACAAATACATAAGGATGATACTATTCGTACTATTAAGAAAAAAATTATTCATGAATTAGGAAAAAATGAAATATGTTATGAAGAAATTTATATTTTCGGAGAACAATACCAAACAGTTGATCCTATAAAAATTATTGATCAGCAACAAAATTTATTTGATGGCAAAAAAATGTCACAATTAGCCATTAATATACAATTAGACAATACTTCATATGATGAATTAAAAAAATTAAATACGAATGTATACACATATGAACATTTAAAAAAATATATAAATAAAGATGAAAAGTACAAAATTTCAATTCCTTTGGGTAAAAGGTTCTCTAATTACCAGGATTTATTATTTTCAGGCAATCCATTCGATATAGAATTACGTAAAGATGATCCAAACCCTGCCTTTCAACTTTCTAAAAAAAACGAACTGTATGTATTTGAAAATAATTTGCTATTAAGTTATGGTGAAATAATTAATAACGTAATCTATGTTTGCAGGGTAGGTGATATATTTGATTATGCTGATTCAGCAGAAGCATCTTATATTGATGGAACAACCGTGGATAAAATTGTAATTGATCAATCATATATTTTGGAGTTGTATTTTCCACTATTATATAGAGAAGATATTAAACATAGAGAGGCATTTTTAGAAAAACAGCAAGAGTTAATTGAGCGTAATAAAGTATTAATAAAAACTGGAACTATTCAATCATACGATACGATAGATTTATTTTATAATATTTATAATAGTAAACTGAATGAATTAAATTACGTGGATAAAGGTATTACTGATTTTAATATTATTTTACATCCTGAAACTAATATTCCTCTTCCATTGGATATTATATTTAAACAAATACATGCAACAAAGGGGTCTGAAACGACACCTTACTATCCGTGTATACCATTAATCAAATATAATCCAGGAAAACGAAGAGAGAGCATGTTTCGATTTTATTCTGAATCTACATCAAAAGATGGGAAAAAAATTCCATGGTTATCAAAGAAACAGATAACCGCAATATCCAAGGAAAATAAGAAAATAAATCAAATTGTCCTATATGTAAAATATATTACTGCGAAAAAGGAAGAATTGAATGTTTATGTTGAAATTATTTCTGATGGAAATATTCGTATACGTTCCAATATGAGTAAACCAATTTTAATATCTACTTTGGAAACAATCGTATATAATATTGTAAATCCAATCATTATTAAAATTAATAAAATATTGGAAAAATCCGGATATAAAATTAAAAGATTCGATAAATTTTCCGATAATAATGTGGAAATTATTGATTTAAATTATCAATTTATAATTATTGTTCCATCAGATAAACAGGTTATTAAATTTAAAAACATTATTGGATGTCTAACTACATTGTTTGATATTATGGATACCGGGATGGATATTAACGAAGGCGTTATTTTAAATTTTATTCGTGTTGATAACTATCAAAAGATGAATGCAATTGCATCTGTAATAACTGATGTATTTAAAAGGACAAACAGTCATGCAGATATTATAGAAGCCTTAACAGTTAATTTTTCTATGTCAATAGAAGATGCAAAAAATGAAATTATAACGTATTTTAATCAGCATCAACGAGTGCATGGACAATATGTTAATAAAACGGTTGATATAGCAGATAATCCTGGATTCCCAGTTTCTATATACAAATCGCAATATGACAATAAACTACAGATAAAAATAAATAATATGAATTCTGTCGAATTTATTGAAATAATGCATATTTATATTGATAGTATTGTTCGAATGTTATTATTTCCTGAAGATATTTCATCTCATCTGTTTTCTAAAATTAGTTTATTATGTTCGAAAATTAAAAAATACGAAGAAGAGAAAATAGAAAACGTTATTGCTAAACCTAATATAATAGTACCGTTAATTCTTATTGACAATGAAGGCGAAGATGTTGAAGATAACGATTTAATAGATACAGAAGAAGGAGAACAACCTAAAATTTTACCGGTTGTAGAAGAAGATGATGATATAGATGGATATTTACCCGAAGAAGACGAAGAAGGTGATGAAGACGAAGAAGGTGATGAAGGTGAAGAAGGTGATGAAGGTGAAGAAGGTGATGAAGATGATGAAGGTGAAGAAGGTGATGAAGACGAAGAAGGTGAAAACGACAAAGAAGGTGAAAACGACAAAGAAGGTGAAGAAAGTGATGAAAGTGACGAAGATAAATTTTTACCATCAGATGAAAATGATGAAGACGAAAAAGAAAAGGATGAAAAAAAATCAGGTGGTGAAAAAAAAGAAAAAGCCAATATTTTTGTAAAAAGATTAAGAGAAAAAGAACCCAAATTAATTTTAAAAAGACCAGAAGGAAGATTTGCAGCATATTCAAGTGTTTGTCAATCAAATGTGAGTTTGCAACCGGTAATTGTAACAGAAGAAGAGAAAAATGAAATAGATAAAGAGCATTCAGGTGCATATACAAATGCATTAAAATATGGTTCTGATCCTAAAAAACAATTTTGGTATATTTGTCCAAGATTTTGGTGTTTAAAAACTAATAAACCATTAACTGAACAACAAGTTAAAGATGGTGAATGTGGTGGTGTAGATTCTATAATTAAAGATAATGCAAAACCCCCTCCTCCTGGTAAATTTATATTTGAATTTACAGATGACAAATATCATAAAGATGAAAAGGGTAAATATGTGTGGCATTCCCCAGGCTTTAAACCTTCCCATTCACACCCCGATTCAAAATTATGTGTTCCATGTTGCTTTAAAAATTGGGCATCTAAAAATAATAAAACAATGAGTCAACAACAAACTAGACGACAAGAATGCGGTATGGTAGATGTAAATATTGATAAACTAGGGCCTGATGGGAAAAAGTCACAGATATCTCTTCAAACCGTTCCAAATGAAGAAATGAAAGAAAAAAATACAATAGTTTTAAATAAACCAAACGTAGATATTGCAGTGATAAAGGAAAAAGAAAGAAAAAAACAACAAGCAAAACAAAATGTTTTTGGAATGGAAAGATACCCTGTCCCGCAATATAGATGGGGATTTTTACCTATTTCTGTGGAGGTTTTTTTACATACAAAAAACAACAAATATATTGTAAAATCCAATCCGTCTTATATACAATCAGGTAAACGTCCTTTGTTGCGTTATGGTGTTGAATTCTCAAACCATCAATCATTTGTTGGCGTAATTGCTGATATTTATAGTAGTTATAAAAAAACCGATTTATTAAATATTGAACAAATGCGTAATAAAATCGTTGAATTAATTTCATTAGATGATTATTTAAAATTAAACAATGGTTCTCTAACATCCATATTTAAACCTAATAAATATCCGGTTGATGATATTACAGTAGAAGATTACAAGGATTCCTATTTTTATAGTAAAATCAACTTTAATAATCCATCGCAATATTCATTCTTGAAAGAATCTATTTCATCTTTTCGAAATTTCCAAAATTATTTAAAAGACTCGGATTCTATGATTGATCATACGTATTTATGGGATATTATATCTTCTGAAGATTCTGTGTTATTTGAAGGTGGATTAAATATGGTCATTATGGATATACCACATAACGATATTACAAATAATATTGATATACTTTGCCCTACAAATGTCTATTCCGAAAATATTTATAAAAAGGATCGGGGAACAATTTTGATATTAAAACACGATAATTATTACGAACCTATTTATTTATATGAAGGAAAGGAAAATAAAAAAACAGGACAAACAGAAGGCCCTATTAAAATATTTACTAATCTAGGAAGTACTGAAGAATTAAAGAATATTCATAAAGTTCTCAATATGATTATAGAAGTATCTAGTAGAAAATGTAAACCAATAAAAACAAGACCTCAAATATATACAATAAAAGAAAATATTTCTGCTATCTCTTTAAAAAAAAGATTGGGAGATATAGGATTTACTATTAAATCACAGGTAATGAATTATAATGGCAAAATAATTGCATTAATGGCAACCACTTTAGATAATAAAACTATTTATCTACCTTGTTTTCCATCAAAACAGATAAAAGATATTGATATGATTTTTATGAATTCTGTAGAAACAATGGACTATGTATCTACTCGAGATTTATTAAATAAAATAAGCTCGGATTCAAATGGTAAAATTTTATGCAAACCAATAATAAAAGTAATTGAAGATGATCTAATAGTTGGATTACTCACTGAAACAAATCAATTTGTACAAATAAGCGATCCGATAGCAGATACATTTGCTGATGGTTTGGTAGTTACAAAAGGTTTGGGTTACAAAGACGGAATTTTAGATTCTACTCTTGCCACTATTAGCGAAGAAGATGAGATACGTTTAACTACGGTTCGCGATATTCGGTTGGAATCCCAGTTTTATGTTTCGTTTAGAACAGGTATACGAAATCTATTAAATGATTACAATTATCGAGAAATTCGTGAAAAAATAATATCTATATTGGATAGTCAGCAATACTTATATACTTTAAAAATGAAGAAATTAAATATTTTAATACGACAATTAACTAATAATGTTTTTTCGTTTGTTGGAGATATTGATGCGGAAATTAAAGAAAAGATTGGAGAACTATCTAATTGTGGAACAAAATCTTCGTGTGATATTAAATCCTTTTGTTTAAAACGCCACGGAAAGGCTTGTTTTCCTATAAAAAATTTAGTAAATAAAGAGGTTGATAATGATACAATGTATTATGCTAGGATATGTGATGAATTAATACGTTATAAACGCGTTCGATTATTCATGTTAGACAATAAGCGTTATTTGAATATGTCTGATATAGATTATAGTGTTAATGATGATGAAGTGTTACTGTTGAATTCTGTTTTAACAGATGAGTATTATGATGGTTTAGTACCTTTTCAAAATAATAAATATGTTAACAATATTACTTATGAGATAGCGAATCCATCAAAAAATTCTGGCTTTTATCAAAACTTCTCTAATAAAGTTCCTCTCAAAGAACAAGGGGAAGGGGAACCTACGGTTCCCCTTTAACCCCTCCCTTTATGGATTAATACTCTTATAAATAATGTTACTTTGATACGTAACATTATTAAAATACAAAATTTATTTTTACTAGATTAGGGAGGGATCTTAAGGGAACCGTAGGTTCCCTTAATGAGTAAGATTATTTATAAGAATATTTAATTCATAAAGGGAGGGATCTTAAGGGAACCGTAGGTTCCCTTAATGAGTAACATTATTTATAAGAATATTTAATCAATAAAGGGAGGGATCTTAAGTGAACCGTAGGTTCCCTTAATGCGTTAAGAGGGAATCGAACCCCCAGCACAACCTTGGAAGGGTTGTATGTTACCATTACACCATCAACGCTTATAATATGTGCAATACGGGACTTGAACCCGCGATCTTATCCGTGTAAAGGATACGTGATGACCAACTACACCAATCGCACATATATGTTTCCGAGTTACCTGGATCGAACAGGTGACATTTTGATAACAGCAACTTCTACAGTCAAAAGCTCTACCGCTGAGCTAAACTCGGAGACAATATAATTAATATTAATTTTTTTATATTGTTTTTATACCATAAAATAATTGTTATTGCCAGGATTTATATATATACCTAATGTATTTACTAAATGTATTTTTTTATCGTCAATTAATCTTGTAACCTTAGCCCAATTCCATTCAACTGGGTTGTCTCCAACAGGTTTTTCAATTAGTTTAATATAAAAACAAGACATTCCTATTAATCCTGTTATACAATCATCCATTTTATATTTTACAGGATTATAAAAGGGTCCATATTTTATTACACAATCATATTTTGTATCATTTATATTCTTAATAACTGTCATAAATTCACTATTGTTATTTAAAATATATCTTCCTGTCATTTTAACAATAAAATCATTGTCATCAATATTATATTTATCTATACAATCTAAAATATCTTGCAATTCTTTATAGCCTTTGTTATTCGTTTTTAAAAAATTATTTTTAGTATAATATATTTCACAACCTATTGTATTCAATATAGTATTTCTTGTTCCATTATTTTCAACAACAATCAATTTGTAATTTTCAATACTTAAATCTTTAATTACTTTTTTTAATCTATTAATTCCATCAATGTATTGGCTCTCTCTTAATGAACTATTATCATATAATGATGTAGTTACTATAAAATAAATCATTTCAAACCTTTATATTGGATGAAGTATTCACAACCCAATTCTTTAAATATTTTTCTAATGAATTACACCTTTTTTCATTTAATCTCTATTCGTGGATAAATATATTTATCCACAAATAGGATATGGGGTATCCAGTCTTTTGTATCCGCAAAGAATGTATGGATACAAAAACTCGGATAGACCTTAAAACGCCCATTTTATAAAAATAAAATATAATATACATATTATATGAATTTTTGTATTGTAGTAGCGAGATATAACGAAGATTTAGAATGGACTAAACAATTTTTAAATGTAATTATTTACAACAAAGGAACTCCATTAATAAATGATTTTAATCAAATTTTATTAAATAATGTTGGTAGAGAAGGTCACACATATTATAAACATATTTATGATAATTATGATAATTTAGCTGAATACACTTTTTTTTTACAAGGAAACCCATTTGACCATTCACCAAATATAATATCTAATTTAAATAAATATATTAATAATAATATGGATTTGAGTATTGATTTTGAGTTTTTAAGCGAAATAATTTTAGATTGTAATTTAGATGGCTGTATTTATCATTATGGGTTACCATTAATAGATGTTTATGAAAAAATATTTGATGAAAGTAAGAAATATATGGAATTCAAATTTGGTGTTGGTGCCCAATTTATAGTATCCAAAAAAAAAATATTACAAAGACCAAAAGAATTTTACTTAAAAATTGTTGAAATATTAGAAAATGATATAAATCCAATTGAAGGGTTTGTTATTGAGAGATTTCATAATTTAATATTTAATTAGAAATTATTAATCTCTATTCATGCATAAATGTATTTATGCACGAATATTAAATGGGTTATCCAGTCTTTTGTATCCGAAAAGAATGGATGGATACAAAAACACGGACAGACCTTAATGTCTCCTGAACCAGCGTCTAAAGGTCGTTTTCCAATAAAAATCCAAAAGTATTGTTCTTACAAATAAAATTATTTCAATAAAAAATTTTATTTTAGCAGGGATTTGAAGGGGACGCAGTCCCCTTCATTAGAACCCAATATCATAATTATCATCTGTACATTCGCCATTATCTACTGGACGAATTGCACTTAAATTATTTGCAATCTCTATTTTATTTTTAGAACAAATATCGCTAAAATCATCCAATTTACCAAACATCCTTTCAATCTCTTGATTATTATTTTTCATATCTACATCTTCGTCTTCCATAGTTTTCATCTTTTCCATATCTAATACTAACTGAAAGGAACCTGTTCCAAATACACCCATTTGACCCATCATAACATTTGCGGATACGCCTCGCATATGGTCAAAATCTGCATGTCTAGAAGCATCCAATAATACTTCTGTGTGAACCTCGAATGTTGCTTTTGAAATAGGTCCAATATCATCCTTCAATATTCCTGATCTAAATATAGATACCATGTTCTGTGTTGATGTCATTCGGTCACATAATAAACTCAAATGGTGATAATTAATATAGACACCACTGAATTCCATCACTTCAAAGAATTCATTATAAATAATCTGTCTTGCAGCTTCGATACCTAGAACATCAAATATCTCTTTAATATCATTACTGTATGTTCGATTAGAATCGATAAAGTCCATTGCCAATACATCCATCAGATTTGTTCCTGTAGTATCCAAAACCCATATGTCTTTTGCAACATATTTACCCTCGTCTCTTGTAACATTATTCTTCATCTTACGAGGGTTTACGTTTACAATACCATTCACGCCACGAAGTACGATATTATTTAATAGACCCTCTTGGAAATTACGTAACATATAAATTTCATCAGATTGATCAAGTGTCTCAGGTATTCCCTTTTTCTTACCCTTATTGAAAACGCTGCTATTTATTCGAATTCGAAATACTAGATTATTAGCATTATAATCCGAATATACACATGAAATATCACTTCCATGGCTATTTGTAATAGCAAAATGAATATCATCCATAGTGATATTTTTATCTAAAAGTGAGTCCGCGTCTAATTCAAGACGAATAATCCATTTAGATTTTTGAACACTGTTATCTAATGATGTTTCTAAGCATTCCTCCATCATATTTTCAAATTCATAAAATTGGTCCATCAATAAACGGTCATCCATGATAGTAGTTGACTTATCATTGGGATCAAAACAGATTTGTACTGATTTTATAACATCCACTAGTTTTGTATGTTGTAACATATTTGCATATTTTGTTGCCTTATCTTGCTCACCCTCATCGAGTGGCTTAAGATGAATAGTAAGAGAAGGGTTCTTAGGATTTTTTGTTAATCTGAGAATTTCTTCAATACGAGGCACACCACGTGTCACGTTAGATTTTGAAGAAACCCCCGATAAATGGAAAGTATCTCTTAAACACAATCCGTTATAGCAATCAAAATTTCTTGTGTCCTCAACAGTTAAATCGTATGCATAATTTGTTGTGTTTGATACTTCCTCGATTGATACAATTTGATCGAATTCGATATCTACGAAACGGTCGAATCGATCCTCCATTATCAGAACTCCGTCTACAATATTTGGTACTTTTAAATCTTCAAGAGAATACTCATACTTAAAATAATCTTGTTTTAAAAGTAAATCTAGTCTATCTTGTTTATCTTTTATAGTTAGGCTTAATAAAGAAGCCAACTTCTTGGATTGCTTATTTTTAACATCTAAACTATAAGATTGTTTTTTATGTTGAATTTTATATGTATTTTCTTTTCTAGTTGGAATTTTATAAATACTGCTGCTTACTCCTAGATTACGCAACATTAACCTTACATCTGTAAGTAATTCCATTGATGATGACCACATTTTAATATCTGATATACGTATTGATCCTGATTTGTTTGTTTTTTTTGAAATAGATCCATCTCCTCCGATGTAAGCATCTAGAAATCCAAGAATACATTCTTTATTTGAAAATACAATCATAGGAGATATTTTCTTTTGATGACTTAATCTACCACAAAGAATATCTATAATTCTACATAGTATTGTACTGTCTATTTTAAGTTCTTGGCTAGTCCAACCTTCTCCACCTCTATTTAATCTTTTATATTTTTTATTATTAATATTCCATTTATTACATAGCATTTCAATTGGCTTCAAATAATCATCATTAATATTTGCTATGGATAATTTATGTTTTGTCATTGAACCTTCTGCAGCATATGCACCTAATAGATATCCGAATTCATAATTAAGTTGAATTACTTCAGGTATTTCATAATTACATGAACCCATGCTTTTCATATAGATATTACCCGGTTTAATATATTGATATTTATTCGGTGTCTTTCCTGAACCTACTTTTTCTTTAAACAATGGTAGTACACACCGACTTTCTTTATGTGGCAAAGTAAATGTTTTATTCGCATGTTTTTTCCACCAATTATGTTCATGCATTACACCCTTTGCTTTCATTAATTCTGTACCATATAAATATTCAGAGGGAGGTAATAATTCACGTAAATTTAATTCATGTTTTTCAGAATATTCCAAAGGTTTTCTAGAAGCAGGTAAATAATCACCTATCTTTAAATCTTTACCGTTTACACCTTGAATTTTACCATCAATGAGTTGCAGGAATGATTTTGCTTTAGTTGCAGTAATTTCGCGATTACCTTTGGTGGTTACTTTCAACATAGTGTTTGTTCCATCTTCATTAATAACTGGATGTTGAGTAACAGCTTCAATTCTTCGCCATACTGTTTTTCCATCTTCAGTTGCACAAGGAACTTCATAATAATCAGAAAGCTCTGCATATGTAGTATCTTTATTTTTCATATAATCAACCTTTTTAGACGATTTAATACAATTTTCAGTAAATTCTCCTATCTTTAGCCTGAGAATTTCATTTTTCGAATTTTTCACTAAAATTTCCGCTGCATATACGAGTGAATTAAGTGTGAGTTGCGTTGTAGGTTCACCAATTGACTGACCTGCGATAACACCAACCATTTCTCCAGGATGAACGATTGCTTGTTTGTATTTTAAAACAACATTTTCTAATAACATGATAATTGCTGCTCTATGAAATCTCTTATTTACCAACAAATCCTTTGGTGTCAAATAATAGTAATAGAGGATTTCAAATAATGATTGTGGTTGAACATACGTTAATCGCTTAAGCTTTCCATAATACTCTTCAATTAATTCAAATGCTTCTAATGGAGTAATATCAACAATTGAACTAGAATTCAAATTAAGTTGACCTTGAATATTTGCTATAATATTTTGAAACGATACCGGAACAACAACCATGTTTTCATTCTTATTTCCAAATACAGATTCAATAACATTCTTACGTGCTAATATCATTTTTTCAATATATTTATCACATAATTCCTTTGTTGCAGCCTTTTGTTTTCTTAAGCGGGTTTGTGTGCCCTTGCTATAAATATTTATTAACTCGCTATTCTGATCATTTATCCCGGCAATATCATAGTGCAAATAAATGTCTTCTGTGCTCATTCCTACCAAAGGAACTGATTGATTTTCTCCTCTGGTTGAATCGAATCCATCATCACCATAGGCAAATTGAATGATTTTTCCTTTGTTATTACGAACTGTCATATCATACTCCACCTTAAGATCTTCTAAGCCTTTGATCAATCTTCGCTGAATATATCCTGTTTGGGAAGTTTTACACGCTGTATCAATCAATCCGATGCGACCACCCATTGCATGGAAGAACAGTTCTGGTGCAGTTAGACCTGAAATATACGAGTTTTCTATAAATCCACGTGCACCCGGACTATCATCGAATTTATTAAAATGAGGAAGGGTACGACTATCAAAACCGTAGGGGATTCGCTTACCATCTACGTTTGTTTGTCCCAAACAAGAAATCATTTGAGATATATTGATGGGTGTGCCTTTTGAACCTGAATCGACAATCATAACAAAACGGTTTGTTTTGCTTAGTGATTTACGTCCTATAGAACCTGCTTGATTGTTAGCATCGTTTAAAATATTATTTACCTTTCCTTCAAACTCCATCATATTAGATTGTGCTGTATTGTTTTCAAAAATACCCAAATGTATTTTTTCGATTAGAGTTTGAACATCACGCTTCTTTTCTGCTATAACCTGAATGATTTTATCTTGCGTTATTTTGTTTGCTATTAGATCGCTAATTCCTACACTGAATGAGCTTGTCTTCATGTATTCAGTCACTACGTTTTGCAAATCATCTATAAAGTGTGCCGCTTGCATGTTTCCGTAATCATTGCATACTCTGTGAATAATACCTTTTGTTGTAGATGCTAAAACCGACTTCTCCATTTGACCTCGTATGTATTTTCCATTACGAATTTCTAAAATATTATTTGAAATGTTTGCATCTTCTTCTTCTTCGAACAATTTTGTTTTGTATTTTAATGTAATTGGTGAAAGTATTTGTGATAAAACATCAAAACTGGTTATGTCTTCTTTGTTATCACGCTTCTCCATTAGTGGTTTCGGATTTACTTTATCAAACATCATCAAGAGATTCATTGCGTCTCTGGGTGATAGTTTAACATTAGGTCTAGTAAATCGGTAAGATCCTAGAAGAGAATCTTGATAAATACCAATAATTGGTGAGTTTGCAGAAGGACTAATCATCTGCCATGGTGTTGCTGCCAAATGTCTCAACTCTGTTTCTGCTAAAACATTTTGTGGGAGGTGCATATTCATCTCCATTGTTTTACTAACTACATACGTAGTTACCTGACCTTTCGAATCAGGATCGGACTGTATCTTAAACAAGCTCTGAGTGGCTAACTCTTCATAGCTCATCAATTCCCGTTCAGTCTCTGAATGCCTTTCATGGTCTGCCAAACGACTTTAGAAAGTAACACTGCGGATTGCCCAATCCTTCACATTATTACCATTGGGATCGGCTATTAACCGAGTTCCTCCAAAATGTTTCCAGATTGGAGTGGTAGCGAAGGCTCTAAGGTGGTTTCCCGCATCAAGGAATTTCGCCTCAAGGAAACCTACGGTTTCCCTGAAACCCTTCCCTTTAATACCATTTCTGGTTAGGGAGGGGTCTCAGGGGGAACCGTAGGTTCCCTGAAACTAGATGGTTATATTAACATGATAAGAATATGCAGTCCTTATCGTGTCAGTAGATATTACACTGTTTTCCCCAATAAGTATTATCTACAACTTAATGGGCAGCCACCTGTTGGGAACAAGATTTATCCCCATCGAAGTCGGCATTGTATGGCCGAGTACACCCAACATTCATTCTAAAAGTATCACCTCGCTGCATAATCTTCACGATATGACACATCATAGACATCCTGTGCAAACTTGGTTGTCTATTAAATAAAACCGCATCACCATCCATCATATGACGATGGACCACATCTCCATTTTCCAAACGAATAGAACCACGATCAACATATCGCAAAGAAATATTCTCACCATTCCTGCGTTCCAAAATCTTCGCACCCGGGTATTGTTCTGGACCATTTTGTACTAATTTCATCAAGAAATCTCGATTTCTATTATTAACTGTAGTTGGCTTGGTAAGATTCATTGCAATCTTCATAGGAACTCCTAATTGCCGAATAGATAGATTTGGATCACCAGTAATAACTGAACGAGCACTAAAATCAACACGTTTACCCATAAGATTACCGCGAATACGACCATTTTTACTATTCAATCTACCCATAATGCATTGCAAAGGACGTCCACTACGCTGTGCCATTGGAACAGCACCTTTCACTTTATTATTTACAATCATAGCTATAAAATACTGCAAAACTGTAGTCAAACCTTCGATTACATTAGGAGATGCATTATTCGCAACTTTTTCTGCCAAATCTTTATTTGTTTTTATGATATTGCTGTATATATGTGTCAAATCATCCTCGCTACGTTGCTGTGCGTCATGTTTTACTGATGGACGAACAGCAGGGGGAGGAACCGGTAGTACTTGACAAACCATCCATTCCGGACGCGACCATAGAGGACTGAATCCCATAAAGGAAATATCTTCATCTGAAATACGCTTGAAAATCTTCAAGATGATTTCGGGTGTTAGTTTATGCGTAATCTTTTTGCTTTCTCCTTCAGCATCGGTATCAATATTTTCCCAAATAGCAATAATAGTCGACATACCATCTAATTTAATTTTTTCAGGCTTTTTACATCCACATCCATCGTCAGATGAATCACCACAACGCTTTACTTTTTCAGATGCAGCAGTAACATAATCCCAACGATCTGACCCCTGTTTATCTAAGATATGTTTATGCTGATTTTTATTTATTAATAGTTTACTACATTTATAACAAACACATTTGCATATTTTCATAATCTCTTTAATATGTTGAATGAAGAATACCGGGCGAGCTAATTCAATATGACCAAAATAACCAGGTGTATCAATATAGGTAAATCCATCAGTTGGACAGATCAATCCTGGTTCCAATACACCCATTCTTGGATCAAATAATCCTCCTGCTATTGGTTTATTATTTATGTATGTATCGCGAGATGTTACTTCAACTACAGAGTTTTTTCGAATCTCTTCTGGCGATAACATACTGAACTGTACACCAATAATTTTGGAGGGAGGTTTAAAATCATTCATTCTAGAACGTTGCGACATTCTGTTAAATTTCCCTATAATATTATGCATATATTTTTTATATCATTTTAAAATCAATTTTTTGGAAGGAGGGGAACCAATGGTTCCCCTCAAACCCCTCCTTAAGGTCTTTCCGTGTTTTTGTAATGCATTATCCAAATGGATACAAAAATCAGGATAACCCATATCCTTTTCGTGCTTAAATACATTTATGCACGAATAGAGATCAAGTAAGAGTTTCTGGAGCAAAATTTGTTATAAAAATCATAAAATAAAATATGTCATAAAAATGTCATAAAATATAAGAATAAAGGGAGGGGTTTGAGGGGAACCGTAGGTTCCCTTCTAAAAAATTGATTTTGTTTTGGAAAAATATATTATCAAAATCAATTAAAGTTACTGTGATATAAATCTATAACAATGCCCAAGATTTCATCTGATAAGAAGAACACTCGTTCCACTAATAAGAATACAAAACTTAAAAAGAACGAACCTGATTCTTCTGATGATGAATCTGAAACCTGGACAGATGAAAGTTCAGAAGACGATAGCGATTCAACATATGTTCCACCTAAAAAGAATAAAAAGAGAAGTAATAAAAATAGCAAATCCAGTAGAAGAAGACGTATTGAAGACGTAGATGAAGATTATGATGACGATTCTGAAGATTATGAAGACGAAGATGAAGAAGAAGATGATGAAGATTCTGACGATTATGAATCCGATGATTGCGATGATGATGAAGATGATGAATCAGAAGATGAAGAATCTGGAGAAGAAGATGATGATGAAAACGAGGATGATGAACAAATGGATAAACAAGAATTACGCAAATTTATTTCCAAGATATTCCCATCTAAATACATGTCTAAACGTATAAAGGATTGTGAAAAAGAAGAAAATAAAAAATCCAAGAAAACTTCGAAAAAATCCGATAAAAAGAAGAAGGCATCTACCAAAGAAAAAACTCGTCCCAAGAGAAATAAGCAAAAAAAGAGAAGAGATTATGACTCTTCTGACGAAGAAGATGATGAAGAGGAAGACTATGAAATGACTGAAGAAGATTTGGCTGAAGAGCAAAAGGGTTTCTATAGTATTGTTTTCGAAATGGATGGAGAAGAAGATGAATGTTCATATAATGAAGAAGATGATGATGCCGAATGTGATAGTGAAGATGAAGCCACTTTCATGAAGGAAACTTATGAAAAAGTTGATGAAGTTGTCATGCCTCAAGAGAATATGGAAACCGAAACAAAAAAATCAAGTAAAAAATCAAGGGATAAAAAGCAAATAAAAAAAGATAAAAACAATAAAAAATCAGAAGAGGAGGAACATGATATTACAGATGTCGAACAAGAATATTTGGAGCTTGTTGAAACAAAGAAAAGTCTTATCACACAACTTAAGAAAAAGCCAAAGAGCAAAATTCTTCGCAATGCAGTAAGTGAGTGCAATCGCAGTATCAAAAAATTAGTTAAGAAAGCTAGAACCAAGAATGCCAAGACTTATCATAAACTTATTCATGATGATAAAAAACGCACAAATGAGATTGATTATTTTAAGAAGAAGCTATCAAATAAACAACAATTACGCGTTATGAAGGATCTCAAGGAAATCAATTCATTTATTAATATTGAAAAACCATATCGATTATCGCTTTTGGATTCAAAGATGCCTGCAAAGTTCAAGGCAGCTGCTCTTCAGAAACTAAATGTTCTGCGGTCAATGGACCCAGGCGATAATGAATATTATAAAATCAAGAATTGGGTTGATACATTCATGCGTATTCCATTTGGTGTATATAAAAATCTGACCGTAAAGATGGAAGATGGAATTGATGTTTGTCATGATTTTATGGAAAATGCTAAAAAAACATTGGATGAATGTGTGTTTGGATTGAATGATGCTAAAATTCAAATTATGCAAATGCTTGGACAATGGATAGCAAATCCAGCTGCAATGGGTACGGCAATAGCTATTAAGGGACAAATGGGGACAGGCAAAACTACGTTAGTCAAGGAAGGTATTAGTAAGATTTTGGGAAGAGAATTTGCCTTTATTGCTCTTGGTGGAACTGGGGATGCCAGTTTCTTGGAAGGACATTCCTATACTTATGAAGGCAGCACTTGGGGAAAAATTGTACAAATTTTAATTGAAAGCAAATGTATGAACCCGGTGATTTATTTTGATGAATTAGACAAAATTAGCGATACTCCACGTGGGGAAGAAATTGTTGGAATCCTTACACATTTGACAGATACTTCTCAAAATAGTCAATTCCACGATAAGTATTTCTCGGAGATTGATTTTGATTTGAGCAAGTGTCTATTTATCTTCAGTTACAATGATGAAAGCAAGGTAAATCCTATTTTGAGAGACCGTATGTATCGTATTCAAACAAAGGGTTATGAATCAAAGGAAAAAATAATAATTTCTAAAAATTATCTACTTCCAAAGATACAAGAACAAGTTAATTTCAAGGATGAAGACATTATTATTCCTAATGAAACACTTGAATATATTATTTCGAATACCGCATTAACAAATGAGGAAGCTGGTGTTCGTAATTTGAAACGTTGTTTAGAAATTATTTATACAAAATTAAATTTGTTTAGATTAATTAAATCTGATTCGAATATATTTGGTAAGGATATTGAATTGGAAGTTAGCTTCCCTTTTACTGTTACAAAGAAAGTTGTTGATATTTTAATTAAAAATGAGGAGAAACAAAATCAGAGTTTGTTAGCGATGTACGTTTAAGGGAACCAAGGTTCCCTTATGATCCCTCCTTTTATAATTATTCGTTGTAAATATATTTTTTTTATATTTTTAATTATTAAAATATGCATAATATAACTGTTATAACGCCTACTATTGGAAGAGCCAGTTTAATAAAACTAGTGAAATCATTAACTCTACAAAATGTTAATATTACACATTTAATGATGTGGGATAATAAAAGAGAAGAAAAAGGGTATTTACCAAACGATAACCGTATTTCTCAGTTTGAAACAGATAATTATAAAATTTATCATTATGTAATAGAGCATCCTGTAGTTATTGGACGTAAAGATAATTACTTACGAACAGTTGGGCTAATGATGTCTAATACCGAATATATTACACAAATTGATGACGATTGTTGGATAGAAAACGATTGGTTAAATAGGGCAATTAATAATATTATAACTTCAAAGTTAGATTATTGTTTTTGCATTAGAAGATTATGGGAAAATGAAGATACTATTTTAGGAATAGATAATTATGAATCCATAGGTATAGTTAATAGCTTTGGATATAATTTAATTGAAACAAATTCTATAGTATTTAATAAAGGAATATTAAATGATATTTGTTCAATAACACAATTACATAACAATTATGGACATGATAGAAAAATTGGTAAATTCTTAATTGAAAATAAATATGGAATGTTTGATACTAATTTTGGATTAAATCAAATAGTACCGGAATTTTTATTAAATGACCATAAACAAGTTATGAAAAAAATTTTAGAAAATAAATAATGAATAATTATGTAATAGATTTATAAACTAATATAAAATTATCTTATTTGTTTATTACAAAAAAGATTTATGAATACGGATGAAATGGAATGTGAATATGATATGGAATTGATGTCTAGAGCTCTGTCTTATTTAGATGGTCTACCAGAAGAATTGCAAAATTCTGAATATAAAAAAATTATTGAACTTATCAATAATTATTTGAAAAATTGTAAACATAAAATCGTAGAGGATTATATTGATACGGGGCCAGATACAACCAAACGAATTCTATATTGTGAATATTGTAATAAAACCTTGTAAGGGAACCTTATAAGGGAACCTTGTAAGGAACCTACGGTTCCCTTATGATCCCTCCCTTTAAGAGAACCTACGGTTCCCTTATGATCCCTCCCTTTAAGAGAACCTACGGTTCCCTTATGATCCCTCCCTTTAAGAGAACCTACGGATCCCTTATGATCCCTCCCTTACAATGAGGTTAGAATGTTAACCAATGATCCATCCAATTATAAGGGAGGGGTTAAAGGGGAACCGTAGGTTCCCCTTGTAGGTTCCCCTTGTAGGTTCCCCTTGTAGGTTCCCCTTGTAGGTTCCCCCTCAAATTTGGTCTGGGCCACCAGTTTGGTTACCACCGCGGGTTTGTAATAATCTTGTTAAATCATTTCCTAATATTAAACCTCCCTTTGAGTTCGATAATCCAGAACTTTTTCCAAAGTTTTTTGGATCACCTTGTGCATCAGCAAATTTATCGATTTTATTATCAGCAACAAAAGGTTTGCAGAATAATCCATCAAATCCTTGTACTTTCTTACAATCCCCTAATCCCTGATTAATTAAATGATCACTTGCAACAGAATCATTGGAATTATCTTTATTTAAATAATCTAAAGTAGAAAACCCTTCATAAGGATAATTATTGGTAAATACGCTTTCGGATGAATAAGGTCTGACTTTTGAACATGAACATAACATAGTTAAAATAATAACGAATATTACTATAACTGCAACAACAATATTGAATGTGCTTGATTTCATTTTTAATATACATATTTATAAGATAATAAAATAGAATGAATGTTTGGATCTATTTTTTGCTAAACTTTTTAGTATTTACATAACCAACAATATAGAAAAATAGCGAATTATTGTATTATATGTCAAAATTAAACACTCAAGAACGACTAAATTTAAAAAAACTCATCGATGAATCGAACTGTGAAAACAATACAGAAAATATTCGTCAATTAAAACACAGTACTTGTATACGTGATGATATCCGAAAAATAGATACTCTTCGAATGACGCACCCAAATATGAAGTCCAGTGAGTTTGATGAATTATGTCAAAATGAATGCAAATTTCTTTTTAATAATTACACCGATATTTTTAATAAAATGGTAAAAAATGAACTTGACCTAACCATTATGACTAAACTTTTAACTGTTCTAAAACTTATTGAAGATGATAAAGTTGATCAACATGAAGGTTCAGTTATGGTTGGTAAAATTTTAAAGGAACTATACATTGATTCTGCTATAAAACGGGCCGACAATATTGACAAGGAACATGAAGCCGAACGCATTCAGCCAGTTGAATCTAAAAATATCACTTGGAAGGAATATAAATTGAAAAAATAATATAAATATTACGCAATTATACTTTGTATTATGACTAATTCCAACATTAGTAATCTTTATTCTAATCTAGTTAATAATTTTTATAATACCTCTGATAATTTTGCTATATTAAAGGTAGCAGTAAATCCTAATAATGATAATCTAAAAAATATTTATAAAAACAAAATTGAAGCACATAATCAATCTATCTTGGATAATAAGTTCGCGGATTCTGGTTTTGATCTTTTTGTTCCTGAAACAACGGTATTCGATAGAGCAGTAGATACTAAGTTTATTGATTTTCAAGTAAAAGCAGAAATGGTTTATTGTGATGTTAAAAATAATGTTATTAGAACATGTGCATTTAATATTCATCCTCGTTCAAGCATTTCAAAAACGCCTCTTATGTTAGCTAATCATACTGGAATTATTGATAGTGGTTATCGTGGTTCTCTAATTGGTGCTTTTCGTTGTCTTAAATTAAATAACACAAATGAATATGTTGTTGATGGTCATACCAGATTGGTTCAAGTATGTCATCCTACACTATGTTCAATATATGTAGTTATGGTTGATGAAAGTGAACTATCTACTACTCAACGAGGCGATGGTGGTTTTGGATCTACAGGACTATAGGCATGTAAATACAATTATAATTTTATAATATATTATTTTAAGCATATATTATAATGTCATGTAATACTGATGAAGAAATAATTATTCATAAAGGTAAAAGTTTTTCAAATTACTACGCAAATAAAAAAACGCCTATTGTTATAGCGTTTGATCTAGATGAAACATTGGGATCTTTTTCAGATTTAGACATATTATGGAGAACATTAATATCTTTTCAAAAAAACAAAGCAATTAATTTTAATAAATTACTTGACCTTTATCCGGAATTTTTAAGATACGGAATTCTTTATATTTTGGAATTCATTTACAATAAAAAGAAAAAGGGTATTTGTGATAAATTATATATTTATACTAATAATCAATGTTCTCCAGAATGGAGTGAAATGATATCGAAATATTTTGATTATAAATTAAATACTACTTCTAAATTATTTGATAAAATAATCTGTGCATTTAAAATAAATAATCAAATTATAGAATTAAACCGCACCTCAAATAGAAAAAAACACAATGATTTTATAAATTGCACGTTATTGCCCAAAAAAACGAAAATATGTTTTATTGATAATACTTATTTTTATGAAATGAATCATGATAGAGTTTATTATATACAACCATTATCTTATGTGCATTCTTTATCAAAAAACGTTATTGTTGAACGATTTATGAATTCAATATTATGTGATGATATTATTGATAATAATAAAAAATACATTCTTGCAGATTTATTATTCATTCAATTCTCAAAAACACACAATGATATACAAAATGATGTTACTGATATTTATGTTTCTCAAAAGATTATGTATCATGTTAAGGAATTTTTTCATTTAATACAAAAAAAAAAATATACTAAAAAAATCAAAATATGTATTGGTAGATTCACAAGAAAAAAAAAATCATAATCTATTGCGGAATATTTCTAGGTTCCCTTCAATAATTGTTCGTAAGCCATTATTATTAATTGCTCCTCTAAAGTCATTTTTTGAAATATAAGACATTCATCGTATTTAAATTGAATAAATCTATTTGTCACGCCTTTACATAATACGTGAGTTCCATTATCTAGAAATTTAATATCCACTACTATTCCACCATTTGTTAATTTTGGAGAACTTTCACGTATCCATCTTATATGTTTTCCTTTATGTAATTCATGGACGTTATCTACTAATCGATAACCTATTAATTTTTGACAATATTCAAATCGAATTTTTTGAGAGATCTCGAGTATTTGAATAGTTTCATAAATTTCATTTGTAATCTGTTTCATTGTTTTATTTTCTAAATAATCATTTTTATCATTTTCAATAGTTTTTAGTAAATTATCTATATCTAATGTTGATAATAATGTGGGGTCTTTCATTGCGTTCTCGAATAATTCATTAATATTAATTCTTTCTGTCATAATTATTTCATCTATTAGTAATTATGAAGATATTTTTGTATTATTTACGAAGATAATTATTATCGACATTAGATATTAATAACAGGTTTTTTCCACCATCTAAAATTCTGGTTTTAATAAATTCCACAATACCTAAATTTAATAACAAAAATAATGCTGTACTAAAAATAATAACTTGATCATAATATTTTATTTCTATGGTTTTTTTTATTGGATTAAATCTGTACATTAAAAACAAACATAATAAACTATGCACTATTATATTAAAGTTATTAATATATTCTGAATTAACTATTAAGATTCCAGCAATTGTCACAATATATATAATATTAAAAACGACTAGTAATAGATAATTTGTCAATCCCAGCTTATCATTATTATTACTAAAATTGTTTTTTATTGTTGTTATAAAAGTCCACATATATATATATTAATAATTGATAATATATAATTTATTATATGAATAAAGGTTATTTATAATTATTCATTATTATGAATAGTAAAAAGGTTCTCAATAAAAAATATAATTTTCTAGAAAAAATCGGCCATGGTAATTTTGGTTCAGTATACAAAGGAATAAATCAAAAAAATGGAGAACATGTTGCTATAAAATCAGAAAACAGAAATTCTCCTATTAAACTATTGAAAAACGAAACCTCTATTTTAAAATATTTATATGATTATGGTTCTCGAATTACCCCGATTGTTTATTGGTTTGGTGTAGATAATGAATTTAATTACTTAATTATGTCATACTACGAAATATCTCTTTACGATTATTGTAATCAAAATTCACTTTCAATAGATAAAATTAATAAAATTATGTATGCTAGTATAGATATTTTGGAAACGATTCATAAAAATTACATTATTCATTGTGACATAAAACCTCAAAATTTTATGATATCTAATGAGGAACTTTTTTTAATTGATTTTGGGTTTTCCAGATTTTTTATTGATGAAAATAAAAAACCTCTTTGTGATTTAGGTTCTCAAAATATAATTGGTACTCCTAAATATGTAAGTTATAATATTCATAATGGTAACATGCCATCTTGTAGAGATGATCTAATATCGCTAGGTTATATTTATTTATACTTATGTTGTAGAGAACTTCCTTGGGATAATCTAAAAATAAATAATACAACTTTTGAATACGATGACCTACATATTTTAAATTTTAAAAATCAACAACGCAAAAATTTAAAAGAGTGGGAGAACCTGGAAAAAATATGTTTACAAGTTAATGAAAAAATACACAAATTTTTGAACTATTGCTACTTGTTAAAATATGATAGCACTCCTGAATATACAATATTAAAAACCCTTTTTACGTAATAGAATTAGGTGTATTTATTACTGTTTTAGGTGTTGAATCCAATGGTAATATATTCCATGATCCTAAAGAAATTGATATAAACAACGATACAATCAATAAAATGATAGATGATAATTTATTAAAACTAACCGATGGTTTCATTATATATTATCTAGTTACAAATAAATTATTTACAAAAACAAATATAAAAACAATACATGATATAGTGTATAGTCTAATATAAGATAGATGAGCACCGAGCAAGACACTACAATCGCCATGGATTCCAACCGCCTTTTGGGTCAAGTTAAGTGGTTTAATAACAAGGCGGGTTATGGATTTATTACCGTAAACGATGGCGAATATTCTGGAAAGGATATTTTTATTCATTATTCCGCAATTCGAGTTACTAATTCTCAATACAAGTATTTGGTACAAGGAGAATATGTTGAGTTTACTCTAATTAAGTCAAATAGCGACACTCATGAATATCAAGCTACGGATATTTCTGGAGTTAAGGGTGGATCGTTAATGTGTGAGACACGTCGCATCAACAGACCAGTTAGAGAGGGTGGTGATTCTTCTGAAGCACCTGTTCGCGTGGAAAGACCTCAACGTAAATACAAGTCTACTGGACCTCCTTCTACCCCTACTCCTAGAAAGACAGCTGAAGCAGGTGGCGAGTTTGTTACTGTTAGACGTCGTCGTCCAATGGGAACACGTGCTCCTCGCAAGGAGACCAAGCCAGATACCCAATCCTAAACCAGTTAGTAATAAATATTCATCTATAAATAAAAAGAACCCATAAAAATGAAATGAATTAAAAATTTTATAAAGAAATGATTTCTTTATAAAATAACAATTAATTGCAATATTTTCTATTTTTTAATGTTTTTTTATTAGGTTTTGTTTTTTGTTTTATACTATTTTTTTTTATATTTTTACGTTTTCCTCCTTTATGTTCTAAAGTAGGCGATCTATCTGATTGTAAAAAGGTTTGAATCTCATGTTCAAATTCTTTTTTTAAATCATCTTCTAATTGTATAGTAGTAGTTTTTTCTCTAGTTATATCAAATATTTGATCAATATTGTTTTCAGAATAATTAGCTGTTAACCAATCATACAAAAATGTATATAATTCAGTATTATTGATACGTTGTAAATGAAAAAGCGTTACTAGAATATAGAATAGTTTTTTCTTAATATCTGAATATTTCTCTTGGTCAATATTTGCAAGATCATCAATTATTTTAATATTTTTATCTTTAAAATAAATATTTCCACAATTTGGATCTGGTTGAATTAAATTTAATTTTCCTAATTCCAAATAAGCATTTAACAATATTAATTGTTGGTTTTTGTCTAGTTGAATATCACATATTTTATTTCCTTCAACCAATTCTAATAGAAAAACATATCCATCAGAATTTATATAACTGGCATATAATTTTGGTGTCAATCCACTTTCTCCTGCTTTCCTATAAATATCTACTATGTTGTTTATTTTCATTTTAAAAAAATCAGATTTATTAGCACCCCTAGGAATTTGCATAATTGGTATTCCTGCAAATACCAATGCAGCATCGATAGGGGCATTCGAAATTCCTGATAAAACATTAACACGCAATGCCATTTTATCATTACCTTTTCCTAATTTGTTATTGTTCTGTATTAAAATATCATTTATTTTAAAAGGCTGTTTGTATTTTAAAATACTATTTTTAAAATTAGCCCCTTCTGTTTTACCAATTGAAATTATTTCATCAATTGTTTTTGGTTCATCAACTGTTTTTGGTTTAATAAATAATCCTTTAACCCTTGTAAATATATTCATATACATATACTAATATAATTTTCTATTACGAACCTAGGTTCCCCTCGTGAAATGATTTTAATTCATCCATTTTTTTATTAAAATGTATAGAAATCAATAACTTACTATCTCTTGGATATTTTGCTATTATTTCTGTATCGCCATATTGATGAAATCCCGGGCAATGTATTCGTCTAACGCCTTTCTGATCACTAGCAAAATAAAAAAGATAAGCTAACCATAAATCATATCCATATTTCATACCATCTATAATGTTGTTTTTTTCTGATAAATATATCATTCGAAGATAATTTTCTATACCTGATTTTGAAAAAACAATACCTGGACCGCCTGAAAACCATGAATTATAATCTAATTTTTTTTGAAATGCTATTTCTGGTAATTCATTTACATAAGGTATCCAATTTAAACAGTCGCCAATCATATAACTATCACGTTCATCAAAATATTCTAAATATTCTGTTAATTTATCCACGAACAAATAGGCATCGTCATCCATTAACATAAACCAGTCATAATCACTATATTTATTTAAATATAATTCAAATATTTTTGTTATGATAATTGGATCAAATCCTCTACGATATGGTCCTAAATAAATAAAATTGTCTTCCTTACATAAAGGATCATCTGTAACATAAATTATATTTGCCCTATCTTTTGCCCATGTTTCTTTAATAACTTTTGCCCTTTCTTCATACAATGCTTTGCATGTATGAACAAAAATAATTATTTTTTTATTACTCATTATTTATTATAATAAAGATTATAATAAATAAAAAATTACGAATATTATTTAATAGTAGGCATTACCTTTTTATCTAAAACTACTTCTTTCAATACATTTCTAATAATCTTTTCATCCATTTTTTCTTGTTCATCATCAAACTCCGATCCTAGAGAACTTAATGATATTTGCATAAATTGTTTATTTTGTGGTGTGTCTAAATAACGAAAATCGGGGTTTTCTGCCTGCCATTCGGGTAATATTTTTAAATTTTTTCTAGCGAGTTGTTTTATTACGTTTCTCAATTTTGTCTTTTCGGCATCCTCTTTTTCCCATGTATCCTGATCTTTAATATAAACTGTTTCACGCTTAATATCTGTACAATGCAACGGTCGCATATTTACGTCTAATTGTTTTAATCCCTGTACAAAGATTCTGGTAATTCCTTGAGTAAATCCTAATTTACCGGTTTCTTCTAAATCCTTTACAGTTAATTTTAATGAATTAATAAAATCTGCTATATTTAATGCATCTTTACAGTCTTCGTTCAAAAATACATTTAAATTAAACTGATTATTCATTGTATTGTTATTTGTTGTATTGTTTACTATATTTGTTTGTTTTGATATTTCAATTAACTGCTTTTGAAGTTCTTTGTTTTGTTCTATTAATGTTAATATCATATCATTTGTAATAGATGGTTGTTCGGGTTTTTCTAAAATTTCATTTTTAATATTGTTATTGTTTTGCAGTGTTTCACATTTCTTTTTATGCGTAAAAAGACTTTGGCGATGTGTATATGATTTTCCACATAGGCATTGATAAAATGGCGGCGTTTTTTGTAAGTATCCAACCGATTTTTGGTGTTTACGAGTAGTCTGGTGTCGATCCCAATCACTCATTTTACTGCATTTATAATCACAACTATTGCAATAATATTTCGGCGTTTTTTCCAGTTTTGAAGCGTCAGTAACCATTGTCAGTATAATATACTTACACATTTTTCGCCTAAATACTTTTCCGTAAAAGTATTTATTTTCTTATGCAGTGCAATTTTGCATCATTTTTTTGGTATTTAAAGCAGAATGGTAACAAACCATATTTTTATACCCCCTTTTTAGAAACTATTTTCAGAAAATAAAAAATGGACATTTATTTTTGTCCATTTTTAAAAATCGTCCCGACTTTTTTTCTGGGGTTTTCTAAGAATTAAATAATTTTATAAAAATATGTAAAAAAGGAGTTACCTCCAATTTTTTAGGTTTTTCAAATAATAATTTTATTTATGGTTTTATCAAGGGATATTTTTATTCAAATTTAAGCAACCAGCATTTTCTGCTGGCAGGAGACTTTCCAACATTTTCTTCTATTTTTTCTTTTAGAGAATCGTAATTAGCGACGTTTTGAGCCTTGAGATACCACTTTCCATTACCATCCTTAATGATAATGGAACATTTGTTTTCGGTTGCAATTGCCAGAATTTCATAGAAGGTTTTTTCCTTATCGAATCCCAATGATTCGACTCTGTTAACTCCCCCATAATCACATGCGTTATACATATTCATTGATTGTAGCATTTTGGTTGTAATGTTGTGTATTTAGTTAATTAAATATAAGAATAATTATATTCAATTTTTTATTGATTTTCTGGCAAAAATATTCGATGATGAATGTTTATAATTATGGGTATCAATGCCCTGTGTTGAAATTACGTTTTCAGGGCGTAAAGCCCAATCATTTCCTATAATATCCATTTTTAGTATATTCGTTCTTTCAATTATTCTTTTTTTAGATAATTCTTCTGTATCGACTTCATATTCTATGTATGCTTCTGTCATTCCAAATGTAGGATCAAATTGTAATTTTTTACCATCCAGTCCTTGAAAATAAAGAGTAATATCTGGGTCGTATGGCCTACCGTGTTTTTGTATTTCGACCAATTTACCTAGTGTTTCTGCGTCCTTTAGATACTTATTATCAATTATTCCTCTTCTAACATCAGTCATACGTATTCCATTACGAAATGTAATTAATTTATAATATTTCCCAATAACGATTTCATGTAGTAAATAAATTCTGGTAGTCATTTAAGTATACTATTATTGTATAAATGTCTTTATTTTTATTATCTATATATATTCCAGATGACTTATTTAAAATTAGAAACATTTTTAAATATATTTTCAAATAAAAAAAAGCAAACATTTCATGAATTCTTAAATTCTTCAAGAGTACGCAGTGGAAAAAACTTACGAAACCTAAAAGAATATGTAAAAGAAAAAAACATTGATATGTCAGACATAAAACTAATATTCGAGAACATTCAAAATAGAAATGAATATTTAACGCGGTTTTTTAATCTTTCAATGATGGTTCATGCAGACAAAGTAGATATGAATGCAATGGAACCTATGAAAAATAAACATATGAATAATAATGAAGAAATACTTTTTAAAAATCCAATAAGAAATATGCATTATAGGGATATTTTGAAAAATACAAAATCAGGAATCGAGAACGTGCCAACATATATGGATGTGTTGACTGATCTTTATGTAAATAATATAATTGATTACAAAATATTAACACCAAGTTCTCGGTTTTATATAAGAAATGGAAGAATAGGTAGTGTATTTTCATCCTATTATTTTAGGGCTTCAATAATGAACCCATATTTAGTATATTCATTGAATAAATCTGTGTTGCACGGCTCTCGAATATTTACACCAACATTAGGATGGACATCTTATTGCTACGGCTTCTTAGAATGCGATGAGGTTACAGAATACGTAGGTACGGATGTTATTCCTAGCGTCTGTATAAAAACAGCCAAATTTGCAAGGGCTCGATATCCTAATAAAAAGGTGGATATTTATTGTAAACCATCAGAAGAATTAGCCAAGTCTCGAGCATTTTTAAATAAATATAGAGGGTATTTTGATGTTGTGTTTTTTAGCCCACCTTATTATAAATTAGAGACCTATAAGGGTGGTGAACAAAGTACTGAAAAATATAAAACATACGAAGAATGGTTGAAAGGATATTGGGAAGAAACAATAAAATTATGCCATTATGTTCTCCAAAAAGATGGAAAATTATGTTATATTTTATCTGGTTATGGTTCCGAGAACACAAAAGAGGAGTATGATTTATTGAAAGATATGAATATAATAACCAAGAAATATTTCAAATTAAAATCAACTCAACCAATGTATAATAAAAATGTCCATGTTACAGAGCATAAGGAACCTAGTGAAAAAATAATGATATTTACAAGGGGAACCTTCGGAAACCCTTAATCTCTATTTGTGCATAAATATATTTATCCACGAATCGAGATTAAAATATTTTTATATAATATATGTCAGCATTTATTAGCACACAAACTGATATTGATGGTATTAATATTGATGGAATTAATTTCAGAATAAATAAAATTGGTTATTCAAAAATTGGTAATTCAGAAAAGACAGGGCTATATAAAACTGTTGAAATCATTTCTCATGGAGAAGAAGAAGGAACTTATACTTTTAAAGTTTATGCTTCAAATAGTGAATTAGGTATGTGGCGTTATTGTTTTATATACTCTAATTTATTTTATAAGGGTAACCCAAATAAAAAATTTAAAGATGGAAAATTAACATATACTCCAGATTATACCCAGACAACTCTTATTCATTTAGATTTGCAGAAGTATATTAATAATTATATTAAAAATAAAGAATTTATAACAGAATTACCTTCGTGTATATCTGCGGATAGATGGTGTAATATTTCGCCAGATAGACCAAAAAAGTCAAGACCAAAAGGGTTTGAGAATTGTGACATAAGTTCGGGAAAAAGACAAATACTTGAAGAGCCATTTTCAAGATGGCAATCTTTTTTAGAATGTGGACATACTGAACATATCAGTATCTATAGATTTTACATATTAAAGGACAGAATTAAAAAAGATTTTATTAGTCTTAATAAAAAAAATAAGATAAAATATGAAAATAATCCAACTGGAATAAATAAAGCAATTTCTGATGAATTTGAATCATTGTATAATTTAGAAAGTATTGAAATAATAGATGAAGATTACGAAAACAATTTTAGGGGGGTTATAAATTCAAACGGCATGATTGTAAAAGCAGTATTGATTCGAAAAACGCCAATTGAAGGAGGAAAAACAAATACGGTTTATTTATATTTTTTGGTTGTTAAATTAGATAAAGTTAATAGTAAAAATCCTGACGATCTTTTAGAAAAGATATGTTCTAGAGAAAGTCATTTTATGCCTATTTTATTAACAGTTCCGGAAGCAAAATGTAATTTTATGGGATTATATGACCAATATATACCTAGTGGCTCGTTTATGTGTAAGTTATTTGATTATAATAAACAATCTACAAAAGAAGAGAGGAGTTTAGGACAGGTAGATTATTATAGTTATATAGGAGATAGATACAATGGTATTTTTCCATACAAAAATATAAACGTAAATTTATGTAGTATTCCTCCTACAATTAATATAATAGGTGCATCAAGTGCATTAGGTGGGCAAAAACCCAGAACATATAAAAAAAATGTAAAAAAACCACATAAAAAAAATATTACAAGGCGAAAATAAAGTATTTATCCGTAATCTAAAATTAGAATTTGTATTTTTAAGGTCTATCCGTGTTTTTTTATCCATTTGGATACAAAAGACAGGATAACCCATATCCTATTCGTTCATAAATACATTTATGCACGAATAGAGATTAAAATATTAGTAATGTAATTAAAAAATGTAATTACAATATAAATGAAAACATCCATACTCTTATTAACATTGTTTAGTGCATTCTTATGGGGAATATCACCATTAATAACTAAACATTTGTTAACCAAATATGATCGTTATACTATTATGGTATTATGTTCGGTGATATACTTATCCTGTTTATTGTTAGGAATGCCGTATTACAATAAGAGTTTCTTAAAAGATATAACTAGGTTATCAAAGAATGATATATTATTGTTATTATTTGAAGGAATTTTCGTATTGTTTTTAGCAAATCTTATTTATTATTATGTCTTAAAGGATAATTCTTCATCTATTGTTGTTGCAATAGAAAGTTGCGGACCCTTATTTACATTATTGTTTGCCTGCTTTTTATTAAATGAAAAAATAACAGTTAATGGCATTGTCGGTATTGTTTTAATTGTTCTAGGTATAATATGCATTTCATACAATGACATAAATATTAATTTATTCGAAACCTTTTTTAATAGAGAGTAATATGATTAGCGGTAGTTTTTATCTTTAGTAGCAATTTCATTCGAGAATTGAATAAGTTTAGAGGAATATGTTTTGCTAATTTCTCGTAAACACTCATTTGAATAATCAACGATAGGATCGATCTCTTCCAATATAGCCATGCTCCAATCACAAGTACCATTACGAGTATTTTGATTAAGGTTTTGTTGAAATCTAAATATAATATCAGTAACTGTAGTTAACAAGATATCCAAAACATTATGAATTTCAGTATATTTGTCTATTTTTTTCTGTGTACGTTGAAGAGTAATTTTAAATTCTTTTTCGGTTATTCTATTACGTAGATATCTAATCCTTATTTCTTCATTTCGACGAACTCTATCTCCCGGTGAATAACTGGGAATTGTATAATAACGTAAATGCAATGTGTTTCTGATAATCTTATTCAATAAACTATCGCATGCTTTTGATAATGGATTTCTGCGATTGCTAGTATGATCAAGAAGATGTCTTATTTCGGTATAGATATGATGTGTAAGCTCATTTCTGCAAGGAATATCTCCTGGATTACGCGGAACTTCATTACCATTTCGACGTAACCATTCAAAATAATGGGGGTTATGAACAACACTTTCAATCCTTCCTGTACGCCAATTGAATGCTGTATGGCATTGAGTGCACCACATATTATCGCAACCATCTATCTTAAAAATACCAGTTCTGCATTTTGGACAAGGCTTTGTATCGTTTGCCAATAATCTGGCGGTTGCTACATTATCCGGGTTACATTCATGAGCAATATCTCGATCTAATCCTTTAATCTCATGACAATCAGGACATGCCCATTTTTGACAAAGCCCACATTTCCATTGTGTACTCAGAAAACCACGACATTCTTCGTCAGGGCAAGCTCTTACAAATTCAGCTCGTTCAAGAGGTTCAGTTCGGTTTTGTAGTCTTCGTAGTCTTGCTTGTTTTTCGCGTTTTTTAGCATTCAATTCACGTATTTTATCATACAATTTTTTTAATGTTTCTTCATATTCTTCTATTTTAATTTGTCGTTCAACGAGTGGTTGTGTAGCAGGAAGAAGAGAACGCTCGTTGTCAAATAATAATTGTTCCTGATGTTTTTTAAGTTTACCGTTAATAAAGGTCGCTGTGAATACTGATTTTATGAACTGTCTTGTCCATTCACGACCGCATGAAGAATTCATACATTTTACCGAGCTCTCTCCAAGAACATAAGTTTCACAACAAGATTTACAAGCATCAAATCCACAATAAGGACATGCTATTAGCTTACGGGTAGATTGGTTAATATTGTAGTCGCAAATTTGGCATACAGTAGTCATATTAGTATATTATATATTAGTTGTCTGATATAATATTGTTGTCGTTATAAAATCAATTTTTTAGGGGAACCCATGG